CAAATAGACGAAAAAGATATAATCCCTAACACAATAACTTATTCGGGAGAAACATTTAAAACAGATGTGGTTGAATTAGAAATAAAACCATTAAATTGTCCTGTTGATTTTTATGATTGGCAAGTTATAGCACCATCTAATAGAAATAAAATAAGACCACTTAAATGTGGTATATCAGTTACAAATTATAGTGATTTAAGTGGATTTGTAGGTACACTAGGATTTTTAGCGGTAGATAACGATACTAATTCATTAGTTGGGGTATCAAATAACCATGTTTTAGTTTCCGATGCATTTATAAATGTACAAAAAAGTTCTACAGGATCAATATCATCAATACTTAATGATTTTGTAACACAACCAAATGAGGTCGGTAATTCCGGTCTAAATAATTCAATTGGTATTGTAAAAAAATACAAAACAATTTCTGGTGGTACATTAAATTACGCGGACGTTGCATTAACAACAATTAATTCATCCGATATAGATGTGAACACATCTTATTTAATGGAGGGTGTGACAGGATGGACTCAACCATTAGAGTTTGCGAGTTCATCTGAAATAGATGGTTTGTTAACAAATAAAAATAATTTATTTAGTGCAGGAAGAACAACAGGATCTAAAGGTGAGGGTGAAATGAAGTTATTAACAAATTCATACCCCGTAACAATAAATATTAACTATCTAAAACAAGGAAATAATACAACAATACAATTTGGTAGGTGTATACAATTTGTTGCGAGTGCAAGTACTACACCAAACGGTACCATATGTGCATTCCCAATAAATGGTGGAGATTCTGGATCTGCTCTTGTTGCAGATTTCTCGGGAACAAGAAAAATTGTCGGTTTAGTTTTTGCGGGAGGATTACTTAGTGGTGTAACGTATTATGGTTACGCAAATAGAATAGATGATGTTGCAGATTCCATAAATATATCACCGTGGACAGGTCAAACCGTAAACTATTCAAATACGGGTGTAACTGAAACACATATTGTTTTGGGTAAAAGTTCTGATGAAAAAATTATTTTATCGGGGAAAACTTTTTGGCAGGTGGGAACTATAGATTAAAATTTGTTTATTTTTAAATCAAAATAATATATATTTAATAAAAAACATAATAACGACATATTTATAAATAAAAAAGATCATGGCTAATACTAAAATAAGTCAATTACCTTTATTTACAGGAGACACAACAGGTTCTTATGTAATAATGAATAATAGTGGAGAAACTGAAACTTTCAAAGTTACTAAATCTGTTTTCTTAGATAGTGGGGCCGCCGCATTTTCTTGGGAGAATATTGCTGGGTCTGGCTACGCAAACTTAACAAACGCAACCGAAAATTATCCAAGATGGAATACAACCATTTTTAATAGTAATACTGGTATTTTTGAATTGGTAAACTCGGGTCAAACGGGTAATACCGGAGCTAGAATACACTTTAAAGAACCGGGGTATTATGAAATAATCTCAAGTGTACATATTTTCGATTTATTCAACAATATTGATGTGACAGTTAGATTAAACAGTTCAACCACATCAAATGGTTCAATGACAGTAGGTACGATGATTTCAGACTTTAAAAGTGCTGAAACAACTGCGGATCAAATAATATATGGAAATATAATTATTCAAGTAACGACACCAACATTTTATACCGTATCTATAAATCCTTCAACAAACACACCATTCCCATCGTCAACCAATGATTCACCAACAAGGTTATTTATCAAAAAATTGGCAATATAAATTATAATTTAATATTCACAATTATTTAAATTCTCGTATTTTTTGAAAAAAAGATATGAGAATTTTTGTGCAAATTGCATCCTACAGAGACCCTCAATTAATTCCAACAATAAAAAACATGTTGGAAAATTCAAAATTTCCTGAAAATTTACGTTTAAGTATTGCGAGACAATACCATGTAGACGATAATTTTGACGATCTATCTGAATTTAAAACAGATGAAAGATTTAAAGTAATTGATATTCCGTATACAGAATCAAAAGGTGTTTGTTGGGCTAGAAATTTAACACAACAACAATATGATGGGGAAGAGTATACATTACAAATAGATTCCCATATGCGTTTTGAAAAAGACTGGGATGAGATGTTAATCGGAATGATTAAACAATTACAGGATAAAGGACATAAAAAACCACTATTAACAGGATATGTATCATCATTTGATCCAGATAATGACCCAAATGGTAGAGTTAAAGATCCTTGGAGAATGGTTTTTGATAGGTTTATACCAGAGGGAGCGGTGTTTTTTTTACCTGAAACAATTCCTGGTTGGAGAGATTTAAATGAACCGATACCTGCTAGATTTTATTCTGCACATTTTTGTTTTACTTTGGGTTCGTTTTCTAAAGAAGTTCAACATGATCCTGAATTTTATTTTCACGGTGAGGAAATATCAATTGCCGCAAGGGCATATACACATGGATATGATTTATTTCACCCACATAGAGTTGTTATTTGGCACGAATATACAAGAAAGGGTAGAACAAAACAATGGGATGATGATAGGTCTTGGGTAGATAAAAATAAAAGGTCCCATCTAAAAAACAGAAGATTGTTTGGTATGGATGGTGAAATTTTTAATTCGGAAGAATTTGGAATATATGGGTTTGGTAATGAAAGAACATTAAGAGATTATGAAAAGTATACCGGATTATTATTTAGTGAAAGATCAGTACAACAACACACATTAGATAAAAAATATCCACCAAACCCATACGAATTTGATAATGAAGAAGATTGGAAGAAAAGTTTTGCAAAAATATTTAAACATTGTATAGATATAAATTACAATCAGGTTCCTGAAAAAGATTACGATTTTTGGGTAGTGGCATTTCACAATGACAAAGACGAAACAATATTTAGAAAAGATGCCGATAAATCTGAAATAAATAGAATGTTAAATGATCCTGATAAATATTGTAAAATTTGGAGGGAATTTCAGACTTCACATAAACCAAAATATTGGGTTGTTTGGCCACATAGTGAATCAAAAGGTTGGTGTGAAAGGATAACAGGACAATTAAATTAATAATTATATGCCAGGAAATTGGGGATACTTATCCACAGAAATTAAAGAATACTTATGTGAAAACTATGATGACTCTTGTTCAATATTAGATATTGGTTGTGGTCATGGTTTTTATTATAAATTATTAAATCATCATTTTAAAAAGTTTGATGCGGTTGAAATATGGGAACCATACATAAAAGAATATGATTTAGAAAAAATGTATGATAATGTATTCAATATTAATATATTAGATTTTAATTTTGATCATTATGATATAATAATCATGGGAGATATATTAGAACATTTATCTAGAGAGGACGGAATAAAGTTATTACATAAATTAAAAGATAAATGTAATGAATTAATAGTCGTAGTTCCTTATTATTTACCCCAAAATGAAGTATTTGGAAACAAATACGAAATACACTTACAACCAGATTTAGATGATGAAATTATGTCAACATTTTATCCAATGTTAGAATTAATTGAATATAAAAATTTTAACTACAAAAAAAGAATTGACGTGGGTGATAAAACATATTATTATTGTGCATTTAAAAAGAAAAAACAATTATGAAAATTGCATTAACAACTTTAAGTTTTGGTAAAAATTATACAAAAGACTATACATGTAGGATGATAGAAGATGTATTGAGACTTAGTAATATAGACTTTTATATCACAACAGACTGTGAAGATATAATTAAAGAAAAATTTGGTGACAATGAAAGAATTAAGATAAATAAAATGAATAGGGATGATGTTAAAATCAGAATACCTATTGGTGAAAATAAATTGAGTAATGATTTTAATTTTAATATGAGATACCTATCTCTAATTCCTGTTATGGATTTAGACGACACAATAGTAATTTTTACAGATTGTGATAATTCTTTTGATTGGTGGGATGAAAATATGGTATTAGATTTTACTAAAGAAAAGTTAGATCAAGGATATGACTTTTTTGGTCCGAGAACCGATTATCGTTGGGGGGACTTCATAAAGGATTATAATGAAAAAAATAAAAGAGATCATGGTATTTTTTGGCACAAAATATATAACTATGATTTAGATAAAAATCAAAAATCAGAATGGGACGATGCATCATTGCCGGCAGAATATTTATTAATTTTTGTAAATAGAGACAAAAAATTAAGAAAAATGGTAGATCAATGGAAATGGTTTCATGATTATTTAGTAAATAAAGATTTTTCTTATGGTACATGGGCGGAAGGGTTTGAAATTGGTGTTTCCGCATTAGTTGCTGGATTTAAACCATTTGATATTGGTTGGCATCATTTTGTTTGGGGTAAAGTTTTTACCGCGAATGGTTATAAAGTAGGTCCAAGAGCATTAGTACAACACGCAACAGAAAGATAAAATGAAAGTAGAAATAGGATATCAACATCCTCACACAAGGTGGTCTGTTTTTCATGTTTTTAAAAAGTTACATGAAAAAATAAAAGAAAAATTTAATTATTTTGAATTTGATTATATTGAATTTGGTTCTAAATATAATGGTGAACCCGGTGGTATATATTCACCACATTTAATGACAATAAAAAATAAAGATACTGAAAAATATTTTGTCATATCATATTGGGACCATATGATAGATTTAACGTATTCAGTACATGGTTGGAAATTTGATTTATGTAAAGGGATAATATCTTCTTGTGGTAATAAATACAATATAGATAATATACCTTCTTCTTATTTGTGTTATGATTTAATATTTGATGAAATACATAACACGGCAAAACATATGTCAGAAAAAGAAAATAATGATTTGATGTTTAGAGGATATTTGTATGGTGATAGATTAAATCTAAAAAATCATGGTATTTTAAATATTACAGATAAAAAAAATTTTCCAATAGAGAATTATTTCAACGAATTAACAAACAATAGGATTAATTTATCTTTAAATGGTGCCGCCGAAATTTGTAATCGCGACATGGAGATCTTAAGTTCAAGATCAGTATTATTACGTCCTTTATTATCCCAAAAATTTCATAATGATTTAGTGCCAGATTATCATTATATTTCTTTTGAATATAATTCAAATCCAAAAATACAAACAGAAATAATTTTAGATAAATTTAATTCAATTAAAGATGATATTGAATTGTTAACTTTTATATCTGAAAATGGGTATAAATGGTTTAAAGAAAATGGAACGGTAGAATCTAATGTCAATATATTAAATGAAATATTAAATGAAAATAAAATAAAAGAACTTTTGTAAAATGAGAGAAATTTATAAGTTAATTAATAATTTTAAGATAGATAAAAAATTTTGGGACTTTGATAATTTAACAGGTGATGATCACGTAAATTTTAGATCTAAATCCGCACCATATCTAAAATTAGGTATATTATTAGGAAAAAAACTAGATTTAAAAACAGTGGTTGAGATTGGTAGCTCAAGATATTCTGTCACACAAAAATGTATTGATTATTTCAATTTAGAACCAAATCCTTTGGTATCTCCACCATGTTGTAGTGACGGACATTCAACTTTTTTTTGGTCAAAATATGGTTTTGATGTTCACACTGTAGATATTGATGAAAATTGTAAAACATCAATATCTTGGTCATATTCAAATATTGGGGAACAACAGCCAGATAACTTAAATGTACACATCCCAAATGACGGAATATCATTCTTAAAAAATTTCGATAAAAAAATAGATATTCTTTTTTTAGATGGTTGGGATAAGGGTACTCCACAATATGCAGAAAAACATTTAGAAGCATTTTTAGCGGCAAAAGATAAATTATCTGATGTTCATTTAATTATTATTGATGATACTGATTTCATTACAGAAGATGGAGGTAAAGACAAACTATTAACACCGCATCTAATAGAGAATGGTTATATACCTCTTGTAAATGGTAGACAAACAATTTTAATAAACACAACAAATGTTAAAACATTAGAGTCCGATTTTAATTTTATAGAAAATAAAGAAATCATTTTAGAAAACTTAGATATCACAAAGATTGAATTAAAAAATAAACCTAAAGTTATTTTAACATTATCTACTATACCATCTAGATTAAATGAAACAAGACAGGATTGGGGGGTTAAATCGGTTATAGAGAGATTAACCACTCTATCTTATGAGAATTATGAAATACATTTTAATATTCCATATATAAATGTTAAGACAGGTGAAGAATATATTATACCTGAGTGGTTATTAGAAATGGAAAGAACTGTAGAAAAACTAAAAATTTTTAGATGTGATGATTATGGTTCAATAACAAAGATTGTTCCGACACTTAAAAGAATTTTAGATCCAAATCAGATAATAATAATTGTAGATGATGATATAAATTATATGGATTATTTTATTGAATATCATTTAATGAAAAAAGAAATATATCCAGATACTGCTTTAGGTTTTGCGGGAATAAGTTCATATGACAATACGTGTCATTTATGTACAACATTAAATAAAGATACGAGTGTTAGAATTCTTGAGGGATATAAAACAGTATCAGTAGAAAGAAGATTTTTTACCGAAGATTTTTTTACTGATTTTGTTGGTAAATCATGGAGTGATGATATTGTAATTTCCGCACATTTAGGTAAAAACAAAATAAAAAGAATAGTGATGAATTATATAAATGACAGGAAATTTAATCCTGTTGTTGAATCGTTTCCAATTATAAGTGCAGTACCAAACGAAAAAGGTGGTTGTAATCTTTTTAGATCAGAAAACATTGATGATAATAAAAATTATTTTTATAAATTAGGGTATTTCAATTAAAAAAAATATTATGAGTTTAGTTAGAGAAAAAATATTAAATTTTGATAACGTTCGTGTAGACGCATCTATAATTTCTTTTTCACAGATAGAATTATTGGTTGATTTATTATTACACACAATAGAAGATAATGTTGATGGTGATGTCGTTGAATTAGGATGTTACGTTGGTGAATCAAGTAAATACTTGATGAAAACATTAATAGAGACCTCATCAAATAAAAATTTATATGTATATGATTCTTTTGAGGGGTTACCGGAGTTGTCAGAAATAGAAAAAAATACGGGATGGAGAGCAGGGACATTAAAAACAACACAACAAGTGTTAATTCAAAATTTTCAAAAAAATAATCTTCCAATCCCAATAATAAATAAAAATTGGTTTAAAGATATACCTGAAGATAATCTACCTGAAAAAATTTCTTTCGCATTTTTAGATGGTGATTTTTATACTTCAATATACGATAGTTTGGAAAAAATTTGGGATAGGGTTTCGGATGGTGGTTATATATGTTTTCATGATTATAACAGACATGACTTACCTGGTGTAAAATTGGCAATAGATGATTTTCTTAAAAGTAAAAATGTTGACAATACAACAAAAGAAATAGTTGAACATGTTGGTGTGTATAGAAAAAATAGAAAAATGGATGAAAACTACTTTGTTAAAAATGGTGGTGTTACATTAGTAACAGGTTTGTGGGATTTAGGACGATCTAATTTAACTGAAGGATGGTCAAGATCTTATGATCACTACTTAGATAAATTTTCTAAATTATTAGAAATAAAAGAAAATTTAATTGTTTTTGGTGATGAAGAATTACAAAAATTTGTTTTTTCAAAAAGAAGTGGTAAAAACACTCAATTTATTTTAAGAGATTTATCTTGGTTCAAGAATAACGAATTTTTCGATAAGATTCAAAAAATAAGAAATAATCCAAATTGGTTTAACCAAGTAGGTTGGTTGAAAGATTCAACACAGGCAAAATTAGAGTTGTATAATCCATTAGTGATGTCTAAAGTTTTTTTATTACACGATGCAAAAATTTTAGATAAATTTAATTCTGAATATTTGTTTTGGATTGATGCGGGTTTAGCGAATACTGTTCATATGGGTTATTTTACACACGATAATGTTTTAGAAAAACTACCAAAATATGTTAATAATTTTCATTTTATTTGTTTCCCATATGAAACAACAACAGAAATACATGGATTTGAAATTTCTGAAATGAATAATTATTCAGGATCAAAAGTTAATAAAGTGGCTAGAGGTGGGTTTTTTGGTGGATTAAAAGAAAGTATAAGTGAAATAAACTCGATTTATTATGGATTATTACAAGAAACATTAAATAATAATTTAATGGGGACAGAAGAGAGTATTTTCACAATTATGACTTACAAATACCCTCAATCAATAACATATTCAGAAATAAATGGTAATGGATTAGTTTCTAAATTTTTTGAGGATTTAAAAAATGATAATTTAGTTGTTAAATCTGAAAAAATAACACACATTGCAGATGATGAAACAGTAATAGAAAATGATTTGGATATTAATAAAGTTTCACTATATGTAATAACATTCAATAGTCCAAATCAATTTGAGACACTTCTAAAATCAATGGAAGAATATGATATAAACTATATTAAAAAGACAAAAAAATATTTGTTAGATAATTCTACCGATTCATCAACAACACCAAAATATATCGAATTATGTGAAAAGTATGGATTTGAACACATAAAAAAAGATAATTTAGGAATTTGTGGTGGAAGACAATGGATTGCAGAACATTTCGATGAAAGTGATAGTGATTACATGTTATTTTTTGAAGACGATATGTTTTTTTATCCTAAAGAAGGTGAGGTTTGTAGAAATGGATTCAATAGATACGTAAAAGATTTATTTAAAAAGTCACTTAAAATTACACATAAAAATAATTTTGATTTTTTAAAATTAAACTATAGTGAATTTTTTGGAGATAACGGTACTCAATGGTCATGGTACAATGTACCACAAAATATAAGAGAAAAGTTCTGGCCAAACAAGAGAAATTTACCTAAAATAGGGTTAGATCCCAATGCCCCCAGAACTAATTTTAAAAATATTTTCACATCAGAAAATCTTTCATATGTAACTGGTGAAGTATATTATTGTAATTGGCCACAAATTGTTAGTAAAACAGGTAATAAAAACATTATTGTTATTAACCCCAACAGAACACAATAGATTTGATTTTTATGATGGTAAATTAAGAAAAGAATCCTAGTTTGAATATTTATTGTAAAAGAATAAATGGAGTTTAATATCAGACAGGGAGCCACAGAACCTATTTTAAAGTTAAGATTGATTGATGACGGAAAAAATGATAAGTCATCTTTCAATGATATGTTGGAAAGTTGTGACATAACATTTGACATGTTTGATGTAAAAACGGAGGAACCACAAATTTTAAATGGTCAATGTTTATTAACAACAAGAACAAAAAAATACGATCAAACAACTGATGAATATTATATTACTTATAGATTCACGGAAGAAGGTACTTCAGTAAAGGGTAAATTCGAAGGTGTTATCACCATTCAGTTTTTAGACACAAATTCAAATCCCACAACAAAATTAATCGTACCTCTAAAAGAAAAACTTTTTATTAACATTTTTTGATTTAACCTTATTTTTTAATTATATTTATTGATGTTAAGGCAAACTACCGATTTTCGGTAAGCTAATGTGTCACATTTAAAAATATAATAATGAAAGAAGTTATTTCTCAGGAAGTTATCGAGAACTTCCTAAACGGTGCAGATCCCGAAGAGTTTATCGTTGGTGTAGAATACGATTATCCCACAAATAAGATTTATAAAATTATACAAGACCCTCAAAAGGGTAAAATTGTTGTACCCGACACTTTTACTCCATTTTTATGGGTTTCCGATCTAAATGGTTTAAATTTCTACAATAATAGTAAAATGACCCAAAAGAAAAAAATGGGTGAGTTTGGTATTATCATTGAGAAGTTAGAAACCCATGGTAACGAACGATTAGAAAACGGGATGAAGTTTCTCGTTAAAAGTATTAAAGGTTATACCGAATTAATTAATTTCTTTAGATTCGGTGGGTTAAATCCTTGGGGTGATGAAACTAAAAAATATTTTACAATATTATCACCTGTTGAACAATATCTAATTCAAAAGAAAAAAAGATTGTTCAAGGGTATTGATGATTATAGTGGTGTACATAGACTTGTATTCGATATTGAGACAACGGGTCTTGAACCTGAAACCAATAAGATAATCTTAATCGGTATGAAAGATAATCGTGGTTTGGTTAAAACAATCGACGCTTTTGGTGATGATGGTGAAAAAAGATGTATTGAGGAATTTTTTAAAACAATAAGAGAATTAAAACCAACAATAATCGGTGGTTATAATTCTGCATCATTTGACTTCCCTTTTATACTGAAAAGAGCGGAAATACTTGGTGTTAATGTTGATGAATTGACAAGTATTTTAACGTCACAGGGAATGAAAGAAAAAGAGGGAATACTAAAACTCGCCAATGAGATCGAACCGTATACTCAACACGTTATTTGGGGATTTAATATAATCGATATTGCTCATTCTGTAAGAAGAGCACAAGCAATAAATTCTGAGATTAAATCTTGGGGTTTGAAATATATTACGAAATATCTTGAAAAAGAAAAAGAAAATCGTGTATACGTTGATGGTGCATACATTTCTAAAATTTATTTAGACAATGAATTATATTATCTAAATCCAAAAACGGGTAATTACAAAAAAATTGGTGAAAAAGGTACTGAGGGTTTATTAGAGAAATATCCTGGTAAATACGAAATATGGCCAGGTAAAAGAATTGTGGAACAATATTTGGATGATGATCTTTATGAAACAATGATTGTTGATGATTCTTTTAGTCAATCGACATTTTTACTATCTAAATTAGTACCGACAACTTATGAAAGAGTTGCAACAATGGGCACTGCAACATTATGGAAAATAATAATGTTGGCATGGTCTTATGAAAATAATTTGGCAATACCCGAAAAAGATGAAAAAAGAGCAATCACGGGTGGATTGTCAAGATTGTTAAATGTGGGCTATGCAAAGAATATTGTTAAGTTTGACTACGCATCTCTTTATCCATCAATTCAACTTGTATATGATGTATTTCCTGATTGTGATGTTATGGGTGTACAAAAATCAATGTTAAAATATTTCCGTAACATTCGTATCAAATATAAAAGACTTGCCGGTGAACTTGCTAAAACAAATCCTGTTGAATCAGAAATGTACGATAGAAAACAATTACCAATTAAAATATTCATCAACGCATATTTTGGTTCACTGTCGGCGCCACAGGTATTTCCATGGGGTGATATGAATATGGGTGAAACTATTACATGTGTAGGTAGACAATGTCTTCGTATGATGATTATGTTTTTTATGAAGAAAGGATATAAACCTCTTGTTATGGATACTGATGGTGTTAACTTTGAAACACCAGAAGACATTAACGATCACGTTTATATTGGTAAAGGATTAAATGAATTAGTTACAGAAGGAAAAGAATATAAAGGTATTGAAGCGGATACTGCGGAGTTTAACGATATTTTTATGAGGAATGAGATGGGGTTAGATATTGATTATGTTGCTCCGTCCTGTATAAATGTATCGAGGAAAAACTATATCATTAAATTAATTAAGAAAGGTAAAGAAAAAATAAAGTTAACAGGCAATACAATTAAATCAAAAAAATTACAACAATATATTGTTGAGTTTTTAGATGAAGGTTTAAAATATTTGTTAAATGGTGATGGACATTCATTTGTTGAATTATATTATTCGTATGTTGAAAAGATACATAATAAAGAAATTCCATTATCTAAAATAGCGAACAAATCACGTGTAAAACAAAGTGTGGAAGATTATAAAAAACACATAAAGAAAACAACTAAAGCGGGATCATTAATGTCAAGACAGGCGCATATGGAATTAGTTATTCAAAATAACTACCCTGCCGGTTTGGGTGAAACAATATACTATATCAATAATGGTATTAAAAAATCATCTGGTGATGTACAAAAAATAACTAAACCAACTAAAAAACAACAAGAAGAATATCTTAAAAAATATGGTGTGGAAATGCCTAATGATTTTATAGAAGTTAATTGTTACATGGTTTCAGAAAAAGATATTCAGAATAACCCTAACATGACTGGTGATTATAATGTACCTCGTTATCTTAATAATTTCAATAAAAGAATAGAACCATTATTAGTTGTATTTAAACCTGAAATAAGAGAAGATATATTAATAGAAGATCCGAAAGATCGTCAATACTTCACTAAATCACAATGTGAATTGATTAGTGGACATCCATTAAAAGAAGGTGGACAGGATAATTTCAATGAAGTAATGACACTTTCCGATAGTGAAGTATTATTTTGGAATAGGGTTAATCGTGATCCATATTTTATGTATGTGGAAGATAGTCTTAACTTAGTTGACCAACATTGGATAGAACATAATAGAAAAGTGGTTAAACACCAAGAAAATAGTATTATGTCTAATGAAGATGAAATTATAGAAACTAATGGAAACGATTACTCATTTCATTCAGTAGAAAGTTAGATCACATTTATCAAAGATTGGATAGGTCTATATTTCAATGAACCGTTAAGAAATTCCGCTTCGTTTTTCTTTCTTTCCAAAAGTTTATCGGGACGCATTCTTTCTAAACGTGCCATTAATTCTTCAACTAATTTTAATCTTTCATCTTTACCTTCAGTTAACAATGAACTATAATCTAGTTTAACTTCACTATCAGGTACTTTAAGGTCTCCAGAAAATTTACCCCAAATTCTGGCCAATCCTTCTTTACAATATCCAATAAAATATTTTCTAACCCAGTTTTGTGATGGTTTATTTAAATCTTCCCATACTAATGGTTCAGTCATAACATCTGAAGGTAATCTAATAATATCTTTATTTTTTTCTAAACATTCATCTCTATTGTCACCGGCATCATAATACCAATACCAAACTCTTTGACGATTATTCTGTATTGATCCAAAATCAAACTTACCTCCAGGTACATTTAATAAATGTACAATTTTAGTTCCATTTGGACCCGCTGTTATTCTATATGTTAAATCACCACCGATTAATCTGTTTTTAATATTCCTGTCACCCATTCTTAGTAATAAATCAAATGCAGGTAATAAGAAATATGAACCGGCCGCACCTACTTGTGCAAAACCACCAACACCACCAAACGCAACACCACCAAGACCACCAAATCCACCTAAAAATGGGTCAACAATTGAATCTGTTAATGTTGCTCTTGTGTACCATAATAATTCATTTATTTCACGACCAGCAGGGATAACGTATGTTTGTTGATTTCTTTCCAAATCAAAATAATCTTTTTTTAGCTCCCAAGGACCACCCGCTTGTAATCCAACTATTTTAGAGTACGCGTAAGTATATTGAGTTTCATAATCTAAACTTCTGTTTGTGAAAGCTCTGGTTAATGAATTTGTATCGACATCTAAATTAGCTAAAGATGACCATTGTGATTCTATTAACCAATCACTAACATATTGTTCATATTCAGATATGGCCATTTCTAAAAAACTATTCATTTGTTCTTCAGTTAATTCCACACCTCTAACTGGCATACCTAAAAGATGTAGAACTTGTGTAAATAATTTTTCTTTTTCTGATGGTGATATTATAGTTGCTGACATAGATTTCTTATTTTATAATAAATATCTTATATTTGCTTATTATGAATAATAATGTCACTAACATTTTAATGGAGTTTTTACAATTTTGTGGTAAAAACAAAATTGGGTTGTCATTTCAGACTTCAGGATCTAAAAATTATGTTAATCTAAGAGATGATGAAGTTTTGATTAATATATGTGATGATACAGATAAAAATCTTAAAAATATGTTAGAAGAAAAATTTAAAGAATTGAGCTTAAAAGTTCAGTAGTAAAGTTTTCGGAATATTCACCATCACCCATAACTTGATCTATAATACCTTTTTTCTTATTTAGAATATTATATACTATCATTTCTATAGTATTTTCAAATATTGGATAATATACGAGAACACTATTTTTTTGCCCATATCTATATGCCCTATCTTCCGCCTGTGAATGATGAGCGGGTACAAATGATAAATCATTCATAATAACACCTTCCGCCGCAGTCAATGTAATTCCCACACCGCCAGCGACAATATTTGAAATAAAAACCTTTATTTTATCTTCATTTTGAAACCTATCAACACTTTCTTGTCTTTTTATTTTAGACATACGACCATCTAAAATAACTGAATTTTTTTTGTATTTTTCTTGTATCATTTCTAAAGTATTTGTGAAATTTGTAAACACAATTACCTTCTTGTCTTGTTCTAAAAACTTATCAATTAATTCACAAGTGTATGGTACTTTTTCTTGAGCAATAACTTGTCTAACTTTCATTAAACGATTTATTGTAACACTCAAACTTTCTTCTTTTTTGTTTTCTTTACTGATCCTCATAAATTCTTCTAATTCTTCATTATAGAAAGTACTTTTTAGATCTAAGAAAACAGGAGTTATTATTTTTTCAGGTAGATCAAGAATATCTGTTTTCATTCTTCTTAAAACAATATTTTTTGTTCTCTCACGTAATTCATCCAAATTACTAGCTCCACTTGTATTCCAGACTTTTCTATTACCCACCCTAAATTGATAACCTTTACAATATCTGTAAACATAATGTTGCCAATTTAATGTTAATGGTGAATCAACAAGTTTTAGAAGATTATAATAATTTATTGGTCTTGATGTCATAGGAGTACCCGTTAATAACCAAACTTTTGGTATTTTTCCAAGAATATCGTTTAATAATCTTGTTCTTTGTGCTGTATTGTTTGATATATAATGTGCTTCATCAACTATTGCTAAATCGAAACCCGCGTTTTCTAATAATTTATAATCGTCACTATTTTCACCATTTTCTGTTGTGTGATAATTTTTAATAATATCATAATTTATGATATAATAATCAAATGTTGATCCCCATTTACGACCTTCAACAATTAATATTTTTCTATCACTATAATTTTTAATTTCTCTTTCCCAATTTATTTTAAGTGATGCGGGACAAACAATCAGTATTTTTTTTGCTTCAGATTCTAATGAGGCGATCACAGCAGACGTAGTTTTACCCAACCCCATATCATCCGCTAAAATAAATTTATTATTCGCCAATAATTTTTCAATTGCCACTTTCTGATGTTCCATAGGTGGTCTTTTTTCGTATTTAGAATAATCAATAACTCTATCTAATTTTTTTTCTTCTTGTAGTATCGCACCTTTAGGTAACCAAAATGCGTAATTTTGTTCGGTGTCTAAAATTTTACCCCAAATATGATAAGCTTTTTCTGTTTCGCATAATAATTTTTCACACCAAATTTTTTCAGGTACTTTAGGTAATAATTTATCTTCTCTTATTTTTTCACCAAAACTTGGTACTAAATTTAAATATTTTTTAGCGACCTTAGGTTTTATCATATGGTATTTTATTACATAATCGGATTGTGGTCTTGTTAATTTAAAATTTTTTAAATTAATAAATTTATCTTTCCATTCTAATAATTGATTATTATACCCTTCGTAAGTGGATAATATTTCTTTAGCCTCAATTTCTGGTATATTTTTTTGCATATAAACTAATATAGTTAAATAGAATATATTTTTAAACTATTTATTATATTATGGATAATAAATTACCAATTACAAGAATTAATAAGTTCTTTTCACAAGAAGACTATGATTTTAACTTAGATTTAGGTCAAGAATATCTTCATGGTGATTTAAACATGAAACTTGTGGTATATCGTGTGGATAGGGGAAAAACTGATATTGATAATGTATATGCTGAAGTTGGGTCTGATGAAATAAAATTTTTACCTCCTGTTGAAATAAACGCATTAGTTAAAATAGATGAACCAAAAAATACATCATATAAGAGTGGATTAGTTCGTTATAATGAACACGGAAATATTACAATATCAGTTTATATTAGACATTTAGAAGAATTAAAAGTTGATATAAAATATGGTGACTACATTGGTTATCCTGAATCAGAAACCAAAATAAGATATTATATGGTAACAAATGATGGTAGAGTAACATCAGACGGTAAACATAAAATGTATGGTTATAAACCACATTATAGAACAATAACTTGTGCGTATGTACAAGAAGGACAATTTAGAGGAGTATAAAAATGAATGTACGTAAAAAATTCAAAAATAATATTAATGTTTATCTTGGTAAAGAATTATTACCAAGAAGACAAGAATTATTAGATTTTATAACAAAATCAGATCCATATCTCCCTGATAGCATTTTACATGATGATTTAGATAGGGGTATGTTAGATTATGTTGAAAAAAATTTTGTAGTTGTGTCAGATGGTAAAAAAATACCAATAATACCGAGAATCTTAACGATTCAAAGATGGGGTGAATTAACAAATACATGGGAATACGTTGATGAAGAAGGTAATATACAGATACCATTTATTTCAGTAATTAGAAAACCTGATGTACAACCTGGTACAAATCCATCAGTACAAAGAACAATACCAGATAGACAAAGATTTCATTATTCAACAGTAAAAAAAGCCGACGAAAATGGGATGATGGGTGCGGATGTATATAAAATACCACAACCAATCGCCGTTGATATAAGTTACGATGTTACAATTGTTTGTCACAAATTTAGAGATTTAAATAAATTTAATAAAATGGTCATGCAGAACTTTTGTTCTAGACAGGATTATACAACAATAAAGGGTCATTTTGTTCCATTGGTTTTAGATAGAATAGAGGATAACACACCAATGGATACCTTAGATGGTAGAAGGTTCTATATACAAAATTATCAATTTATATTACTTGGATTTTTAATAGATTCTGAGGAATTTGAAGTAAAACCAGCAATTAATAGATCTGTTATATTAACAGAATTTGTTGATACAAAATCAGTAAGTAAAAAAGTAGTTCAAAAAAATATTGATATAATTATTTCAACGTCAATTGCAGATGGAATAAAAACAGTATTTGGTGTGGGTGAATCTATGACTATTTTATTTAATGTTGCAATTAATGGTTTAGTACAACAGTTAGGTGTTGATTATTTTCATATTGCAGGTACGTCAAAAATAACTTTTGCGAGTCCTCCACCAAATGGGAGTGTTATAACAATAACTTATTATAGAGGAACACAGGGTATAAATTTAGTTAATTCACAAGGATTAATTTTAAATGTAACAACAGAACATTTTATATATGATGGATCTTCTTTAACATTCACTACCGCAAATCCTATTACAGATGTGATAACATTTACAATAAATGGTTTAGTTGAAAGTGATGATATTGGATTTAGTGTTACAGGAACAAATGACGTTACTTTAAATTACACACCAGTTGTTGGGTCAAAAATAAGTATTACATACGTTTATTAAGATTCACCGTATATATCTTTTTTCTTTGGTTTACATAATTCATCAATCATTTTTTCAACTATTTTATGAATTTTTAAACCATATTTTTCACAATGTTTTTTTAACATTTCATGATGTAATTCACTTATCTTAATATTTTTTGATTTCTTATTTATCATAAAAGATAAAAAAAGATATTTTATTATCTTTTATCTTTAAAATACAAAAATCTTTGGTAAAAATAAAGATATTTATAATAAAACGTAATAAAAATATTTAATCAAATTAAAAATCAATGGCTACTTCAAACAGAGTATTTGTGTCTCCAGGTGTATATACCTCAGAATTAGATTTAACATTTGTCGCACAGAGCGTTGGTGTGACTACTTTAGGTTTAGTGGGTGAAACTTTAAAAGGACCCGCTTTCGAACCAGTTTTAATAACAAATTTTGATGAATTTAGAACGTATTTCGGTACAACATCACCAGAAAAAGATGGTAATGGTAATCCAAAATATGAATTGGGATATGTCGCAAAAGCATATTTACAAGAATCAAATCAATTATTTGTAACAAGAGTTTTAGGTTTAACTGGTTATAAACCATATAATACATTTGGTATTAGAACATTAGGTGGTGTTACAGTTGATACCACCGCAACACCAACATCGGGATCTAGTACGATGTCTACAACAGCGGTTACTAGTAGTTCTTATTATACTGAATTATCAGATAAATTAAATACCGATGGTATTACAATACCATCATATGTGAGTGGAACAACATTTACTAATGGTGATTACTTTACAATTGGTCCTGTACCAACATCTGCAACAGTACCATTGACAGGTACTAGTTTAGTTTCACCTATTGGTATTTACAATGAAAAGAATTGGTATAACATTTATTATACAGAAACTACTCCAGGTAATGATGCAACAATTGATGGTGTTTATTCATATCTTTTTGTATATAACCAATCAACAAGTACATTTAATATAACAAGATTTAAATACCCCGCATCTTTAAACACAGAATATGCAAACGTAATTGTTGTGGCACTTAGATCTAGAGGTAGGTATGTTGGTCAAACATTAACTTTAGAGGTAACAAATTCAACTAATTTTAGTATTGTTTCATCCACAATTGATACTGATCCCTTAAGTGAATTTAAAATTGTTGTTAATGGTTTAACTGGTGGTTTAAAATCATTTGACTGTAGTTTAGATACCACATCATCTAAATTCATTACAAAAGTTTTAGGTAATTCTGTTTTTGATAAATCATATGTTGACTTCCCTGTATATGTACATGAATCATATCCTAATTTATTGAAAAACTTGTATCAACAGGGTCTTGTTAGAGGTTTAAGTACAACAGATGTTTATAACATAGATGGTGATGATTTCGTAGAAAGATGGGGGACAGCATTATCACCAACAGTAGTATCTGAAGTACGTGGTGGTAAAGTTGCTGATCTTTTCAAAGTTATAACAATATCTGATGGTGAAGCGTCAAACGAACAAGTAAAAATATCAATACAAAACATAAATTTAGACACTAAAGAATTTGATATAATTGTACGTGATTTTTACGACACCGATGAAAATGTTGTTGGAATTGAGAAATTTTCAAGATGTTCAATGGATCCTGATTTACCTGGTTATATTGCCAAAAGAATAGGTACGAGTGATGGGGAATATGAATTAAAATCAAAATATATAATGTTAGAAATGATGGAAAACGCACCTATTGATGCGGTTCCTGCTGGATTTAAAGGGTTTGCAAGTAATACTTCATTTGGTACAAATTCTACATTAGGTAGTGTGATGTATAAAACTGAATATTTTGATGCTGGAGACATTGTTTATTATGAATCTAATGGTGCACCACAAACAACAAATGGAGATAAAGTTAGAAAAGTTTCTTTAGGTTTATCTTCACAAGTTGGGTTTAAATATGATGAAGATTTATTTAAATACAAAGGATCAAGTTCTGAAGATACAACAACTCATGGTTTCCATTTATCAGTAAACGCAGCATCAATAACTGGTACCACATATAAAACAACACCATATGATTTAGAAGGATTAAATAAAGGTAAATTTCAAAATATTACATTCCGTAAATTCACATTCGCAGCATATGGTGGATTTGATGGTTGGGATATATACAGAAATGTAAAAACAAATACCGATCAGTATATTTTTGGTAAAAATACCTATGTTTCTAACTGGACAACAAATGGTGGTGTTTTTAACACAAATGAGGGTAATTCTGACTATTACGCTTACTTAAATGGTATTAATACATTTTCAAATCCTGAAGCGGTAAATATAAATGTATTCGCAACACCTGGATTGAACTTTTATGACCATAATTCTTTAACAAATCAAGCGATTGATATGGTTGAAGAAGATAGAGCGGATTCTTTATATATCATTAACACACCAAATGTTGGTGATGCGGAAGAAGTTGTGGGTATGTTAGAAGATTTAGGTTATGATAGTAACTATTCTGCAACATACTGGCCTTGGATACAAATTAGAGATGGGGATAATGCTACCCAAATTTACATCCCACCAACAGGTGAAGTGGTTAGAAATATCGCATTAACTGATAATGTTTCATATCCTTGGTTCGCGGTTGCCGGTTATTCTAGAGGTTTAGTTAATTCAATTAAAGCATTTAAAAAATTAACTTTAGATGAAAGAGATTTATTGTATAAGAATAGAATTAACCCAATTGCAACATTTTCTGATACCGGAACCATAATTTGGGGTAATAAAACTTTACAAGTAAGAGAATCTGCATTGGATAGAATTAATGTTAGAAGATTATTATTAAGAGCAAGAAAACTAATATCCGCTGTTGCAATTAGATTGTTATTTGAACAAAATGACGAACAAGTAAGAAATGAATTCTTGAGATTAGTGAATCCAATACTTGAATCTATCAAGAAGGAAAGAGGTTTATATGAATTCCGTGTAACAGTATCAAACGATCCTGAAGATCTGGATTCAAATACTTTAAGAGGTAAAATTTACATAAAACCAACTAGATCTCTTGAATTTATTGATTTACAATTCATAATTACACCTACAGGTGCTTCATTTGAAAACATATAATCAATTATTAAAAGAAATAAAAAAGTGGTCAAAATCGACCACTTTTTTTGTGGAAAAAATGTTTCACGAGAAACAAAAATATTATAATTTTTATAAACTTATATCCTACCCAGTATACTGGATGCTATATACTAGTTTTATTTATATTTTATTTTATTTGATATTTATTTAAGTAGTTATTCTGGAACTAGTAATACTGGAGTAAAAAACTACGAAAAATTTTTGATATTATCAATTTTTAAATAAAAAAAATATTTTTAAATAACGATATATTTATAATAAAGATAAAAAAACTAAAAAAATAAAAAAAACATGGCAGATTTACTAATGAAAATGCCGGTTCCATTTGAACCGAAGAGAGTAAACCGATTTATCTTAAGATTTGATTCGTCTTTAGGTATTAATGAATGGTATGTTGTTTCATCATCAAGACCAAGTGCTAAAATAAATTCAGTTGCAATTCCATTTATTAATACATCAACATATGTTGCTGGTAGATTTGAATGGAATGAAATTAAAGTAACATTTAAAGATCCAATTGGACCATCGGCGGCTCAAGCATTAATGGAATGGTTTCGTTTACATGCAGAATCAGTTACTGGACGTATGGGTTATGCGGCTGGGTATAAAAAAGATGTTGAATTGGAGATGTTAGATCCAACAGGTGTTGTTGTTGAAAAATGGATATTACAAGGTTGTTTTTTAACTGATTTGAATTTTGGTGATTTAGATTATTCTAGAGATGATATTGCAAACATATCAACATCATTAAGAATGGATCGTTGTATATTAGTATATTAATATTTTATTTTATCATTTACATTTTTTACTAATTCCCATATAATTATATGGGAATTTTTATTTAATAATAATTAAAACAAAATATAAAAAAATGAGTGAATTTAAAATCGATCCAACAATTGCATATGATGTTGTTGAATTACCATCTAAAGGAATATATTATGAAAATAATAAAAAATCCGTAAGAGTGGCATACCTAACAGCGGCAGACGAAAATATATTATCATCTCCAAACTTAACAAAAACAAAAGATATTGTTTATGAATTATTAAAAAGAAAAGTACTCGATAAAGATATTAGTGTTGATGAATTAGTTGACGATGATGTTAACGCTATTTTAATATTTTTAAGGAATACATCTTTTGGTTCAGATTATATTGTTACATTAATAGACCCAAAAACAGGTAATGAATTTAAAACCACATGTGATTTAAGTATTGTTAAAATTAAAGATTTTAATTTAAATTCGGATGAAAGAGGGGAATATAAATATTATATGCAAAAATCAAATACCAACATTACATTTAAATTTATAAACAAAAAACAAGAAAACGAAATAGAAGAAATACAAAAAAATTGGAATGGTGTTGGTCCTCCCCCAATAATGACAAAAAGACTTGAATTTATGATAAAATCTGTTAATGATAACAGAGATCCTATGTTTATAAAAAATTTTATAGAAAAATTACCAATTAAAGATTCACAAGATTTTAGAAAATTTGTTAATGAAAATAAACCATCATTAACATTATTACAAAAAGCAAAAACCCCATCAGGAGAAGAAATCCAATATAATATAGGATTTGGGGTTGAATTTTTTCGCGCTTTCTACGGATTATAGTAAAAATATACTATATGAGATTCTTTTTTTAGTTAAAAAGGGATTTAGCTATTCTGATATTTTAAATATGCCTATTTATATAAGAAGATTTTATGTGAATCTTTTATTAGAAAAATAAAATATTATGGCTAGTCGTCCAAATGTAAGTAGATACACTAAAGGATATCGTGATGCCGGTACCGCTATTAGTAAGTATAGTGAAGATTTAGCGAATTGGTGTAATAGTGAAGGTAAACCATCAACCGATAATGAATGTAGACCGACTTCAAGTGAAATTAATGAAATAAATACCGCTTACGATAATAAAACTCAGACAAGTGGTGGTGGCAGTGGTAGTGGTGGATTTATTCAAACAGTTACTGGTGGAATTAGTGCAATAGCCAAAACACAAGAACTATCATCTTATCCACAAATGCCAACTTACGAAGATGAAACATTTAAAGTAAGTGAACTTACTGGTCAACTTTTTGATGAATCAACAGGAAAACTTAAAGAACTTGATGAGATAGGTAAGATTATTATTGAAAAGGCATTTGAACAAGTTGAAACGTATTTAGAACAACAAACAGTATTGTTGGACAGGGTTAATAATGGAATGAAATTAACCGGTCAATTTTCTAAAGATTTTAGAGACGAGCTAACTGAAACTAATCCATATCTTTTAAGAATGGGGATTAGTTTTGATGATCTTGTTGATGCCGCTGAAGATTTTAATAGTGAAATAGGTTTATTTAGAATGAACAATAGAGACACATGGGTGGAGGCGGCTAAAGCGGCTAAAGCATATGTTGGAGATTTAGATGACGTGGTAGATATGTTACCAGAATTTCAAGACATAGGACTTGGAGCTAGAGACGCCATTGAAAGTATAAAAGAAGCAGGTTCAAACGTGATGAAATTAGGTGTCAATTCAAAAAATGTAACAAAAGAACTCGGATCAAGTATATCAAAATTAAATGAATATGGTTTTAAAAGTGGAATTGACGGATTAACTACAATGATAAAAAAATCAATTGAATTTAGAATGTCAATGAGTGAAGTTTTTAAAATCGCAGATAAAGTAATGAATCCTGAAGGGGCATTAGAACTTGCCGCTAATTTACAAGTTTTAGGTGGTGCAATAGGTGATTTTAATGATCCATTGAAAATGATGTATATGGCAACAAATAATGTTGAAGGATTACAGGATTCTTTAATTGATGCAGCACAATCATTGGCGACATATAATGAAGAACAAGGTAGATTTGAGATAACAGGTGTTAATTTAAGAAGGGCAAAAGAAATGGCTAATCAACTTGGTATTAGTTATGATGAATTAGCAAAGGGAGCGATCGCTGCTGCTGAAAGAACTAGTGCCGCTGCTGATATGATGGCGGCCGGACTAACTTTAGAAGATGAACAGACTGAATTTTTAACAAATTTAGCACAGATGAAAGATGGAAAAATGACGATTGAAGTTAGTGATAGAATGAGAGAAATTTTAGGTTTAGATAAAGACACGAAAGAAATTGCCTTAGAAAATTTAACACAAACACAAGCAGAACAACTTTTAGCATATCAAGACGAATTAAGAACAAAAACGGATGAAGAAATAATAAGAGGTCAAGCGACTGATATTGAAAATATTAAAGTAGAAACAACGATTAATAATGTTACAACTACTAATAACGCAAATAATCCAAATAATCCCCTTACAGCACAAGAATTAACAGACGCTTTTACTAATGGATATGTAAATGGTAGTAGAATTATATCTAATGGAAGACCATCAACATCAAATAATTCACCTTTTTCTAATAATAGTATGTCAAATAGCTTAATTAGAAGAGATTACATTTTTGGTTCAGATTTTGAAATAAAAGATAATTAATATAAAGTAGTTAAATGCCAACATATTTAGATTTTAATAGTACAAAAGATTTTAGAAATGATCTAATAAGGAGAACATTAACAAGTCCTGTTGGCCCACAAACATTTAATCAAAATAATTATGTTGTCCAAGAATTAAATGAATATTCAAATATTGATCCAGGTGAGGTAGATACTAATAGAGATTTTGATTTACAATATCCACAAAGATTTAATACTTACAAACCTTTAGAATTTTTTGTAAAAGATACTATAGACACCATTCCAAGAAGGGCAAATTTATTGTTATACTATAATGGTACACCATATTTTAGAACTGGTGATTATAATTTAGTTGGAATAATGTCTAATTCAAATTATGATAATGAATCTGAACTTTTTAAATTTGCAGCATCATATATTAGAGATAAAAACAAAAAAGGACCTGTTTATGCTAGAATAGAACAAAATTTAAAAACGGAAACAGAGGGTAGACTTAGATTAATTGCTGCATTAAATGGTAGTACATCTGCGGCTATTAATATAATTACAGGTAGAGAACCATTAATAACCCCTAATTATAAAATTACAGTTGCAAAAAGTTTAGCGGGTAAGGCAATTGATTTTTTACAAACAGTATCGGGAGTTGAATTTCCATTTACAGAAATACCTGGTGATTATTTAAGTAATCCGGCAAACCCCGTAAATTATAGACCTGAAGCAAAAACAGAATTAGGTGCAATTTTTCAAGATGTTACAGGTGCCTTAGGTTCTTTAATTGGAATTCAAAGAAGACCAAAATTATCAAGAAAACCATCTGATCTTTTTATAGAGTATATGGGGAGTGGTCAAAAACAAAGGTTATATGATAATATATCATATTCTAAATACGCACCAGATTATACTACAAGTGCGAGATCACAACAATCTTCAAAAACTTTTAATTTTGTTAACAACGTGGCCGAAGGTGTAAAAAATATTTTAGGTATCGAAGCACCTAATGGTATTGCGTATATTGGTGATGATAGAGGAAATGATGTCAAGTATTCAATGAATGATTTTAATGGTAGACCTGTTAGAAGTAACTATTATATGATGTTAATGTTTGATCAAACATCTACAGAATTATTTCATACAAGTAAAAATATTTCACAAGGAGGTGAAATAACAGGTAAACTAACTTGGATAAGTAAAAATTCAAGAAACAAATTAGGGGAAAATAACCAATTTTTTAATGAACAAAGATCAAAATATGAAGAATCATTATCTAATAATTATGATTTTAGAGAAGATTCAATTTTAGGTGTTACTCAAGAAATTTTAAATACCTTACCAACTAATGGTGGTGAGGCGAGAGCACACATTGCAAATGCAATAGATCAGACTAGTAGAGTTTTTAGAGAAGGTGATGTTAGGATATCAAGAGGTTCCGCTATAAAATATACAAATAAATTTACTGGCGAAGAAAGTGGTGTTGAATATTGTAGGGTATGGACAAAAGATAGACCATATTTTACGATGTCTGATACAATGAAAAAAACAACAAATATTAGAAAATTTAATGGGAGTGTTTTAACAACACCATATAATTTGAATATAGCACCAATGTCAGACGGAAATAAAGGATTTGAATCTTCTTCAAATATATTTCCAAATTACCCATTTGGTGGTGGTTTTTTCGCTAAAAAATATATGTTTTCTATTGAAAATTTAGCGTGGAAAACTTCAAATAGAGAAGGATTTACAGTACAAGATTTACCTTATTGTGAAAGAGGACCTAACGGTGGTAGAGTTATGTGGTTTCCACCGTATGATTTAAAAGTTAATGAACAGAGTAATGCCAGATGGGAAGAAAATACTTTTGTAGGTAGACCTGAACCTATTTTTACATATCTTAATACAACTAGAACAGGTACAATATCTTTTAAAATTATAGTCGATCACCCAAGTATACTAAATCTACTTGTTAGAGATTTTTTCAAAACTATGTCTGATGAAGAAGCGGATAATTATATAAAAGCGTTCTTTGCTGGCTGTCAAGATGTTGATTTATATGATTTAGTAAAAAAATTTACAACACTAAATGAAAGTGATATAAAATTAATTCAAAGATATCTTAATTCAGGAGTTTCAACAGAAATAATACAACAATATAAACAAGTAACTGAAGATGTTAATACAGGTGAAAATCCCAGTAAAGATGAAACAAATCAAAACAGTGAACAAATAACAAATATTGAATTATTATTTCAAAATGATTTTCCGGCAGCTAATGCAACAAAATATAATACTAGTGCCAAGTATCAAAATCTATATGATGATTATAAAAATACATTTGAAGATACAAAAACAGAATATGGGGTGGCATTGAATCAATTGATAGACGATTATGCGGACCAAACAACATATGGTACATATAAAAATACAATTGATAATGATTTAATAAGAATTTTTAATCAACCAAATATAGATGCAACCAATAAGGTGGATTTAATTGAAAGAGAAAAAGGTAAATTAACACAAATATATTCTGATTTTAATGATGATATTTCTGAATATGTTTCTTTTTTAGAAAATATTAAACAAGGATTATCCGCGGGAACTATAAATGAAATTTTAGTACAAATAGAATCAAAATCATCTATTTTAAATACTGAAAATCCAAATTATAATTTAAATTTAGCATTAAGAAGAACACACTCCATAATTATTGATATTATTGAGTATATATCAAAAACAAATATTTCTGATATCTACGCATTTACTAAAGAAAAATTAAAATGGGAATTTAATGTTAATGGTGACGGAGATGTTGTTGACAACGGTACACCAGTCACATTTATTTCTGAACCATTACCTTTTGAATCAATAGGTTACGATAGAACAGGAAGATTAAAATTTAAATGTATTGCATATGGTACTGGAACAGAGTGTTCAAAAAATAAATTTACGTATGATAAAAATGTACCAAAAGGAGATCCGGCAAAAAGTTTAGATCAGTATGCTCCTGTATCTGTAAAATGTAGATCAAGTATCATAAGTATGAAATTTACAAAATCAGATCCACCACCAAAACAAGAAGAAACAATACCAAAAGAATTACCTAAAACATCATTACAACCGAATGGGGAAGTTAAAATAAAAAAAGAAATAAAAAAACCACCAATCGATATAATGAAAAGATTGATAATGAAAACATTATCAGAGTGTTTTTATTTTAAAAAATTAGAAGAAGATTCCCCTGTACAATTTTCATCATTAAAAGAAAAATTAAAATATTTCCACCCAGCATTTCATTCTATGACACCTGAAGGATTAAATGCAAGACTTACTTTTTTACAACAGTGTGTTAGACCTGGTGACACCTTACCAATAAAAGGATTGTCTGATGTTACTGATTTAAATGCACGAAATACTACCTTTGGTCCACCACCAATTTGTATAATTAGAATTGGTGATTTTTATCATTCAAAAGTGGCAATAAAAGATCTTAGTATAAATTTTGAAGAAGGTATATGGGATTTGAATCCTGAAGGAATTGGTGTACAACCAATGTTGGCTACTGTTCAATTACAAGTTAGTTTTATTGGTGGTCATGGTTTAGAAAAACCTGTTGAAAAATTACAGAATGCATTATCGTCAAACTTTTTTGCAAATACAGAAATGTACGATGAAAGATCAATAACAACTAATACTAAAATAGATGGTATTGACGCGGAATTATTCACTAAAAGTTTTTTAGAACAAATACAGAATAACCCTAAAGAACCTAAAGAAGAATCAAAAGAAAAAAATCCTGGTAACCCATCAGAAGGTTATATTGGTGAAATATCTGGAAAAGAATTATTTTATGACAAGTTAATTGATAGTCTGTTTTCAAATACGGAAGGTTATTATGAAAAATATAAAAGTTCATATAACGATTGTGTTTTAAAATATGGTGAAGATATTGCTGCAATATTTTATTCTAAAAATTATCGACCAATAAACACATATGATATTTTTAAAACACCTAATGGGACACAAGTAGAAACAATTGAATTGTTAGGTGAATATGCTAAAAGTAAAGAATTAAATGTTATAATAGGTATTCTTAAAGAAAAACTTATTGAGGTATTAGATAAAAAAATACCAAGTTTAACTAAAGATATGTTAAATGTAAATTTACCAGATGCAAAAATACCAAATTCAGATCAAATATTAAAACCGTATATTATTAATAAAATATCAACAATTGTTGACGATATAACAGGATTTACACCGATAAAAGATTTAGAAAAAAAGAGAAATGAATTAATAAAAAGTTTAGATAATTTAAATTATTTAATTTACTACATACATGATGGTAAAGTTAGTAATGAAAAGTTTACTAAGGCAGATTTATCTGGTTTTACTTATGATAAATTATATGATAAGTATTCAAATTGTGTTGAATTTTTATCCGAAAATCATTCTAAATTAACAAGTAAAATAAATAATAATTTAAATTTTTTAAATCCAACTACAATAACAGACAATCAAGCAATATATATTATTTCTATTTTGTTAAAAGATAGTAAAAATGATATATTAAATTTATATACAGATACCTTAGTTTTTAGACCAAATAAAGAAAAGGAAAAAATAGAAAGGGCACTTGATAAATTTTTAGAAAAACCTGATAAGGTTAAATTTAAAATAAAAAAATATCCTAAAAGAAAAGATACTATCAAAACTAGATTTAAAATATCATCAGAAAGTGATATTACCGATTCTAATGAAAAAGAAACTCTTAGAAAAATAAAATCACCAAAAGTACCAGTTGGTAAAAAATTAAATTTATATAGAAATGAGTAGAAGTTATTATGATAGATATCAAGAATTTACAGAAAATGGGGAATTTAGAATTGTTCCTGGTATTGAAATTCCGATAAAAAGAACTGATAAATATATTTTTTATAAAAAAAATAAAACAAGATTAGATAAGGTTTCAGATGAAAATTACGGAACACCGTTATTTAGTTGGTTAATATTAATGGCTAATCCATTGGCTGGTAGTGTAGAATTTGAAATTCCCGATAATTTTGTTCTAAGAATACCATTTCCTTTAGTTACCTCTTTACAAGATTATAAAAGAAATGTAGAATTGTATACGTTATATTATGGGAAACAATGATTTATCAAATAATGAAGAAATATTAATTAAAGTAGATCAAAATAATTTAATTTATGTTGATCCTAATAGTATTGTTGTTGATGGTGAAATAGAACCTAGAAATATTAGACCAGAAAATTTAATGATGTATGTTAATTTGGAAGCCGATCTAGTTCCAAGATCAACATTGATTTCATCAAATGATAAAAATACTTTATTTTCTGTCGCTAAAGGAACTTTAAATTTTTTAAAAAATCAAAAAGGTGGAGATTATGATGCAACTTGGACCGACGCTTTTTTTGATAAAATAGAAGTAACAAGAGAAACAAAAGATTTAAATTTAAATAATGAGAGTGAATATTATCAATCTGATGGTACCGCACAAAGTTTTGGTATTGATAGTATTAATATAACAACAAAAGGATTTAATGCGATACCACAAGTAACAATAAATTTTATTGATGTTAGAGGTAAAACATTATTTGATTCACCTGAAAATTCACCATATAAAGCATTTTTTCATTTACCTTGGCCAATATTTTATTTAACAGTTAAAGGATATTATGGTAAAGCTGTAAGATATAGATTACACTTGGTTAAATTCTCATCAAGATTTAATGAAAGTAATGGTAATTTTGAAGTTGTGACTAATTTTATCGGGTCAACATATGCACATTTAACAGATATACCATTAAATGGTATGTTAAATGCACCATATATGTTTAGAGTTGAATCAACAAAAGATGCTGAATTCAATGAAAGAACAGGAAGGTATGTTAAGAAAATTTCAAAATCATCTAGAGGTTATGCAATATTAAATTCTGTTTATAACGAATATAAACAGAAGAGATTAATTGATCAAGATTTTCCAGTAAGAACACTAAGAGAATTAATTTCAATTTCTGAAACTTTAGATGTAATATTAGAAAATGAAATATTTAACAAAGTTGATTTCAGACTATTTTCAGGTGTTGTTGAATATGAGAAAAATTTATCTAAATTCGGTGATTTTTTAAGTACTTGGATAAAAAAAAATTTAACAATAGATAATTTTAGTGGAGGCACAAATAATGTTGACATATTTTATTATTTAAAAGGTAACGATAGAACTGATACCAGTAAAATATTTGGAGACAAAAAAACTTTAGAAATTGGGTTAAAAAATTATAAAGAAATTTTACTTAATAGTAAATTATTTGCTAATAACTTAATTAATAAAACAAAATCAAACTTTAGTACATTAAGGTCAAGTAATAGAATTAGAGATGTAAAAGATTATGTTGGTTATACAAGTGGTAAATTAGTAGGTATTAATGTCGATTTATTAGAAGATGATTTCAAAAAAATGGTGAATGAATTTAATTCACAAAAGAAAACATTACAAACTGAAATAGAAGAAGAGATAAATAGAATAATAAAAGATCCTAAATTAGGTATAGGATTCGAACCAACAATAAGAAATATATTTGCAGTAATATTAGCAAATGCCGAAGTATATATTAGATTATTAAAAGATGTGCACACTAAAGCTTTTAAAGATTCTGAAAATAGGAAAAAAATACTTCAATCTTTTTCAGATGAAACACCTGGCGGCGGTGCAATATATCCTTGGCCGGAAGTTAAAAAAAGTGTTGGTGGAGGATCAAAACATAAAGTAATTGCATATCCCGGTGATAAAGATTTAATTGAAAAATTAAAATCGAATGATAAAAATTTATGGCCAGAAGTAGATTTTGTTGAAGAATATATTGCAATTGCAACAAATAAATATGATCCATTGTCTGATAAAGAAGGTGGTGTTGGTAGAATTGATTATATTTTTGAAAGTAATCTAGAAGAAAGTAATATTAAAAAAATAAGTTCATTTGATGGTTTGATAAATGGGTTTGGTAAATCACTTGGTTTCATACCATATACTGAAAAAACATTATCATCTATTTTATATGAAATGTTTGAAAGATCTTTTTACGCCACAACATTTGATACTTTCAGTACAAGTAATCCAAATACCATACTTGAATTATCTGATATCGAATTTGAAAATTTACAAGAAAGTATTAAAGAAGATTATGAATTAATTGACATATTAAAAGATGAGGTAAGAAGTATAAATGATTTATTTAAATTAATGAAATCAACATCTACGTTTGATAGATTTCCATATCTTGTTGACAGATTACCAACTGTAACATATCTCGATGGTATTTTAGAAACACCATTTAAATTTGAACAATATTATGATATTGATAATTTACCTAACGGTGCACCAAAACCAGTAGATAATGATGATTCTTATCCTGAATTAGCAATAAATTTATTAAAATATAAACCCGAAAATCATAGATTAAAAATCTATCCTTTTAATTCTAAAACTTATTTATCATATATTAACAAAAATAATTTTTCATCAGATGAATTAAAATTTGGTAACGTTTTAAAAGTTAACACATCAAATGGTTTCATAACTTCAGAAATAAATTCGGAATTATGGGTTAAAAATAGTTTTACGACTAATTTATTTTCAAATAAATTCACAATAATTAAAAGAAATCTTACAGGTTTGGCTGGCCCATTAGTTAACAATATTAACATTTTAAATACACCATATTTTCACCAACAATTATATAGTGATTTCAACAAAGGTAATAGACAAGAAAAATATGTCGGGTCATCTTATTTACTATTAAATTCTTTACCATTTAAGGATTTGGAAGATGTGTTTTCAGATGGTATTAGAGTATCTTCTCTATTTAGAGAAATTGGATCTACACATTTTATTCCTTATCATTTGTTATTAAAATGGGGATCTATCTATCATAGATATAAAAGAAAAATATTAGATAATGTAGATATATTAGATGGTTTTTTAACAACATCAAATGTGACAAAACCATTTAATGGTTCTGTTTTTTTCGATAATAATTCAGGACTTACATTTACATTAAATTCAACAAATATAACATATTCAAATAATAGTGATATTGGTATTCACCCATATTATGATGCTATATTTCATCAAATCCTTAATGGATATAATCATTATAGTGTTTTCTCCGGCGCCAGTTCATTTAATGTAAATGCAAACGCAGGTGGTATCAGGGGTTTAGAAAAATCTGAAATTGATGGGATGAGATTTTGGACAACATTTGTTGATAATTCCAAATACCAAAGTGACGACCAAAGGTTAACAATATTACCATCGGTCGGTTTTAATTTAGATACCAGACCATATAATTTTTTCGCCAGAGAACAAAGATATACAAGAATAATATGGGAAGATGATACATTAAATTATAATTTTAGTGGTATAACATTTCCGAAACATTCAGAATATTGTAGAACATTTGTTTCCGGTTCAACCTATGATAATATATTTGGAATAGATAATAACTTTAGAAAAGTACTTGATTTGATTGGAACATTCAGTCCAAAAATTTTGGAAGATATGGAAAGTATGTTTTTAGAATTTTCAAAAGAAAAAATTGAAGAAGAAATTCCATATAAAAGATTTAAAAATGTTGAATATTATAATTTTCAAGATTTATTAAGAGATATTTGTACAGTAAAAAAAGAAAGTTCTGATGAAACTAATATTAACGAACAAGTCATTAATGAGATAAAAACAAGACAATCTACTAAATTAGAAGATATCACAACTAAAATATTAAGTAAAGAAAATTTAATTAGTTTTACGATATCAAATCCAAAAGAAATTGATCCATATGTTTATGGTGGGTTCGCACAACTATATCCAAATAGTACATTTACATATAGAAGTTTTGATGTTTCACAAATAATGTCTAATTCACGTTATATTGATTTATATTTAGGTGAAGATATTGATAATAAATATTTACAGTTTTTCGCCACAAATGATATTGAATTAAGTGAAGAAAATGTTTTACAATTTAGATCATTGGTACAAATATTTGCGGGTCAATATATTAATACACCGACACCTTTAAAAAATGATTTTATAAAATATATTGAAACTGATGTTTTTAGAGTAGACAAAACATCAACTCTAACTGATAACCATACTAAATTTTTAGATAATTTAATAACAAAATTATCAAAATTAGAAACAACTGCCGAAGGACCCAGAAAATTAACACCAACGAGTGGATTTGGTGATGAAATATTAAAATTAGATTTATATAATGTTTTTAAGTCTTTTAATGATAAATGGGTTGGAGGAAATTCAATAGGACAAAGATTACTACTTGAGGAGTTTCTATTTTTAGATAAGGCAAATAAAGATATTGGTTCTGAAGCATATATTAATATACAAAAACTAACACCATTAGATAATCCTAAAAATCAAAAACAAAATTTATATGGTGTTATTTCAATGTTGATTCAAGGTACTGGTTTTGATATGAGAACATTACCGTCATATGTTAATTTCTATGGTGCAAATTATAGTAATAAAACAAAACCAATACCATCTAAAAATTTGGCGAAAAATTTATTTGGAACATTTTTAGAAGTTGACTATCAGGAATCTTCACCAAAAGTAATATTACAATATGTGGGACCCACATCTAAACATTTAGATTTAAACAAATATAGTAAAGATTATAAATTTATGGATGATGGATTTAACATACAAGATCCAAATAATAATCCATTAATTATAACGTCACCTGCCGTTTTTAATGATCCAGATTTATACAAATCAAATAGGGTTGTGGCCTTTGAGGTTAGTTTTGGTGACCAGAATCAAGGAATATTTAAATCTGTTCAATTAGATCAAAGTACATTAAAAAATACCACAGAATCATTTGTTGCGATGGAAAATTTGGGTAGATCAGAGTCAGGATCTAACTCATATCAAGTTGATATCGGTTTATTTGATATATATAGACAATCATCATACGCGTGCCAGGTATCTTCAATGGGTAATGTAATGATACAACCAACAATGTATTTTTATTTAAAAAATATCCCTATGTTCAAAGGTACATATTGGATAACAGATGTAACCCATTCAATTAAAGGAAATTCAATATCTACTGTTTTTAATGGTACGAGGATACCATACGCTTCATTACCTGATCCCAAAGAATCAACAATGGCATCATATAAACCATTATTTGACGCCATTTTAAATAAAGCACTCGTTAAAACAAATGAACTTGAAACAAATCCTTCATCAACTGAAAGAAAGTTAAAAGTACAAGATAATATTTCTCTTGAAATCGATCCAGGATCACAACAAGTACCAAATGAAGTTGTGGTAAATGAATCGGGAGTAAACATATTTGGAGTTCCATATAACGGTTTCTCAGATGAGAAATATATTTTACTTGTTGAAAATTCCAATTTTACCGCACCTGACGGCACCAATAAATGGTTTAGAGCACAATCTGTTGAAATGGGTGGATTTAATTACCCATTATCACCTAATATGTCAATGGGTATTGTGAGTAATTTTAAAGATACAAATATTAATGAAAGACTAAAATGGAGTGATATTTCAAAATTAGATTCATATTTTTATGGTACCAGATTCTTACTTAATGTTGCTACCGCAGATTATATATTTACATCAAAAGTAACATTTTTAAATCCTAGAAATAGTAAATCTATTGAAATAATACCTGACATCAATCTTAATTCAGATCCTAAGTTTGTTAAAGGTCCAGTTCACGTTGGTCCATCACTTAAATCTACTCGTAGTAATGTTACAGGTAATAAATATGCAGTTGCATTATCATCTAAATTAATGAAAGAATTGTCCTTATTAGATGGTGACGTTGTTTATTTTAAATTATATTGAGAATATTCGTATTTATAAGATATTTATATAAAAAAAGTATGGATAATAATAGATTAAATAAAACAGTAGATAACTTTTTAAATAAAAAGGTTATAAAGAACATTTCACAAGATGGTATGGAAAAAGAAGAATGTGATTTACAGACTGGTGAATGTTATGTAATTAGATCAAAAGATGGTATTGTTGAAAGAATAAACAAAAAATATATTACCGAAGACGGTAGACAATTATTACAAGATTAATCATATGTCACAGAAAAAATTACAAGAAGAATTAGAGCGTTTTAGAAGTATTAATAAATACGCAGATAAACTAATAATGGAACAAGACGCACCTCCCCCTCCTGGTGGTGATTTAGGTGCTCCTCCACCTCCCCCGGGTGATGCCGCTGCCCCTCCCCCTCCTGGTGGTGATTTAGGTGCTCCTCCACCTCCTCCGGGTGGTGCTGCTACTCCACCTCCATCTGGTGGTGACACTACTGCCGATTCAGAAGAAATCGATATTACAGATTTAGTTAATATGACTAAAAGTGTTAAAAAAGATATTGAAGATAATAAACAAGACCACACCGCCGTTTTAACAAAAATGGAAGATGTATTCACGAAATTAAATGATCTTGAACAAAAGCTATCTCAAATGGACAGAGTAATGGATAGAATTAATTCTTTAGATGGTAAAATTGATTCTATTAGAGAAAAAAGACCAGAAGAAAAATTAGAAATGCGTTCCTTAGATTCATATCCATTTAATCAAAACCCCCAACAATTTTTTGTTAAAAAACAGGACGAAATGAGAAAATCAGGAAAAAATGAATACATTTTAACAAAAGATGAAATTGAGAATTATTCAAACGACACCATAAGACAATCTTTTAACCCAGATCAAGAAGAAGATGAATATAGCTTCTAATGTAAACTTTTTTTTAGGTTTACAACTACAATTAAAAATAAATCATTGGCAAACTAAGGGCCATGCAAGACATTCTGCTTTTGGTGACACATATAATAAAATAAATGATTTAATAGATGAGTATGTCGAGCAGGCAATGGGTAAATATGGTAGATTTATTTTAGACGAAGAAACTAAAAAAATAGAGTTATTAAATTTGAATGAGTTAGATGTGAATAACTTTATAAGTGCGGTAACAAATGGATTGGTTAATTTTACAAAAGAACTTGACCAAACAGATACTAATTTGTTAAATATTAGAGATGAAATTTTAGGGGAAATGTACAAATTGTCATATTTACTAACACAGGAATAAATAAAAAGATATTTTTTAAAAAAAATTAAACCAGATTTTTTAATCTGGTTTTTTTTATTTATATTTTATCATAATCATTTTATAAACATTTAAATTTTTAAACATGTCAGCATTAGATTCAGTACTCGCACAGTACGAAAAAAACAAACAAGCCACAGGTGGCAACGTAAACAAAGTCTCACAAGAAGAGAGAATGAAAAAGTATTTTACTACTATTTTACCAAAAGGAGTTAAAACACAAGAAAAAAGAATTCGAATTCTTCCAACAAAGGATGGGTCTTCACCATTTATTGAGGTTAAATTTCACGAAATTCAAGTTGACGGAAAATGGGTTAAATTATACGATCCAGCACAAGAAGGTGGTAGATCACCTTTGAATGAAGTCGCCGAAGGGTTAGTTATGTCCGGAGATCCTTCAGATAAAGAATTGGCTAGACAATATAGATCAAAAAAGTTTTATATTGTAAAAGTAATCGATAGAGAAAACGAACAAGATGGAGTTAAGTTTTGGAGATTTAAACATAACACAAAAGGAGAAGGGGTTTTAGATAAAATCGTCCCTATTTGGAGAAATAAAGGTGATATTACAGATTCTGAAAAGGGTCGTGATTTAATCCTTACTTTATCTTTAACAAAATCAGGTAATGGTAAAGAATATACATCAATAAGTTCAATTATTCCTGAAGATTCGGGACCACTTAGTACAGATGCTGAATTATCAAAAGAATGGTTAGAGGATGATTTGGTATGGACAGATGTTTATTCTAAAAAACCATTTGAATATCTTGAAATGGTTGCAAATGGAGAAGTCCCAAAATGGGATTCAGATTCAAAAAAGTGGGTTTCCAATTCAACACAAGAAACAAATATTGGTAACACACATACAACCCAAGATACACAAGATGATGAGGTAGATAGTGATTTACCGTTCTAAACCAATAAGAACATAGACACAAACATAGACATAGTGTCTATGTTCTTTTTTAATAATAATATTTTAATATACATATAATGGCCAAGTCAATTAAGAAAAAAGAATTCAATTATAAAGAAAAATTTTCATCAAAAACAAAATATAAAGAAACAAATTTTTACTATTGTGGTGACGCGTTTCTAAATGCATGTGGATTGCCTGGTCCTGTAATGGGAGGAATTAATATGTTTTTAGGACATTCAAATTCATCTAAAACAACTGCGTTAGTGTTGGCTGCGGCTGATGCTCAGAAAAAAGGTCATTTACCTGTTTTTATTATAACAGAAAAAAAATGGAGTTGGGATCACGCTGTTGAATTGGGGTTACAGGCCGAAAAAGATAGTAATGGTGAGTGGGATGGTGATTTCATTTTTAATGATAGTTTTGAATATATTGAACAAGCAACTGATTTTATTAATGAAATATTAGACGCACAAGAAAAAGGTGAAATTGATAGATCAATATTATTTTTATGGGATTCTGTTGGTTCTATTCCATGTAAAATGACTTTTGAAGGGAAGGGTGGTAAAATGCATAACGCAGCCGCATTATCTGATAAAATTGGTATGGGTATTCATTCAAGAATTTCTAAATCTAAAAAAGAAGATTACCCAACCGCAAACAACCCATTAATTAATACGATGGTTGTTGTTAATCAACCATGGGTCGACTTACCGGATAACCCATTTGGACAACCAGAAATTAAGGCAAAAGGTGGTGAAGCATTATGGTTGGCGTCTTCATTAATTTTCTTATTTGGTAATCAAAAGAAAGCAGGTATCAATCCTATTGAAGCAAGAAAAGATGGAAGAAAAATCGCATATGCCATTAGAACTAAAATTTCTATTATTAAAAATCACGTAAACGGTCTTACGTATAAGGATGGTAAGATTATTGCAGTACATAACGGATATATTCCTGATACTAAAGAAGCTGAAGAAGAATATAAGAAAAAATATTCTGAATTTTGGTCACAAAAATTAGGTGGTGATTTTGATTTAGTAGAGTCAACTTCATATAGTGATGAAGAAGAAATTGAGGGGTAACAATATTTTTTAACCAATAATACAAATTTTAATGTCAACACTCATTGTTGATGGGGACAATTTACTTACGATTGGTTTTTACGGTGTTAAAAATTACTTCTATAAGGGTCAACATATCGGAGGTATTTACCATTTTCTTAATACTCTTAGAAAATCTTTTGAGGTCTATAATTTAGACAAGATTGTCGTTTTTTGGGATGGACACGAAGGTTCTATTCAACGTAAACGAATTTATGAAGGATACAAAGACAATAGAAGATCTAGACTAAAATCCGAAGAGGAAATAGGTTCGTACAACTATCAAAGGAATAGAATAAAACAGTATCTTGAAGAGGTATATGTTAGACAAGGTGAATATGATTATTGTGAAACAGATGATTGTATTGCATACTATGTTCAAAACTCCCCAAAAGAAAATAAAATTATTTATTCATCAGATGGTGATTTAACACAATTAGTTTCCGATAATACAATAATTTTTAATCCAAGTCACGGTAAGTTATACAGAGAAAATGATACAATTTTTTATCTAAAGGAAGAAATTCACATTAAAAATGTAAAGATTGCCAAAATTTTATGTGGTGACTCGTCTGATAATATTTTCGGTATCAGAAATTTCGGAATTAAAAGATTATTATCTATATTTCCTGAGATCAAACACACTCCATTGACAATAGAAGAAATTAGAGAAAAAACCAACACTCTATTTGAAAATGATAAGACCAACAAGGTAATATTAAATCTATTGGGTGGGGTAACTAAAAAAGGTATCTTAGAAGAAGAATTTTATGAATTAACTACCAAGGTAGTTAGTTTAGATCAACCATTCTTAACCGAAGAATCAATCGAAGACATACAATCATTAATTAATGGGACATTAGATCCTGAAGGTAGATCATATAAAAACACAATAAAAATGATGATGGAAGATGGTCTATTTCAGGTTTTACCAAAAAGAGACGACGCTTGGACCGTATTCTTTAATCCATTCCTAAGATTAACCAGAAAAGAAAAAAATAAAAGAATAATTAAAATTAAAAACAATGATTAACAATCAAGAAATCACAAAATTTGAGTTTTTATTAACACTCGAAAAAAACATTATCTGCCAAAGGTTTTTTAATGTAAAGGATCACAATCCTAAAACAAGACAATCAATGGATTTACATTACTATGTAAAAGAAATTTCGGATAAAATTTCTGAAGATTTAAAAATAAAAAGTTCCGATTATCTGTGTGAAAATCAAAATTATTTTTTGAATTCCGATAATGTGGAAGATGTAAATGAGAAGGTTGAAGAATATTTTTTACTACAAATTAAGTTGGGTGACGATGTATTTATTCAAAGAACGTTTCCGGCTCACTATTATCACCCAAAGGTTAGGTACACGGTTGATATTAGACCAAGACTTAAAGAAATTTTGTCAGATTTGACTGAAATTTTGTCAATGTCACAACCAGAAACAACTTATTTACAATACGAACTTTAATAAAAATTATTATGAAAGAAAAAAACTTTGGGCACTTAGGATCATCATTTCAACAATCACTGATTAAATCAATTATAGAGGATAAAAAATATGGAGAAACAATTATAGATGTAATCGATAGTAAGTATTTTGATAATAATTCTTTTAAATATATCATGGAAAATTTAAAAGAATTATATGTTACATACAATAAAATTCCCGATTATAATACATTAGGTCAAAAAATAATGGCCGAAAATACTACTAATGAAACAGGTAAAATACATTTAGATACTTTAAACAATATAAAAGAAAGTGATCAAGATACTTCATATGTTCAAGATACCGCTTTAAGATTCTGTAAACAACAAAATTTAAAAAGAGAATTAAAGAAAGTATCGACAATAATTGAAAATGGAGAATTTGAATCATATAATAAAATTGAACAAATTATCCAAAAAGCTTTACAAGTTGGTATTAGTAACGAAGATGCTGTGGATGTTTTTGATAATATAGAAGATGCTCTTAAAAAAGACTATAGACATCCATTACCGACAGGTATAAATGGAATTGATAATTTATTAAAAGGTGGATTAGGTAGAGGTGAATTAGGGGTTGTATTGGCTCCTACAGGTACAGGTAAAACAACAATCTTAACAAAAATTGCGAACACTTCATTTATATATGGTTTTAATGTTTTACAAATAATTTTCGAAGATAATGTTAATAGTGTAAAAAGAAAACATTATACTATATGGACAGGTATTGCACCAGATGATCAACCTGATCGTGAATCTGAAGTAATTGAAAAAGTAAATGATGTAAATAAAAATACCAATGGTGAAATTAAAATCTTAAAATTACCAAGTGATTCTGTTAGTATATCAGAAATAAAATCAAAAATTAGAAAATTCAAAAATGAAGGATTTAACATAGATTTATTGATAATAGACTATGTTGATTGTTTATCACCTGAAAGATCTACTGATGGTGAAGAATGGAAAGGTGAGGGTTCAATAATGAGAAGTTTAGAGGCGATGACAACTGAATTTGATATAGCCATTTGGACCGCAACACAAGGTAATCGTAATTCTATTTCTTCTGAAGTTGTAACAACAGATCAAATGGGTGGATCAATTAAAAAAGCCCAAATAGGTCATGTAATTATATCGATCGGAAAAACAATAGAACAGAAAGAACATAAATTGGCAACATTAACTTTATTAAAATCACGTATTGGGGCTGATGGTGTTATTTTCCAAAATTGTAGATTTGATAATGAATATTTGATTATCGATACCGAATCTCAAAATACATTACTTGGTCATGAAGAACAAAAAATTGAGAAGGAAAGAAATAGAGCAAAAGAAGCTTTTCAAAGAAGACAAGAGATGTCAAAAAAATAATAAACATAAACATAAATTAGAAAAAAATGCAGAAAGGTAAAAAATTTCTGAGTGACTTAAAGTTACATTCAGATTATTTTAAATGGTTAGAAGAAAAAGGAAGGTACGAAACATGGGAAGACGCATGTGATAACATCATGGATGGACACAGAAAAAAGTATAAAAAATATACAGATGAGTTATTACCATATTTCAATTCGGCACTTGAAAGTATGAAAGACCAATTGGTTTTAGCTTCACAAAGAAACTTACAGTATCGTCACGAACAAATAATGAAACATAACACAAGAATGTTTAATTGTACGTCAGGTCACATTGCCAGAAACAGAGTCTTCCAAGAAATTTTTTACTTAGCTTTATCCGGATGTGGATTTGGTGGTGGATTATTAAAACCATTTGTTAAGAATTTGAGTAGAATTCAGAAAAGATTAAACGGTACTAAAACATTCGTTATCAACGATAGTATCGAAGGATGGTCAGATGCTTTAGGGGTGTTAATGTCTTCTTACTTTGTGGACAGACAACCTTTTCCTGAGTTCGCAGGTTATGAAGTTAAATTTGATTATTCTCAAATTAGAGAGAAAGGTTCTTTTATTAGTGGTGGATTTAAAGCACCTGGTCCCGAAGGTTTAAAACAGTCTTTGGAAAAAATAGAACAATTAATTGAAAGATGGATTGAAAAAGAAGGTAATGAAATTAGACCTATATTAGCTTTTGATATTATTTGTCATTCGGCAGACGCTGTGTTATCTGGAGGTGTTCGTCGTTCAGCTTTGAATATGATCGTAGATCCAAACGACGATGAAATGATTCACGCAAAAACAGGTAATTGGAGAGTTGAAAACCCACAAAGAGGTAGAAGTAATAATTCAGTGTTATTATTGAGAAGTGAAGTTAAAAGAGAACAATTTGAATACTTGGTTAAATTAAACGATGGTGCAAATGATATTGGATTCGTTTTTGCTAATAGTTGGTTTGATATGTTCAACCCATGTTTTGAGATTTTAAAGATACCTGTATTAATGAATGTTGATTTTTCAAAAATTCATTATGATGATATTGAGGAATTCACTAAAACTAATAATGATAAATTTGGAATTCAAGGTTGTAATTTAACAGAAATTAATGCTGAAAAATGTACAACAAAAGAAAAATTCTTTAAAGCATGTAAAGATGCTTCAACATTAGGTACTTTACAAGCGGGTTATACTAATTTCCCTTATTTAGGTGAAACTAGTAGAAAAATATTTGAAAGAGAGGCATTATTAGGTGTTAGTATAACAGGTTGGATGAACAACCCTAAATTATTTAATGCTGAATTACTTAAAGAAGGTGCTGAGGTGGTTAAGAGAACAAATAAAGAAGTTGCTCAGATTATTGAAATTAATCAAGCGGCAAGAACTACTTGTGTTAAACCATCGGGCAACGCTTCAGTTGTATTAGGAACGGCTAGCGGTATTCATCCAGAACATTCTGAGAAATATTTCAGAATTATGCAATTGAACAAAGAAAGTAATACTGCTAAATGGTTACAAGATAATATGTCTTTCTTACTTGAAGAAAGTGTATGGTCATCAACTAAGAGTGATTATGTTGTATTTGTACCTGTAGAAAATCCAAAACAAGGTTTATTCAAGAAAGATATGAAAGGTATTAAACATCTTGAATTAATCAAATTGGTACAACAAAATTGGGTTAATGAAGGGACCAATCCTGAATTATGTACATATAGCCCCGTTAATCATAATACAAGTTGTACTGTTATCATTGACGATAAAGATGCTATTGTTGAATATATTTGGAATGAAAGAGATTATTTCACTGCAGTAAGTTTCATGTCAGATTATGGTGACAAAGATTTTAATCAAGCACCATTTACATCTGTATTAAACCTAAATGAAATAGTCGAAGAATATGGTAAAGGATCTATTTTAGCATCTGGTTTGGTTATCGACGGTCTTCACTATTTTGAAAATAATTTATGGATGGCTTGTGATACTTTAATTAGTACACAAACAGATTCACCACTTCCTGTGACTGGAACAAGAGAACAAGTTCTTTTAAAAAATTATTGGATAACAAGAGCCAAAAAATTTGCTAAGAATTACTTCAAAGGTGATCTTAAGAAGATGGTTTATTGTTTGAAAGATGTTCATCTTTTCCATAAATGGGAAACAGTTACTCGTCAATTTAAAGAAGTTGATTTTGGTCAAATATTAGACAAACCACAATATAAAGATATTAGTGATTATGCTAGTATGGCCTGTAGTGGTGGATCTTGTGAAATAACCAGTATCTAAATCAATAAAATGAGTAATGAATTTATTGAAGGAACACATTATTATCTTGATGGTAATAAAGTTATCTTCACTGAAAGATATCACATAGAAAGAGGGTATTGTTGTGGATCATCAGGTAATGGATGTAGACATTGTCCATATGAACCTAAAGGAGAAAAAAATAATACCACTTTAAAAAAAGGATTGGATGACTCCCTCAAAGATTAGTCTGTCGTCAAGGCGTACCTTGAGCATCTAAGGATTGGTTATACAGGGGGTGAAAACCAAACCACCATAATTAACATGGACAAAATCCAGACATATGTCTGGATTTTTCATTTAAAAAGATTTCGAATATCATTATATTTATTATCATGGCAGTAACATATGGTATAGATTATCCATTTAGAGATAGTAGAAAAGGTGACTTTTTAAGAATGACTGAAACTCCTGAAAGAGAAGTTAGAGCAAACTTATTACATCTTTTACTAACAAGAAAAGGTAGTAGATATTATCTACCTGATTTTGGAACAAGAATATATGAGTATATTTTTGAACAAAATGATGTCGTATCATATAATCTTATTGAAGATGAAATAAGAGAAAGTGTTAGAAAATATATACCAAATTTAGATATTAATTCTATTAGTATTACATCGGCTGAAGATGATCCCGATAGATTAGTTGGTTCTATGGAAGATGAGGATAATAGACTTTTTAGAGTTTCAGATTTTTCAACTAAACCATATACCGCAAAAGTTAAAATAGATTACACTGTAAATAATGGAACATTTTCATCATCTGATTTTATAATTATTAATATATAATATGGCTAAAAAAATATCATACGCAACAAGGGATTTTGTTGGATTAAGACAGGAATTAGTTAATTTAACTAGAAATTATTATCCCGATTTAATTAAGAACACAAATGATGCATCTATTTTTTCGGTTTTATTAGATATAAATGCCGCGGTTGCGGATAATTTACATTACCATATTGATAGAGTTTGGCAGGAGACAATGTTAGACTTTGCACAACAAAGACAATCATTATTTTTCATCGCAAAAACATATGGGATAAGAATACCGGGAAACAGACCATCAGTTGCATTGTGTGATTTTTCAATAGTTGTTCCTGTTAAAGGTGATAAAGATGATGATAGATATGAAGGAATTTTAAAAGCGGGAGCACAAGTTTCGGGAGGAGGACAAATTTTTGAAACTACTGATGATATTGATTTTGCTAATCCATTTAATAATAGAGGAGAACCAAATAGATTGAAAATTCCAAATTTTGATGGTAATAATCAATTAGTATCATATACTATAACGAAAAGAGAACCTGTAGTTAATGGAGTTACTAGAATTTTTAGAAGAGTTATTACACAATTAGATCAAAAACCATTTTTAAAACTTTTTTTACCTGAACAAAATGTTTTAGGTGTGACATCAATCATACATAAAGAAGGAACAAATTTTACCGCAAATCCAAATTCTGCAGAATTTAATACATCAGAAAATAGATGGTATGAAGTAAAAACAATGATACAAGATAAAGTATTTGTTCCAGACCCGACAGGAATATCAGATAGACCAAATTTTAAATCTGGAAAATATATCGATGTTAAAAATAAATTTGTAACAGAATATACTCCAGAAAATTATTTTTCAATAACATTTGGATCAGGCAATGTCGATCCTTTAGATAATTTAGATAATTTCATGACAAATAACATGAAAGTTAATCTTGGTGTTTATTTAAATAATTTATCATTAGGTGCATTACCAAAAATAGATAGTACTCTTTTTATAAAATATAGAATTGGTGGTGGTAAAAGTAGTAATTTAGGTGTTAATGTTATAACAAGTGTTGATAGTATTGAATTTAATGTTAATGGTCCTAATAGTAGTATAAATACACAAGTAGTTAATTCATTGAGTGTTAATAATGTAACACCCGCTATTGGAGGTGCCGATCAACCGACAATAGAAGAAATAAGAAATTTAGTTGCATATAATTTCGCGGCACAAAATAGAGCAGTTACTTTAAATGATTATAAAGTTTTGATAGAAACTATGCCATCAACATACGGAGCACCCGCAAAGGTTAATGTAATGGAAGAAGATAATAAAGTTAGAATTAAATTATTATCATATGATGATAAAGGTAATTTAACTGAAACAGTTTCTAACACATTAAAAAATAATATCATAAATTATTTATCGGAATTCAGGATGATAAATGATTTTATTGATATTGTTAGTGGTCAAGTAATTGATTTTTCTCTTGAAATTGATTTGATCTTGGATAAAAATGTAAATAGCACTGATGTTATAAAAAATACAATCACTAAAACAATATCCTATTTCTCAATAGATAAAAGAAAAATGGGAGATCCTTTATTTTTGGGTAATTTATTTAAAGAAATTGGTGATGAAAATGGTGTTATAAATGTTGTTGATATTAGAGTTTTTGTAAAAACAGGTGGAGAATATTCATTATCTGAAGTATCACAACAATATAAAGACCCAATAACAAAAGAAGTTTTACAATCTGATATGACTATTTTTATGAAGTCTAATCAAATATTTCAAATAAGATTCCCAAATAAAGATATAAAAGTTAGGGTTAAAACATTAGGATCGACTACATTTTAAAAACATTTTTCTTTATATTATTTGAAAATTAAAACTTTTCTATTTATATAAAGAAATATGCAAAAACATAGAATTTATACCAACATTGGTGTCGATCAAAAAGTCACAGTAGAATTAAAACAGGATTATGACCTATTAGAAATTTTATCTTTAAAATTTTCACAACAAGAGGCATATTCATCTTTTTGTGGTGATTATGGTGTTGTTGTTGGTAGAATTATAGTTAATAATGGACTTGGTGTACCTAATGCTAGAGTCTCTATATTTGTCCCAATATCTGAAGTAGATGAAAATGATCCCGTAATTTCTACACTATATCCATATAAATCTATCGAAGAAAAAAACGAAAATAACTATAGATATAATTTATTACCATCAAGAAAACAACATACAGGACATACACCAACAGGGACATTTCCTGATCAAGAAGATATCTTAAATAGAGAAGAATATTTAGAAGTTTTTGAAAAATTCTACAAATATACTGCGAAAACAAATGATGCCGGTGATTTTATGATTTGGGGAGTACCATTAGGTAAACAAACACTTCATATTGATTTAGATCTTTCAGATATGGGATGTCAATCATTGGTTCCATATGATTTAATATATGACGGGATATCTGAAGAAAAATTTGTTAATAAGTATACTTATGCATCTTCTTCGGATTTAGATGCGTTACCACAAATAGTTAGTTTTGATAAATCAATTGAAGTTTATTCTTTTTGGGGTAATCCGGAATTATGTCAAATAGGTATTACTAGAACAGATTTTGATCTTTCTTCACAAGGAATTAAAATTAATCCATATGCAATTATGGTTGGTGGTAGTTTTACTGATTCAGGTAAAGACGCGTTAAGAGTTAACTGTAATGTGGATAATCAAATGGGGGAAAAGTGTAGATTGATAACCTTTAAAGGGGATGTTGAATCAATTAGATTTACAGGTGAATATGAAGAAACTTCCGGAGGCACCCCAAATCCGGACAGACCAATAATGGAGTTTTTTGATATTGATAGTACTATTGATGAAAACGGAGCTTTCTTTTTTAGAATTCCAATGAACATGAAGTACATAGCAACAAATGAATTTGGAGAAATATATGAAACAAACGATCCAAATGTTGGTGTTGCTACGGCCGGAAATTACAGATTCAGATTATCGTTAAATGAAGACACTGGAGCTAGAAATAGATTCACAGGTAAATTTTTAATACCAAATGCAAGAGAATATCATATAAATGATACATCATTTGTTGGAGGTATTTCAACAATTGACCCAAAATCATATTCATTTAGTAATAATATAGATGATTACCCACAAGATGCCAGAAAAGAAATTGCGGGTACTAGTGTGGATGCGATTTCTGAAAATAAATTGGGTATACCACAAGATTATTTCTATCAATTTAGATATGGTAGAATTTATACTGTTGGTCAATTTATGAACAAATATTACAAAACCAGTGCTCTTGAAAGAGTTTTATCTTTTTTTAAGAAAGATAGAAGAGAATCTTTTATTGGCATTAAAGAAAATTGGCCACAAGAAAAAGATGATTGTGAGGGAGTAAATAATTATTTTCCAGTTAATGATGCAGTTAGAAATCATAGATTTCAATTTTTTATTATAACAGTAATAAATTATATAGAATTTATTGGTAAGTTTATTAATCTTTTTATTAAAGAATTTGTTACTGCAGTGTTATTTGGTTTTGCAAATGCATTATCGGGAATCAAAGTTGTTAACAAAGCCGCCGCCAAACAAAATAAGGCGGCTAAAGAATATCAGTTTAAACAAATATTTAAATTACCGTTAATTATATATCCCGATTGTTATGATTGTACTGAAGATAATGAATTAAAAGATACAAATACAATACCTACTCCACCAAATCCTCAAGACTATACTAGTGGACCACCAATTGCAACAAATATTAATTTTGGTGAGAAATATTTACCCAAAAGAAAATCATCAACACCCTGTAGTGAATATACATTTACAAATACTGGTTTAACCGGTTACTCAATTACATATACTGATTGTGATGGTGTTTCTGTTACTGAAGAAATGCCAGCAAATTATATTAGAAGATTTTGTGGGCAACCGAGTCAATCATGGGTGATACCACCAATCTTTACTGGTTTATCGTATACGGAAAGTTCTTCTTCAAAATGTCAAGACGGCAATCTTGATGGTGATCTTTATTTTAATGTACCTTGTGACACATATACATTTACACATATCGGATCGTTAAATTATCACATAACTGGGTATACTAATTGTGACAATCAACAAGCCCCACCAATCACCATAACGGCCCCTAATCCATCAACCGGTGTAACTTTTGTTACACTTTACGCGAAAAAAGGTACCGTATTTACTATACCACCATCAATAACGGGTTTAAGTGTAACTGTAACACCTGGTTCTACCGCATTTTGTGGTGGATATGAATTAGCTCCATGGACAGGTGTCACATTTAACGGTGTACAATTAAATAGAAGTTATATTGTTGAAATTGATATTTTTAATGATGGATCTACTCAACAAATTGCTATTGGATGTGGAACAAAATATCCAATAATTTGGGATGGACCTGCTAGTTCACTTAATCCAAATGTATCATTATATGGACCAACAAATAATTGGAAAATAGGTGGTGGTTTTTATGATGATATTGCTAATGAAATAAAAGAAGAATATTCTACACAAATGGATCAACCAATAAATGGTACGATACATAATAAACATCGTTGCGTTTTAATTTCAAAAATGTGGGAAGTTCCTGGTGATTGTAATAATAAAGCAAATGATCCTGATGCCAGACCGGCGGGATCACCTGAAAGAGGTTGTGATAAATATGATTTCATAATAGATACAAAATGGACAGAAGATGGTGGAGAAGGAAAAATGAATTTAAAGGGATTTGTTTTTCCATTAGCAGGATTTCCTGATTATGCTACCATGAGACAATGGTTGATAAATAATCAACGTAGTAACTCTACAGGATATTATCCAAGTGATTCATGGGATAATAATTACCCAACAAGTATTTTAAATTTACACCCTGATCCTTGTTTTTCTGGTACACCATATAACGTTGGTGCCGTTCTAAGTTATCATTGTAAATGGCCAATGAAATTTGGTGGTTTTGATAATAATTCAGTACAATGTGTTATAAATGGTGCATATTATGGTGAAGTAAAGAAAAAGGGACCCTATTATGTTGACAATTCATTAACAACACAAGGAACAAATTCAGGATTTTCAGAATTTAGGGATGGTGTTTATACAATAGTACCTTTAGCGGGAAAGACTTTTGGTATGTTAAAATCATGGAGGAGAAGAAAACTATTTGGTCAATTAATGTGTGGTGGAGTTGTTTCTTATTTATTTACCGATTCGTGGTTGATAGGATCTTTATACTTTTTTCAATTTATGAAAAGAGGTAAAAATGATAGATTATGTAAACAATGTATTTATAAGTTTACCGACTCTTCTGGTCTTCATTTATATTATAGATCAACACCATATAATCCAAATTATACTTTTTCTGAAACACAATATGATTATGATCCGGCAACTGGTACCCAACTTGCGGCTAATCCTAGTTTAACTTCTGACTATATGAATAAAACAAAAGGTTTTTATGGTCAATTAAGAACTTATAATTATGAGGGGTCAGTAAAAACAAAAAGAGAAATAAATTTTCCAACCGCGGTTGTTGATTTAGGACCAAGAAATACATGGATAAATGAAATATGTGTAGATCCTGAACTTGATGTAAATTGTTCTATAACTAGAAGTGTCGGTTCAACATCATATAAAGGGTTAGACGATTTAATTGAGTATGTTATCCAATCAAAAGAAATAAAAGAAAGGGGAAAATTAGACGTACAAGACTTATTTGATGCTAGAGGATATGGGTTAATTGATGGAGATATAGCACAATTGATGAATTTTAATACACAAACAGGTATATATCCTTTTGAATATGAAGAATTTGATTCACCTTACACTGCACAGTATAGTACAATTTTTGATGGTAGAGGTGCTGTAGGTATAGATTTTGTTTTTAGTGAGGATGATCCTGATACAGTAATTACTGAAAGATACGGTGGATTAATTAGAAGATGTTTAAATGAACCATCAAGACTAGGTGACACATCACAAAAAGTACCATATTACATGTGGGAAACTTTTGGACATGGTTTTGGTGAAGCTTTAACAATTGGTAATAGTGAAAATCAACAATTTTATAATTCAAATATCTATTCACAAAGACTACAGTTAATGAAGTCAAATTTAAATCCAGACCCTAATCCTGTCGTTAATTCAGATGATGATTATTTTAACCCATATGTTATACCACCAATAAGAGATTGTTTAGATTATGGATCAGGTAATAAAAAATATAATGACAATTATAAAGAGTATACCGTTGGAGGACAAAGAAGACATATAATGGAAATCGGTACACCATTTCATTATTATTTTGGATTGAGAAAAGGAAAAACCGCCTTTGATAAATTTATAGAACTTTTTGGACCATTTTAATATGAACATACTAGATATTTTTAAAAAAAGGAAACCGACACATCTTATAATATATGTTTTATATAATAATGAAGAATCTTTTTTATATAATCTTTTATCAAGATTAACATATAGTATTGGACCATATAGCTCAATTGACAAATGTATTGAAGATGTTAAAAAATTTATAAAAAAATATCCTGATAAATTAAAACAAATTAATATAACAAGTTTTGGTACTGGTAAATTTTTAGTACAGACAACGGATGATAAATTAAAAGTTTATAAATTAATGGATGCACTAAAACCAATAATAAATAATGAAACAAAATTTATGTTTACAACTTGTTTTAGTGGTGTTGTACATAGAAGAGTTGTTGAAATGTCTGAATATATGGATGGTATGGAAATTGCTGCAATGGAAAAATCATATTCATTAAACGGTAAAATGACAATATGTAAATGTAAAGAAAAGGGTTATAGTGAAAATATTATATCAAAGATACCTAAAAGTAAAAACGGTATTGTTAGAGATGAAAAACAAATTATAGAAATTATAAGAAGAGACGAAGGTGAAGAAATTAATTGGGATACATGTGGTGTTGCGTATGAATATAATAAAATAACAGTTGAAGAAGGTATTTGTAGAAGTGATAAACAACCATATACATTATTAAAATCTATAAGAAATTATTTATTTAATATCCAAAAATAATGGAAAAGAAAATATTAGTACTACCAAATAAATTATATGAAAGAGCACCAGATCAAAATTTATCTCTTAGGATAAATTTTGATGAATCTAAAAATCTTTTAAGGGAAGGTGATAGAGATGTTGTATTGGATGTTTCAGAACAATTTAATAAAGAAAGAAACGAATGTAAAAATTATAAAATATTTGGTAAAGTTAGAATGGTTTTTAGAAATACATATTCAGGCGATACCACATATTCTCCTTTACAAAGAAATTTATCATTATCAGATGATGGATCTAATTCTGATTGGACAGGATTTATAAATTATAATGAATTTGCGTTTTTAAGAAATGATGTATTAAGAGAAAAAAATACACCATTATCAGGTTTGACACCATCTGATTTTAGTCCATTAATAACATTAACTGATGGTGTTACCGATCATTTAGGAACTACTCAAATTAATGCCCCCTATAAAAATTGGAATTTTTATCTCTCATATGTTTATAGTGCCGATACTTCATATCCAATGAAATATACTTTGTCTGATGGTGGTACATTTTCATTTCAAGCAAAAGATGGTATTCCATTTAGGGCGAGAATAAATGGAAAATACTATACATTCACATCACCTGTTGAACATGGTATCAAACAGGGAGAATATTTAACAATTTTAGAAAGTACACTAAACAGTGGTGTACCTTCTAGTGGTAGAACATTTTATGTTAATACTGTCGGTAATCAAACGTATAATTCTGAAAAATATGTTATTAACATTTTAAGAAGTCAATTTAACCCATCTTTAATTTTAGATAGAGTTATAATAGGAAAAAGATGTATTAATATAAATAAAATCGATGAAACAACATCTGAATATTATGTACATAAACATAAAACATTAACTAACCAAAACAACTATATTTTAGATAAAGCAGGATTTGAATCACCAATTTTTGAAGAAGAAAGAAAATTATTATTTCAAAATTCACAAGGTATAATAGATTATTATGTTGAGAAAAATAGAATGGAGGCGGTTCTTTTTGATTTTAAGGAACCATATACATTAAGTGGAATAACAAATAATTTTAATTACACTCCTACAGAATTATATGTGACAATAATTTTTAGAAATGATAATGGGTATTTTAATTATCCACCCAAACTTGGATATAGGTTTCATTTTCATGATACATGGGTAGATAATCATTTTAGCGGTACAACATCAAATGAAACAACATTAACCAGTACACCTTTTATAAATTCTGGTATAACATTTAATAGAGGTAATTCATTACCAATTGGAACCATTTTAACTGGTGCATTTGTTGAATATAATAAAACAGAATTAAAGGAAAGAATTATTAGTGAAGCGTTTCACAAAATAACAAGTCCTTTAAACATATTTAATCACGGACAAAATTTAAACACAACATTAAAATTAGCATCTAATAATAATTTAGTTGGTATCGGATACCAACCACATCATAGAGTTAAAATTAGGGAATTATCACCATATATAGAAACATCTCAAACAAATGATATATATAATTTACCAGAAAATTTAATTTACGATAAAAACGAAAATCTATGGAAATGGAGAGATTTATATGATCACGGATATGTGGACGTTGATGGATTTGGAACAAATTTTCCTTTTTTAAATAACACACATTATATTCAAAAAACCATTAACTTTTATTTATTAAATGAAAAAGATTTGACAAATAAACAAGATGGTATTAAAAAATCCAAAAATTTAAATATTGATTGTTGATGAAAATATTAAGAAACAACTTGACAAATAATATTGTTATTAATAACGAGAATGATTTCAAAACTGATTTGGGATGGCAAGAGAATGCACAAGAATTAGAAAGAGAAAGTTTATTAAAGATCATTAATCCAATTGATAATTATGAAACAGTTAGATATATTCATAAAGAATATCCGATAACAGGTGCGACTCCGTTTACACAAAATGAAATATGGTTTTATTTTTATTTTACCACTGGTACAACATATAATAATGGTTTAGATTATAGTTTAGTGGGTATAACACATCAAGAAAATGCAAAATTTTTAAAACAATCTACTGAAAGTTTTTTTAGATTAGAATTTTATAAAACACCAAACAACGAAAGACCTGAGAGATCAAATAGAAAATTAGTTTTTTCAAAAAATTTATCATTGCCGTTAGGTGAAAAATATTTTTATACGGGGTTATTAAAATTCATATCAGTACCTGTTTTTTCGGGTTCAAATTATAGAAATAAAGAAAATATGTATCTTTTTTGGTTTAAAGATGAAACACCATTTGAGGAAACATCATTAACTGGAAATACATTTTGGTTTACCGCTAGATTTTATAATGCAAAAGATGGCGAAATATTAAATTTTACAAATTCACCATTAAGTCCTACTACCGAGATTTTAGAATATAGAGATTTATATTTTCAATTAGAAATAGATAAATCAGACTATTCATATGAGGTATATAGTTATTCTGGAATGACAGGAAGTAAGGTTGGTACACGTTATAAACCAATAAAATTTTATCAAGCACTAAGTTAATGAAAAAGACAAAATATAGTATTTTAAAAGTCAATACAGGATTAACTTATAATATACCATTATATTTAGATGATTCTGTTGATGAAATGGGTATTATGGTTGGATTTGATGGTGAAATAACACAAGTGGAAGAGTTCTGTAATTTTAGTTATACACAAACAGCATCAACAGTACAAGTTTATAATACCGTATTTGTTGAAAAATTCAGATATATAAAAGAAGCCACGTTCACAATAAATTGGGGCGACGGAACAAGTAATAATTTACCAATACATGTAAATAATTTATTAACAACCGCAACTAAAACATACCCAACCCCATTAAGTGGATATAGTTCATATACTATAACAATAAAATTGGATAGCCCATGGACAAAACAAGAACTTAAAAAAATAGTAAAAATACCACAAAATCTTACAGTGGTCAATCCATTGGGTACATTTAGTGGATTTACGATACCGTACACAACATCATTAGGTTCACAAGATTATTTAAATGACTTAGATTATACTAATAATACAGGACATACAATATTTAAATATGTTGCAATTGGTGGTAGTAGAATTGATGAATTAAAATTATATGGATCAAATTTATATAGTGGAGTTACCGTTGGAACAGATACTGTCGGTATTTTTAGTGCATATACTATTGACAATTTGGTATATAAAGACTATTCTGATGGTTATACCATGATTACGGGTAATACTACCGGTTACACAAAAGAAGAAGTTTTTAATAAAATATTAACAAGAAACGAACATTTTCTTGGTTTTATAGACGAACCAACAATTTATTCAGATATTTTTATTGAACGTGGTAAACTTAGTGTTATGGAAAATAATCTTAGATTAACAGAAATTGACAATACGGGAGAATTGGAAATTTATGGAAATGGATTTTTTAATGTAATAAAACAATAAAAAATATATTTATTAAATAAAAATATATGGCAGTAGGATCATATGGTATAATTAGACCGTCGGACATATCACCACAGGATGTGGAAATTTATTATCATTATGTTGAGGATAGGTTAAGTACATCTGAAGTAACACTAAAAAAGTTAAATTCGGCTGATATTTTAACACCGGTTTTTCATAATGTTAATACGACATCTGACACAACCGCACCAAATAATGAAATTTTAGGTGGGTTATATAACCTAAAATTAAATTCAAATGATTTTTCTGAACTTGGTATATATACCTTACACATTAGACCAAAACAAATCAGAACGACAATAACGGATTGTGGAATTTTAGTGTCATTACCGTCTGTTAGAGGATTAATTATAGATTTAAGTAATGTACCAACCGAAGATAGAAATAAATTCACCCCTCAAGGATTAATTGGATATAGAATAGAATACATAAACACAACAGATAACACTAAAATTCCTAATTTTTATAGGGTGGTAACTTCATCATTTTATTGTACACCAATTGTGTCAAATTTAACTAATACAACACAAAAGGCGATTAGATATCAATATACAGATCAGGCAACAAATTTAATGTTTTTAACTGTAACACCATCCTCTGCACCATCTAGTAGACCAAATACGGTTCCATTTATTGGTAGTCCGTCACAAAAAATAATATTAACAAACACTTTTATGAATCCAACCACTATAGAAATAGAAATGGTTGAACATGATGCAAATACTTTAGCACATGCCTTGTATGGTAATCAAACTAAGGCGATTGCCCCAGGTATTTACACAATTTATGATAATAATAACAATATCTATAGACAATACAATCTCTATGAAGTTAAGGATGAATTTAATGAAACATTATTCGAAGTTAGAGAAAGGAAAACAAATATAGATACTGCATTAGATTTTGATACGATTACAGATATATAATGGCAAAATATAAAGTACCAAGTCAGGCGTCAAGCGGAAAAGATACATTTAGTGATAGTTTAGTCGGTGTCCAAATTACCGATGGATCTAGTCAATTAACTAATACGAATTTTGCTTTAGATAGAATTATACCTGAAAAAGATAGTAAGAATTTTAGGACAAGTCCCTTTTCTGAATTTTTAACTTTAGATACATTAGTTGATCAAAATAAAGAATTAAGCGATGTTGGTATTGATTTATCTAAAGAAAAAGAAGCGGATAAAAAAATAAGATTTAGAAGTGCAAAAAATGACGCAGGTAAATCATTATATGGATCATTATCTAAAAGGTTAGAGGTATCTGTAAAAAATATAATTAGTAAATATCCTGCTGGTTTTTTAATTGATAAAGAAAGAATTAATTATATTATTCCTTATACTTTATATAACATAACTTTTGATAAAGACAGAGAAATAACATCATTTTCTGTAGAAAGTTCAAGGATATTTAATCCTCTTGACATTGAACTAAAAAAACCAATAACACCTAAATCACCTGAAGAAGAGTTAAGTATAAAAAATTTCTATTCATCTTTTAAAAAATATGTTATTGAATTTAATAATCAAACATATCAAATTGATGATTATCAGGAATCAAATAATTTAAATGAAATAAAATTCAAAATAAAAGGTAATCCATTTTCAGGGTTATCCGCGTATAGTCAAACTATTTTAGTTAGACCAAGTAATTCAATTTTTGAAGAATTTTATAATAATTTAGATGAGATTGAACAACAATTATTAAATAGAGAAAGTAATCCTAAATATACCGCATATTTCAATGTTTTAAAAGATACAATTGATGGGTCATCAACCGATATTGTAAAAGTTGAAGTTACTTGGCCAACATATGTTGATGGATGGAATATAAAAATTGACGGCATTGATTTTGATTTTTATCTAGCAGATTTAAAAGAAATCGGAGATCAAATAGATGATTATAAATCTAATTTATTTATTAGATTTTTAACATCACCACAATTATATGAATTTGATACAGACGAAAAAAAGGCCGAAAGTGTATTTCAGTTATATGGACAAAACTTTGATAGAGTTAAAAAATATATAGATAATATTGCTTACATGAGAAATGTAAGTTATGATGGTATAAATAATCTTCCCGACATATTATTAAAAAATTTAGCAGAAAATTTAGGCATAACAACAGTAGATTTATTTGATGAGAAAAAATTAGATGACATATTTTATAATAGACCTAAAAGTAATTATCAAGGACAAGATGGTGGTAAAAATTTAGTAGAAGCGGAATATGAGTTTTACAGAAGATTATTAGTAAACTTAGCATGGATATATAAATCAAAAGGAACTAGAGCGTCAATTAACTTCTTTTTGAGATTTCTTGGTGCTCCTGATCCATTAATTGTGGTAAATGAATACATTTATAAAGTAGTATCATTACCAAATTCAAGCGATCTCGAAAGTGATATTTATGATGTTTTACAAAGAAGTAAAGTTTTAACAACAGGTATATTTTCACCAACAACATTTAGTTATACTAAAGAAAGTATAACAGGGTTAACAACTTTCAATAGAGATGGTTATCCGGTTGACGAAACAACATTATTACCAAGAAGGGCATTTGATGAAACTAGTGATATTTTTTTCCAAAAAGGTGCGGGATGGTATGACATGACATTAAATCATCGTAGTGTAGATATACTTGATGAGGAAAATTCAATATTAACAGGTAGAACAAAAACATTAAAAACAAAATCTAAATCATATACGTATGGTGAAGATTATTTTGATGTTTTTAGAACTTTACCTGGTTTAGATACTGGTTATGGATTAGATCCCGCAATTGATAATGTTAAGTCAGAATTTAATAATGACAATTCACAATATATTTTAAATAGAAAAAATATTGATGCGTATCTTTCACCAAGTAGATCTATTGATTATGATATTTGGAGAAAATCTAGAGATTTATTATTAACATTCGGAACAAATACACTATACCCACAAACAGGGGTAACATTCGCAGAATTTTTAGATAAAACAATACACACACAACTTAAAAATTCTCATGTAATTAGATACAAAAAAAATTACATAGCTTTAGAAGATGTTTACACATCTTATTTTAATACCATTGGATTTACACCATACCAATTTATAGACTCACATGAATTTATTCAGAAAATGAGTCCATATTGGATGCAAGTTTTAGATCAATTAATACCTTCAAGTACATTATGGACTGGTGGTGTTTTGATAACAAATAATTTTTTTGGTAGACCTAAATACAAATATAATATAGGGTGTCAAGCAAAAACTTTCGAAGAAAATTTATATCCTGATTTTGAAAAAGCAATATCAGAAGATTTAGAAACAATATTAGGTGAAGAAGAAAATTTCAGAGGATTAATTAATATAACAGGTATAACGTATTGTCCTATAATAGAAATTGATGGACAGGTTTTTTCGGGATCATCATATTGTATTTTATTTAGTGGTGCGACAAATACAAACAATAGTGTTAAATTATTTAATCCAGCACCAATGACAGGTTGTACAATTATACCTGATAGTGGTACAACAGGAATACCGTTGATATGTGATTTTAAAGATCATTTAGATCCTGATATTGATAAGGCCGAAGATTTGTGGAAAATTGCACTATCTGGTTTGGTGGAAAATGTGGTAAACAAATATGTAACAGGATATACTGCCGGATATGTTAATTATCAACCATTTTTAAATACAACAGGACAAACATATACTTGGGAATATAAACCAAAATTAAAACTTGAATATTTTACCGATATTGACGGGAAAGAAAAAGTTAGATTCACCTCAATAAAATATGATTTCAATGATTGTTCGGTCGAAGATTATTTTTTATATAGATTTGACGCCGAATATAAACCAATAAACCCAACCTGTCTTGTTGCCGATGTTACAATAAGTTCTGGTGATTGCCCAACAGATTATTGTCCACAAGTTGATTTAGTTTTTTCTTTAACAAATGGTGTTGGAGTACAAAAAGGTGGGGATGGTTCTTCTTTTTATAAGTATACTGGTTGTGAATTACTTAGTGGATCATCTGGCACCACTAGTAACGGAATATCATTCACACAAATAGATCCATGCTCAATTCAATTCTCCGCGGTTTCATTAGGTGAAAAAATACAAATTAATTTCTTCGATGCTGCAAACTGTGAAACAAAGTTAATTGTTAACGGTTTTCAGAAAAAATATGAACATGATGTGGATAGTAGTTACTATCAAGAATTTGTGATAGATACGTATTTTTCTGGCACAAGTGTTTGGTTGGGATGTGCACCTTGTACTGGTTTAACACATATATCATCACAAACCGCGGTGACATTTGTTGATAATTTCCAAAATTGTGTTTTAATACCTAAAGTAAGTTATGGACCGTCATATAATTACGGATTATTATCAAATAGTAGGGCTCTTAGAATTATAAGTTCATTTCCATTAATACAAATACAAAATGGTACTATAGATTATAATGCAATAATGTCATATATTAATGTTGGTGCTATTGAAATAATTGACGTAAAAGATATTAATATTGATGATAATTTATTAACAGCTAATTATTTACCATGTTCAGGATTTTCAAACAATAGTTTTAAAATAGCTAATGTTAATGGTTATTCCTTCACTTATGAGTATGATTATAATAAAGTAAAAAGTATAGAGTGTTTAGGTTCAGTTAAAAAAAGTATTATTAGTGGATTAACCTCTAATGGATCATTAACCGTAATTGAAGTATTACCAACAACAAAATTAAAAGTATATACTAATAAAATTATTGATGGTAAAATTATAACAAAAACAAATTACTTTTTTGATGAAAGAATACCGGAACATTTACAAGTGAGAGGTGAAGAACCCATAGACCCATGTTGCCCTTATCCTGAAGATTATTTGGATAACAATGGTGATTATCTAATTAATGTAGATGGATTTTTAATTGAAGTTATTGCGGTAGATTTAAATTATTGTGAACCAAATTTATACTATAATTTAAATTTTGAAACATCTGGTAGAAATATACCTGTCGGGAACGATTTAATAGTATTTAATGGTAATGACACGCATCAAGTTCTATTACAACACAAATATCAAACTCATGTAAATGATTTCTTCGGTGATGATAATTGTGTACAACAATATTATACAGATGTTGAAGATTGTCCTATAACACCAACAATAGATGAAGTCGAAGATGATTGTGGTGATTTGTTATGTGCCGACATTTGTTTAATTGGTACATATTCATCAACAACATTATATACATCATATACATATCAAATAGTAGGTGTTTATAATAATAGAAATTATTATAAATCTACTGATGGTACATATGATTATTATATCATTTGGAATAACGGAACAAATAGATGGGAACACTGGGAAAATTTTGACACAACATTAGGTACATCAGGTACTTTATATTCTTATTTAAATTATACCGGAAACACACCGATAAGTAGTACAGAATATCAATGGATTTATAATTATGATCCTGAACTTGGTGCATACGTAACGACAGTAAAAAATTGTCCAGATCCTGTTTGTTTTAGTTTCGATCCAGGTGAGATTACTTGTGTACTTTCAACTGAATTAAGGTACCCTGCCGGTTATCACAATGGTAAATATTACTATAGTTTAAATTACACAAACTCAGGTACAGGTACAACTACTTGTGTTTTTGGTGCCGTTGTATGGAATAGTGGAACTACAAGATGGGAATATGTTAATTCATATAACGTAACAAACAAAACACCTGGCACGTCAATAGGGTATTTAAATTATAGTGGAAACACACCAATAAGTAGTACAGAATATCAATGGAATAGAATTTCGTTACAAGTTGGATTACTTAACTCATCATTAAATGAATGTCCACCAGAAGTATGTTTTTATTTAACATCTGGCGGTACTAGTAACTATATATATTCAGGATTCCCAACCACACATTATGACGGTAAATTAGTATATTATATTAATAATCCATCATTAACAACAACACCAATATATGTTTTATGGAATAGTGGAACTACTAGATGGGAAATGTGGGAATCATATGATTATTTAAATCCTAGTACACCACCAAGTAATCAAATGTATGGATATCTAATTAACAATGATTATTATCCCTTATCAGATGATATAAATGTATGGTCAGGTAACACCGGCTCAACATTACCATTATCGGGAACCTCTGTAATAGGTGAATGTGTCATACCATCATCAATATTTTTACCACAATGCAGTATTTTAATTAATGATAATTCTAATGACGTTTATTATTATGATTATTCTTCAAACACTAAAACTAATTTAGGTACATTTATATTTTCTCCTGATATCGCTCATACATCAAATAAAATGTGGTTATATAATAGTTCAATATATGAATGGAATATTACATTAAATCCTTGGTCCACAACATTTAATAGGATAATAACTCTACCAAGTGGAATAAACAACATCGGTGCGGGGTTATGTGCGATAAATGATACGAAATTATTATCTACATATTATAATTCCGTATCAGGATTAGATGAGATGATAGAAATAGACATTTCATCTTCGGTCGCAACGGTAAATACAGTATTCTCTTTAGCACCAACTGAAAGTATTGCTGGTGATATTGTATACACAACAAATAACAAAGTTTTATTTACGGTGACAAAATCAGGTGGGGTATTTTTAAATCAATATGATTATACCACTGGATTATTTGAAACAAGTGCCAATTTAAATACAACTGCCACATCACCATATGGAATATTCCAAGATAATGGTTCATTATATGTTGCGAATTCGGACGGTAAAATATATAATATACCTTTAACATATCCTTACACACCAATACTTACACAGACAATTCCATCATTAACAGTTTATGGATCATCTCAAATACCAGAGTGTTGCACAGTGAATTTACAATTAGAACCAACGCCTACACCTACGTCAACTAGTACACCTACACCAACTATTACACCTACACCAACTATTACACCAACACCAACTATTACACCAACACTTACACCTACCGCAACACCAACACCAACTTATTTATTACCTGTATCAGGTTTAATTTGGTCAACAACTAAGAACACATCTGGCGTAACAGGATGTGAGACCGCTGAATGGATTATATCACCCGATAATTTATGTGTTAGATTTAACATTGCAGATTCATTCAACTGTGGTGGTACATGTAATATAACACAAACAGGTACCGCAACGGCAACAATTACTGTTGGACCTGTTGATACTTTCTTAAATTTAAGTTTTAGTGGTTTGGCGGAATTACAAAATACCGATTATGAAAATATAGCATTCTATTTAGATGGTACATTAATTGCAAGTGCAACATCACAAGAACTAAATCAAGGTTGTGCTATGGGACCTGTTATTGAAAATATAATTGTACCAGGACCATATTTATTACCGGCAGGAACAACACATACATTATTTATTGATTTCACAACAGATGATCCATTATTCCATGTTGGGTCATATTATGAAATTTGTTTAAACTTTACAACATAAAATGAGAACAGTAGAATTAACAAGTAGTAATTATAGTGGACAAACGGCGGTAATAACATTTAATCCCGATACCGGTGGAACATTTAATTTAGGGTCACAAACAATACCTTATACATACACTTCTGAATACACTTTTGGGACATATGTTTTATATTTTTCTGGAGTCGGTGTTACATGTTCTGCAACATTAATTGATAATACATTAAGTCCTGTACCAACTAGTACACCCACACCTACATTAAGTAACACACCCACACCTACATTAAGTAACACACCCACACCTACATTAAGTAATTTTGTTGGTGATGTGGTTCAAAATACTGGAGATTATGAATTGGGTATCTGTGCGGGGAGTGGGACAACATATAATGTAACGGGTAATAGTACAACATTCTGTTCATCAACAACATTTACAAATCCATCATTTAGTTCATTCCTTAATGGATCTCAAACATTTATTGGATTTGGGACCACATATTTTAGTATATTATTTAACGGTACAAATACCGCATCAGTACTTGGTCCATGTTTAACATGTCCAACACCAACACTTACACCTACGTCAACTAGTACACCTACACCAACTATTACACCAACATTAACTATTACACCAACACCAACAATTACACCTACCGCAACACCAACTAGTACACCAACATCGGGTAATAATTTCTTTGTTATAAATAACACAACAGCGGCAACTTCTATTGGATCAATAACCCCTGCGTTTTATTTAATAACTGTTGGATCATTACCGGTAAGTAATGGGTCACAAGCGGAAGGAACACATGCCGGCACAACACTCGGAATAGATTATACTGTAACAACATCATCTCAAGTTAATATATCATTAGTTGTTAACTCATTTGTTATTGATTGTAACACGTATACTAATACCACTACTGACACATTTTCACCTATCCCCATATCATCAACTGATATTGTTGAAATAATTTTACAAGACGGTGCTTGTGTTTAATAAAATTAAAATTTTAATATGCCAAATATAACGATAACATCACAAAATTTCGAAGGATATACAGCATCAATAATTTATAATCCCGATACCGGTGGAACATTTAATTTAGGGTTACAAGTAATACCTTATGTATATATTGCAGAGTATATTAATGGTCAATATATTATTACATTTTCTGGAATAACTAATTCAGATATTGTATGTAATTTATATGTCTCACCAACATCCACACCTACCATTACCCCAACTCCAACACCCACTAATACACCAACAATAACATCTACACCTACTAGTACATTAACCACAACCCCAACAATAACTCCAACAATAACTCCAACTACAACTACAACACCAACACCTACATCTACCACAACAATTTTATTCATTGGTACATTAATTGAAAACCCCTCATCAATATTTCTAAATGCTTGTCTTGGTATTGGTAGTTTATTGGTGAACTCCGTCGGAAATAACTCAACATTCTGTACATCAACAACATTCACTCACCCATCATTTAGTACTTATGTTCCAGGTTATAATACATTTTTAACTTATTCTGGTCAATATGTAAGTGTGGTTACAAATGGTACAAATGTGGCAACGGTAATTGGTGCTTGTCAAAGTTGTAGTGCACCAACACCAACAGCGGAAATTGAATTAATACCTGAAGAAGATGCGGTTATATCTAATCAAATTAATTTACTTATAAATGTAATATCTGGTACAACATTAGATAATTTAACATTTTCATCTGGCGTAATAACACAATATAATGATGGAATTTGTTCAACAACTAATGGTACACTATCTCAAGTTGGTACATTAACACTTAATTCTGGTTCAACTAGTACTAATACTACATTCGGAACTAGAACATCGGGTACCGCCACTCTAAGAGTAACACAAATACAAGTTAACTCAATATCAATAATATCAAATCCACAAACAATAACAGTGGGATCGAATACATATTTAATAAAAAGATTTAATCAATGTGGTGGACTATAAAAATTAATAATATATGATAATAACAAATATACAATTAGTACCTTCTAACGTTCCATTTAATGTTTATTATGGTATAACATCAGCAACAACAACTACTTTAGTGGCGTCTGGTGTAACAACTAATTTTCAATTTAATATAAATCCATTTGAATTATATGATACGTCAATAAGTGCATTTACACAATATTTTTATTTGAGATTTGTTTCAGAACACTGCGAAGATCTAATAGTGAAAGTTAAGGGACTTAATATAGAAGATTTTACAACACCGTCATGTGTTGAAACATATCTAAAATACGCGGAAGCTGTTGGGTTAACAACACCAGCGGAAGTACCATAATAATATTATAATCTTTATTTAAAAAAATTAATATTTTATATTTATAGTATCATGGGTTTGAATGTTAGACTAAATAATTTAAATGTACCGAACAACTTCACAGTTGAATATAGTAAAAACGATAATACTAATTATTTATATTTTGGTGGAACATATTCCAGTGCGACCACATCAGTTGTAATTACAAATTTAGAATTTAACACAACGTACTATATAAGAATAACAGATATTGTAGATAATAAATCCGCCGTAACTATCGTCTACACTCACGAAAGTAAAATTTTTGAATGTTACGATACTGTAGATTTTTTCCTTAATGTTAGTACTGGCGGTACTTGTACTGGTAAAACAGTAACAATTTATGATTCATATTCAGGTAATACTAATTACGGTAATCATTCCTCTGTAATTAATAATACACCAAACTCATATAGAGTATATACAGGTTTAACATATGAAATATCGGCATCTACTTTTGTAACAACAGCAACAACAAATCCGACAACAGGTATAGTATACGAATTTGAAAATTTTACCCCAACACATAGACCGGTATATATTTTTCTAGAACATGGTGATGGAAGTATACAAAATAACACAAATATTGATCCTAAAAAACAAGGAGGATTTCAAGTTAAGGTAGTTTTTATTGGTTGTCCTGTTTGTTTTAATCATAAATGTAGTAGTGGGGATACGGGTTTTACACATACTCTTTACAGTCCTGTCGGAGTTTATAATGATAGACCATATTATAAAATATGTTGTGATGATTATGTTGCTTATTGGTCAAGTACAAGTAATAGATGGGAGATTAGGGATAGTTTAGGTAGTGGAACATTATATTCATATTTAGATTATGATAACAATTACCCAATTAGTGACCCACCCACAAAAATGTGGTCCGCGGTAACTGTTACTGAAGGGAATATATTCTTTACTAATTTTGAAAAATGTCCACCTCCATGTGACATTGAAATAGTAATACCTTGTGATCTTAATTTTAATATAATACCAGATTAAAAATTTTATTTATTAAATATTTATAAAGTATATGAGTTTTTTAAGTGAGTTTAATTCAGATTTTTTAACAGCTAGAGTTACCAAAAAGGGTAGAAATTCTATTGCAAAAGGTAATTTTGTTATTTCGTATTTTCAAATTGGTGATTCGGAGTTTGATTATAATAGTCCTTTTAATCAATTAACTGGATTAAATAATACTCCGTATCAAAAAGTATTTTCACCAAATGATAAAGATACTGTAGTAAAATATCCCTATAAAATTGATTCTACTCAAACTACAACAACATATGGGGTACCTGTTCAAAACTCATATACACAAACCTTAAGAAATCCGATGGGTCCAGCTGGATTTGTTTCACAATATATTGAATATAATGAAGATGATTGTACTGGAACAAAAGTAATTTGTACAACAGAAAGAATTGACATATCTACCGTAAATGGTACAAATACATTAACAGTAGTATCGGGAAATTCATTTCAAACTTGTGAATATATTACTTTAGTTTTTGATCAATTCGGGGGTACCGATCCTAATGTCCCAATTGTAACAGGACAATCAAATAGTTTAATATATAAAGTACTTAGTATTAGTGGTAACACGATTTATTTGGATAGACCAACACCCGATCTATCAACATTAACAGGATTCGCACAAGTTGTTTGTAATAAATGTGAAATTGAATTTTCATCCCCAACAAGTATCGCCCCTGTTTGTTTACCACAATCACCAGATCCAATGGATCAACACGATCCTTGGTCATTAAATGTAATATGGAATGAAAACCCAATAGGTTATACTGGTATAACAAATAGTAACTTATTGGGATTTGAAAGTAATAAATATATTTCTACAAAACAATTTTTAGGATATACAACATCATCGGGACAAACAATTAACAATAGGGCAACATACTATAATTCATTTGACGAAGAAATTGTTGTCCAACCAGAAGAACAAAGAATTCTTGCCGTTATACATTATTCAGAATTAGGTGATATAATTTTTAATCCCGAAAGATTTTTTAAATATGATGATTACATAAGTAATAATACTAATTTATCAGATTCAATAATTGATGATGAAGATGGTATCCCAATCACAGATACGGAATATTTTGAAGTTTTTATACCATTTATTTGTTATCACAGAAATACAAGTAATGTTGTTGGTGCGTTATTTAGAATGGATACAACTGATTATCAAATAAACACACCGTCACCAATATTAAATGGTAATTCATCAATACCATTTAGATATTTGTTAGATGAACAAAATTATAAAGTAGGTAAAGTATTTTATACAAAGAAAACAATAGTATTTGATGATCAAGAATTAGTTGCATTATTAGATTATAGAAGTAATAGAAGACACACATTAGATGCACCTAAATTATATTTAGTTCCAAGTGACGACACACCGGCAAATTCTCTTTTAACTGGTTCCACAAATCAAACAATTTGGGTTAGTTATACATTTACAAATTCTGATTTGGCTTTGAATTCTATGCCATGTAATTACTATTCTAAAATACAGGGCACCACAATTCCAACAAGCTTAGTTGTTAAATTTGGTACTAATTCATTTAGATACATGAAAACATCATTAACCGATATTGTTAATGGATATTTAGCAACCGAATTTAAAATTTTAGTACAAATCACAAACACAGGACAGTACCCTGTACCAGATGATTGGGTTGAAGTTGATTTTACATCTGAAGCTGGTGGTGATGGAATAAGTTTCTTAGATAAGAATAATATAAAAGATAAATCTTTTATATTAAATTTCGCAAAATTCAACACTGGAGGTACACAATTCAACATTGAAAATTATTTAAAACCTAATTATATAGTTAGAGAACCTTCTAATGATCCTAAATTTGGTGAAGAACAACCATTTCCTGGAAGCATTAGACTTGTTAGAGCAAGTGATATTGAAGTGATGAATTTTTTAGTTAACTTACCAAGTACACAATTCACTGAGACACAGAACCCAACATATTCTATCGGTAAAACTAAAAAAATAACTGAAATTGCTTTATTAGATAAAAATAAAGAACCATTAGTTGTGGCCAAAACAGCTAAACCCGTCGATAGATTAGGAACACAAGTTTTTGCGGTTAAAATTGATTTTTAACTATTTACATTTCTAAAAATATCACGTATATATTGTTCTATGAATGTAAAATTAAAAAATACACCCAAAATATTAGGGTTAGATATTTCAACAAAAACAATTGGATGGGCATTGTTTGATTTAACAGGTTCTAAATTATTAGAATTAACACATTTTTCACCCAAAATAAAACCACAACCTGATGATAAATTAGAGGAATTGTTAAAAAAATCTGACGCCTTCAAAAAACATTTGGAAGCATATAAAAATATGGGAATTCTTCGAGTTATTATTGAAGAACCATTATTAAATTCTAATAACATCTATACCGTACAAACTTTATTAAGATATAATACAATGATTTGTAAAATTGTTTACGATACTTTAGAAATTGTACCAACATTTATATCAACATATAATGCAAGAAAATTTGCGTTTCCTGATCTAGTTGGTAAAAATACTAAAGGTAATAAAGTTTTATTTGGTGGATATCCTAAAGATATTGATAAAAAACAAGTTATTTGGGATCATGTAAATGCCGTATGTCATGATGTTAAATGGATTTATGACAAAAATGGTAAACTAAAAAAAGAAAATTACGATATGAGCGATGCCGCAACTGCAGTAATTGGTTATGTCAATATGATTAAATCACAGGGTAAATAAAAAATCCGGCAAAATATATTTTACTATTTATGTTTTTTTATATATTTTAATATTAAGACGGGACGTATAGAAATATACGTTGGTTGGTGTTATCCCTCAGATGTGGTGTATCTGGGGGATTTTTTTTTATCATTTTTTTTTCTTATCATTATAAAATGATTAGTGTCGATGTTCAATATGAACCAATAGTAGAAATTCTTGAGGATATTCTTGGTGAATATCGATCACATAATGATTATAAATGTCAAATGACATTTGATTGTCCTGTTTGCTCTTATGAGATAAAAGGTTTAGATGAAGGGGATGGTAAAGGTAATTTTGAGGTAAATTACAAATATTCAGTTTATAAATGTTGGGTTTGTAGTGAAACAAATGAAACGCATGGATCAATATATAAATTAATAAAAAAATTTGGTACACCCAAACAATTAAAAAAATACCTTTTATTAAAACCAGACGAGGTTGAAAATTTTAAAAACGTTGTACATAAAAGAGTAAAATTACCTAAAGAATTTATTACGATAAAAAACGTATCTAAAGGATTTAAATTAACTCCAGATTATAAACAGGCGATAAATTATTTAAAAAAGAGAAATGTTACTGATGAAATAATTTCAAAATATAATATAGGATTTTGTAAAGATGGTCCATATTCAAATAGAATAATAATACCATCTTATGATGAAAATGATATGGTTAATTATTTTATTGCCAGATCATATCTATCTAATACTAAATTAAAATATAAAAATCCAAGTGCACAAAAAGAAACAATAATATGGAACGAACACTTGATAAATTGGGAAGAACCCGTATATATTGTTGAGGGTGTTTTTGATAGTTTATTTCTACCTAATTCAATTCCCATGTTAGGTAAATTTATGAGTCAAAGATTATTTAATTTATTATACGAAAAGGCAAAAAAAATAATAATTGTTTTAGATCCAGATGCTTGGTTAGATACCGAAAAGTTGTATCATAAATTAAATTGTGGAAAATTATTTGGTAAAATTTGGGTAATAAAACTTAACGGGGATAAAGATATTGCAGATTTAGAAGGTAAATTAGATGATTATAAAACATATCAATTAGATTAAAATGGAATTAAAAAAAATTTCTGATGAAATAAAACAAATTATTTCAAACAGACAAAAAGAAATACAATTAACTTTTGTTGAAGAAAAACACATATATTATATGATGGACACCGAAGGTAAAATTAGAAGTAATTTTCCTTCAGTATCTAAATTAATAAAAAAATTCTATAAACCATTTGATGCCGAAGGTACCGCGTTACGTATGTCTAATGGTGATCCTGAATCGGCTAAACAATTACAAGAACAATGGAGAGAAACTGGTAATTACTCAACTAATATGGGTAGTAGAGTTCATTATATGTTAGAGAGTGAACTTGTCGAAAGATATGGAAATTATAAAGAAGTTAGACAACCAATATTCGAGTGTGACGATAGTCAAATTCAAAAGGGAGATAATATGATTTCGGCTGGTAAAAATTTTTTAGATTTAATGCACGAAAGAGGTGCGGTACTTTTAGATACTGAGATGGTTTTAGGTGATAATGAATTAGGTTACACAGGACAACCAGATAAATTTTGGTTAATGTTAAATAAAGATAAAACAGATTATGGGTTGGTGGTCACCGATTGGAAAACCAATCAGCCTAAAAATTTTGAAGTACAACATTACACAGGTAAATTGTACTCACCATTCCAAGATTACCACGATACGGCATTGGGACATTATTATTTACAATTACCTTTATATGCTAGACTTTTCCTTAAAATGTTAAAAGGTAGTAAATATGAAAACTTAAGACTACTTGGATGTGTTGTTGTTTTATTGAAAGATGACGGTACATTTGTAGAGTATAAAGTACCTCAAGATGTAAATAAAAAAGTATTTGATTTGGATTTAACAAAATATATTAAAAGATGATAAAAAAGATTATACACATTTCTGATTTACATATTAGAACATTTCAATTACATGATTTATATAAAAAACAATTTGAAATATTGTTAGAAGATTTACAAAAAAAAGTCGTGGATTGGTATGATGATAACATTGGTCCTTTAGATGTAAGAGTAGTCATCACAGGTGATATTGCACATCAAAAGATTAACATTTCAAACGAACAATTAATGTTAACAAGTTGGTTTTTAAAAGAATTAACTCGTTTTGGTAAAGTAGTTATCATACCAGGTAATCATGATTTTTTAGAAAACAATGTACAAAGATTAGATAGTATCTCTCCTGTAGTTGAATTACTTAATAATGATTGGATAACATACTATAAAGATAGTGGAGTATATTATGATGATAATATTGATTGGGTTGTATATTCATTATATCAACATAATCAAAAACCAAAATTTACAAAAGATGACAATAAATTAACGGTAGGATTATTTCATGGACCAATACAGGGGTTATCAACAGATTTGGGATTTGAATTTGAAGATGCCTATGATAGATTGAATTTTGTTGATCTTGATTTATTGTTATGTGGTGATATTCATAAAAGACAACAATTTAAATTACCTAACGGTGGTAAGGCGGTTATGATTGGTAGTTTAATACAACAAAACTTTGGTGAAACAGTTAAACATCACGGGTATGGAGTCTACGATATAAAAAAAGATAAATATGATTTTTTTGATTTACCAAATGAACAACCATTTTTACATTTCAAAATAAAAGATATTAAAGATATTGAAAATGAAACAGAAGAACACGTTAATATTGGATGATGAATTTATTCAATATTGTAAATTGAATAATATTACTAATATCGAAAAATTTGCTAAAGAAGTTTTTAATAAAGGTTTTACATATTTAAAATATGGTGATAAACCGAATATAAAAATTGAACCACCAGAAATACTTTCAAAGGAAGAATTAATAAAAAAATGGGAAGATGCCGGGGTTTTGAGTGGGTTAAAACCAATAGAAAAAGAACAAGAAGAAAAAATTGAAAATATAATTAAACCTAATACTGAACAAATAGTAAAAAAAGAAAAAGATATTTATGACGAATAAATTCGGCAAAATATTTTTTTTTATCATTTTTTTATTTTATAATTAAAAAAACAATAAAATTATGACATACTTATTTTTTTGGACATTAATGGCTTATGGTATGACTTCCATATTAGTTTGGGGATCGATTTTTGAAGGAACAAGAAATTTTATTAAAAGAATATCAAAATTTTTTGGTGATCTGATAAGTTGCACTCTTTGTACATCAACGTGGGTTGGATTTTTTCTTTCACTATGTTTGGGTGGATTAACAAATAAATTTTTTGAAATTAGTACATTACCATGTATATTTTTTGACGGTATGTTTACCGCTGGCTCAGTTTGGGCAATAAACTCCATCGTAGAATTTTTCGAGGAGAGTAGATTAAATAATAATTAAAATGGGTAATTTAGTTGGTGCTTGTCGCCATACAAATGAAAAAGTTAGTACTATTGATGATATTGGTCGAGAAAACGGAATACGTGCATTAAAACAAATTTTTAATTGGGATTTAATATCTAATACAAAAAAATTTAAAATAGATTTACTACATGTAAATCGACGTGGTGGGTGTGATGTTGAAGAAGGTAAATGGAAGGGATCATATAGAGACCAAGATCCGTCTAATTTTAATAAATATACTTTACCATATCCAACCGCAAATTTCCCCGCAAGAAAAGAAAAATATTTTAATAAATATTTTGATTGGGTAACCGATACTGGGAATTTAAAAACATACCACCACCCTGATTATGAATATAATTCACTATTGAGATTTAATTTTGATTTTACCGAATTTTTCTTTGTTGATTATGAGGTATATAAGAAAAAAATATCTGATTTATGTCGATGGAGTCCTGATACTATTTTTAAAGTAGACAATAATGGAAATAAAACTCCAGAAGATTGGATGTGTTGGGAATTAAAAGATGTACATTTTTACACATTAGTTGATGGTATTTGGATTAAAAATACTACATTTGAAGATCCAAAATTTTACGAAGAATTTGTTCAAAACTATACAAAAAAAAGAGAAAATTTCTTAAATAAGAAAAAATGAATCCATTTATAAAGGTCGATTGGGAAGATACTCCCGAAAATTTAACACAAGAAAGAATTAAAAGAGTTAAGTCATATTTTGAAAAAAAATATAACTCAACAAATGTAAAAATTGTTACTAAAATTGCAATAAGTGATTCTAAAACTAAATTAAAATCATTAGAAGTATCTGATAATATTTTAGATTTTGAATACCAAAAAAAAATAGTAAAAGATTTTATTAAAGAAAATAATATTAATATTAAATGGGAATTAATTGATAGATTAGACAATAAAGTAAATTCTCAAATTGATAAATTAAATCAAGACAAAGTAAGATACAATAAATGGTTTATTAAAAAAATTGAATTTTCTAATTTTCTTTCATTTGGTGAAAACAATGTTATTGATTTTAAAGAATTAAATGGTATCACTGTCATTGAATCTACCCCGAGAAATTTTGGTGGTAAAACTACTGCAACAGTTGATTTATTAATGTTTTTGTTTTTCAATTCAACAACTAAAACAAAAACAAATATCGAAGTTTTTAATAAATTTAGTGATGTTGATGATGTTAAAGTAAAAGGACATGTCGTTATTGATGGTGACGAATATGTCATAACCAGAACTGTATCAAGAAAAAAGAATAAATCGGGGGAATATACTGTAAAAAATGATTTAGATTTTTCTAAAATATCTGAAGACGGTACAATAAAAAATTTGTCTGGTGAACAAAGAAGAGAAACAGAACAAATTATCGTATCCGCAATTGGTACAGAAGAGGACTTTTTATCCACAATTCTAACTACAGGAAATAACTTAGAAGAATTAATCGAATCTAAACCAACTGCTAGAGGTCAAATACTTACAAAATTTTTAGGACTTGAAAATTTAAAACAAAAAGAAGAAATATGTAAAACAATTTACAATGATTGGTCCAAAAAATTAATTTCAAACACGAATAATATTATTGATCTTGAAAATAAAAATATATCACATAATGATGATATTGAAAAATCAAAATCTGAAATTATTCGTTTAAAAAATGAATTAAAAAAAATAGAGAAAAAATTAAAAAAATTAGAAGATGATAGAGAAAATCTTTTAAAGAAAAGAAATAACGATATAGATCAAGATTTAATTAAGATTAACCCAGATGTCTTAAATAAAGAAATAAATGAATTAAAAAAGAAAAAAGAAGAGTTCGAAAAATTAACGGAAAGTATAAATGTGACAGAACCCTATAAATATTATTTAGAAGAAGATCATGAAAAATTGGTTTCAGAAATAAATGATTTAAAAGTAGAAAAAAAATTAAATATTGACAATATAAAAAGAAATGAAAATTTAATAAAACAGTTTGAAGAAGGTAGTATTTGTCCAACATGTAAAAGACAATTAGAAGAAGTTGATCATACAGATGAAATTAATAACTTGAAAAAGTTAATTGAAGAATTAAAAGAAAAAGAAGATCAATATCAAATAAAATTAAGTGAATTACAAAAAGAAGAAATTGTTTTTAGTGATTTAAAAAAAGAATACGACGAATATGAAAGGAATAAATTACGTAAAGCAAAGCACGAATTAGATGTCGGACAAAAACAATTAGAAATAGACTCTAAAGAAAATAAATTATCAATATACGAGAGTAATAAAAATAAACTGGAGGAAAATAAAAAAATAGATTCTGAGGTTATTTTTTTCAAAACACAAATAGAAACTACCAATGGTGATATAAGGCAAATCACCACTAATATTGAGAGAGAAACAAATAACATTAAAAATTTAGAAGAAAAAATAGTAATAAATAATGATTTAATATTAAAAATAAAATCAGAAGAAGAATTAATTTCTGTTTTTAAAATATATTTGGCAATATATGGGAAAAATGGTATATCAAAAGTTATTATTAAAAATATGATTCCATTATTAAACCAAGAATTACATAGGTTATTATCGGATAGCTGTCATTTCACATTGGAATTAAACATTAATGATAAAAATGAATTAGAATTTTTAATGATCGACAATGAAACAAGGGTAGTTAAACCATTATCAAGTGGATCTGGTTATGAAAAAACAGTATCTTCTTTAGCGATAAGAAGTGTGTTAACTAAAGTATCTTCTTTACCAAAACCAAATATAGTCGTAATGGATGAAGTTTTTGGTAAAATTGCGGATGATAATTTAGAAATGGTAGGGGAATTTTTCAAAAAAATAAAAAATTATTTTCAACATATTTTTGTTATATCACATAATCCCCTGATTAGAAATTGGTCAGACAATATTGTTATGATCAAAAAAGAGGAAAACATATCCTCGATTGAATATGTAACAACAAAAATTTCTTAACATTTTTTGTTTATCTCATTTTAGTTTTTAAATTTGAAAAAATATAATTATGACCCCAAAAGATCACAAAAGTTTTGGTCTTTACGCTAAAGACCACGGTGTAAGTTCCTTGAATTTACACTATTACAACAAAAAAATTGAGAACAGTCTAACCCCATACATTCTTGAGGAAAGACAAATGAATGTAACCGCGATGGACGTATTTTCAAGATTAATGATGGAACGTATTATATGGGTTGCAGGTGAAGTCAATGACCATATGTCCACGGTTGTACAAGCACAACTTATGTTCTTGGATAGTATTGACAATAATGACATTACAATGCATATAGATAGTCCTGGCGGTAGTGTAAAATCAGGTTTATCTATGGTTGATGTGATGGATTACATTAAATCCGAAATTAGAACAATAAACACAGGTATGGCAGCATCCATGGGGTCTGTTCTACTTGGTGCGGGAACTAAGGGTAAAAGAGGGTCATTAAGATTTTCTAGAACTATGTTACATCAATCTAGTGGGGGATTTCGTGGAAATATTCAAGATGCTGAAATAGATATGAATGAATGGAAAAAAATAAATCAAGTTTTATTTGATTTATTGGGTCAATATTGTAACAAATCACCAAAACAAGTATTAAAGGATGCCAGTAGAGATCTTTGGTTATCCGCTGAAGAATCATTAAAATATGGTATAATCGATGAAATCATAAATAAAAAGAAATAGAGAATTTATCTTTCATATATTTATTATAAAAAAATATATGAAAGGTATACTTAAATTAGACTTTAAAACACTATTGATTGCTGTCTTACTTATTGTTATTCTCCTACTTAAAATGTGTACACCTAAACCTAATCCAGTACCGGGTGAGGTTATAAAGGTCGATGGTAAAAAATACGAGGTAATTAAAAGAATTACTGATACACAGTACATTACCAAAACAAAAACATTATACAAACCAGGTGAAACAATTTACGTCGACAGACCAATATATGTTGACGTACCGCAGGACGTAGATACTACGGAAATATTAAGAGATTACTATGCTAAGTATGTATACAAAGACACGATAAAATTAGAAGATAGTTTAGGTATGGTAACCTTAACAGATACTATCCAAAAAAATAAAATTATTGGTAGAAAGTTTAAGTCCGAAATAAACCAAATTACAATAAAGGATAGTATTTTTATTAAAGAATTACCTAAAAATCAAATATATGTTGGAGGAATAATTGGGGCAGACAGAAAAGTTGGTTTTAATTATTTCGGACCTACTCTAGTTTTGAAAACAAAATCCGAAAACATGTATAGTATAGGTATTGGTTTAAATAATAACTTTACCACATCTATACAAGCTGGCATCTACTGGAAAATAAAGTTAAAAAAATAACTGAAATATTTCCATTTTTAAAAATTTTTGTTTATTTTATTTTTAACCGATAAAACGCGTATAATTTTTATGCAATTAAAAAAGTCTATCACACCAAACACTGATGAATTACAATCTTACATTAAAGATTTAAAAAAGATTCCCGTAATTAGTCATGAAAGACAAGAAGAAATTTTTTTAGAATTAAAAAAAGAATTATTAACCAAAAACGATAAAGAAAAGTTACTTAATGAATTAGTATTAGGTAATTTAAGATTTGTTATCTCGGTCGCTAAAATGTATCAAAATCAAGGATTGGAATTACTTGATTTAATATCTGAAGGTAATATTGGATTAATAAAGGCGGCTGAAAGATTTGATCCATCAAGTGGATTTAAATTTATTTCATACGCCGTATGGTGGGTTAAACAATCGATATTGGCATCATTAAATGAGAACTCAAGAACAATAAGAATTCCATCAAATGTTATCCAAGAGACACAAAAACAAATAAAAAATGTCGAAATGGATGAAGATATACATCTAATTAACAAAAATGATAGTTTTATCGATGTGAGTATACCATATTGTATTAGTCTTGGTCAAGAAATAAATGAGGACGGGGATCAAATTATCGATATTATACCAAATAAGAATGCAGATAACCCTGAAAATTCTCTAAATACAAAAGATGAAATTAAAAAAAGGGTTTCTTTAATGTTAAGTGTTTTAGATGATAGAGAAAAATTAATAATTGAAAGATATTATGGTTTAACAGGTATCGAATCAAATCTTGATGATTTGGGGGAATACTTTGGATGTACTAAGGAAAGAATAAGACAGTTAAGAGATAAAGCAATAAAAAAATTAAGAAACGAAAGTTACAGTCTGTTGAACTATTTATAAAAAAAAATATTATGAAAAAGTTTATTGAAGAAAAATTCACAATTATCGTTTTAGTAATCACATTACTATCATTCTTTAAAAGTTGTGGTGATAGTAGAGAAATTTCGAAAATAAGAAAAGAATTGACACAACTTAAGGATTCAACATATAATAAAAAGGAATTAGATTTGAGATTACAAATAGAAGGGTTGAAATCTGAAAAAAGAATGATACAGTCTACTGACAGAAAAATGTTGGATGTTAGTAGACAAACCACCATCGATGGGGAAATTTCAAATCTTGAATCAAAATTAAAATAATTTATGGGCAAATTTATTAGTAAGGATTGGTTTAGTAGAAATTACAGGACATTAATTATTAGTGCATTTTTAGTACCAATATTCACAGTGGCATTGGTTTCAATATCACATGTAACTAAATGGTATGGTATTTCAAATCCGGTAAGTTGGGCAATTTACCTATCTATAGGTATTGAAATAGCGGCACTATCTACATTGGCCGCCATTTCTGCGGATATGGGTAAGAAAGTTTATTTTCCATTTGGTTTAGTTACATTGGTACAATTTATTGGTAATATATACTTTGCTTATTCTTATATTGATATTGACAGTAAATCATTTAAAGATTGGATTGATTTAGTTTCTCCGATGGTTGAATTTATGGGTGTTGATAATACAGATTTGATTGGTCACAAAAGATTTTTAGCATTTTTTGCTGGAGGTATGTTACCCATAATTTCATTATCATTTCTACATATGTTAGTTAAGTTTACTGAAGAAGATAGGAAAAAACAATCATTACCCCAACCTGTTGTTGATGTGGAAAAAATTAGTAGAGAGGCTGCAATAATTGAAGCGGAAAGAGAAAGAAATGAAAAGTACACACCAACGGAAGAAGAATTAGAAAAGATAGAGAAAATTTTAAATAAAAAAAATAATAATTTAGATCAAAAAAATGAAGAAAAAGTAAATTATAATAAGGATGATATTGAACACGAGAATTATTCACACAATAAAGACTATCAAGAAATAGAAGAAAATGATAATGAAAGCATTAATAATAGTGGGAAATATGATAGTATAGATGATGAACAAATTAATAAAACATCAGAAGAAAAAAAAAATGATATAATCGTATCAGAAAATGAAAATAAAATAGAAGAATATAAAAATTACGAAACTGTTAACAATAAAGAAGATTTGATAAAAAATGAATCAAATCAAAATACCGTAGAACAAATTGATAATCAATATATTGAAGGAGAGGTAGTTAAAGAAGAGTCTGAAGAATCTATTGTTAATAAACATCATAAGGAAGAGGTAGTTAAAGAAGAAGTTACCCAACCTATATTTAATGAACATCATCAAATCATTGATCAAAAAGAAATAGTTAAAGAAGAAGTTACCCAACCAATCGGTAATGAACATGTTGAAGAAAAAATCATTGAAAAGGAAAACATTATTGAAGAAACTATACTAACAAAACCCGAAGATGATAATAAAGATATCGCACAAGAATTTTCCACTATAGAATCAGAATTTGAAAATAACTCACAAGAATTTTCCACTATAGAATCAGAAAAAGAAAATATTTTCCAAAAAGAAGATGATTTTGATGGATTTGTTCCGGAACCATTTGCCACAGAAGAAGACATAGAACAGATTGAAGAATTAAAAAAAAAAGAAATAGAAGACCAAATACAAGTATTAGATTCACAGATATCATCTGATGAAGAAAGTTCAACAATTAATGAAAATTCAAAAGATCATTATTCCTATACTATAGGACAAAATTTAGTAAATGAAGAACTAATTAGTAAAAACTCTAATGTTTCAAAAAAAGTATCAAGAAATGTTGGTAACTCACAACGTAGAAGAATTAGATGATGAAAGTCTAAAAATATTAAGAAAAAAATCAAAAAAAAATCAAATACTTTTGTACGATACTACAAGAAGATTTGATGATTTTGTAAGTAAAATAAAATATCGTAAAAATGGGGAATATGAAGATATCCCCCATTTTATTATTAGTAAACTTGGTAACATATATCAAATTTTCGACACTAATTACAGTTCAGTTACATTCAAAAATCCCGAAATTGACAAAAAACAAATCAAAATTGCTATAGAAAATTTAGGTTGGTTGAGTAAAAACACAATAAATGGGTTTTTAAACAATTGGATTGGTGATCCATATAGAACGGAACCATTCATAAAAAGTTGGAGAAATCATTATTTTTGGGACAAATATAATCAGGACCAAATAAATTCAGTACATAAATTATGTGAATTTTTATGTGAAAAACACAAAATAAAGAGACAAATTGTCCCATCTCAAGCTTTTTTCAAAAATGCATCTAAATTTAATGGGGTTGTATGTAAATCAAATTTTTCAGATATTTATACAGATATAAACCTTTCATTTAATTTTAAAAACTTTTTTAAAGATGCAAAAGAAAACGTTGACGAATTATGACCAAACTAAAAGAATGTTGAATACGTTAAGGAGACTTAATGAATCAAAAATAAATATTAATAAAATTCTAAGAGAAGACGACGGAGATGAAGCAAAAGGTGTTGATGTATTTAAAGATGACGAAGAAACAAAAAGTGGTGACGATATTACCGTTATAAATGATGTAGATGTTAAAATAGTATCTTCTGATTTTAAAGATTTGGAAATATCTGAAGAAGATAAAAATTCAATTTCTCAATTAATCGACGGGTTCAAATCTCAAGTTTCAAATTTATCGGAATTTGATCCTGGTTTTACTATCTCAAAAGATCAGATTAGGTTAGATGGCACCCTAACTGATGATGATATTAGCTTTGTTTTTATTGCTGGTGAAGATAATGGAATTTATTTAAATGCCGATATGTTAGAAATAAAGACAGAAGTTATTGATCTCATAAGTAAACTAAATAAATTTAATGATACATTTTCAACAACAATGAATAAAATAATCGACAATAGAAAAAATAATTAATAATGGCGTTAACTAATGACGATAAGAAGGAGATACAGAAAATAGCACAAAAAGAGATGAAAGATTTCTTAGATTCAACGAATGCACATAATGTTGTCATTAAAATTATTCAAAAAGAATTAGGTACAAAAAATATAGATGATAAAATAGTCGATCTATCAACTAAAGTGGTTGTTGAATTATTTAAAACATTATGGCAAAGAAAGTCATTTTGGGAAGGGGCTTTAAAATCAGTTAAATAATGGAAAAGAAAGAATACTCTAAAGAGGATGTTGGTAAATTAATTAAATTGGCACACAAGAATATATCAAGAGTTAAAGGTAAAGACTATTCTCCTGATGTACATGAACTACAGAAATGGATTGATGATCACCTTAAAAAAGATGAGATTTCTGAAACAAATAAATTAAAAGGTGGTCTTTCAGATAAAAAAACATTAGTACAAATAGCTAAGAAACATTCGTATAATGATTCTACCGATTCAGTATCACCTGAAAAAATAACAAAGATGAAAATGTTCCTAAGTAAACAATTGGAAAAAGGTATAAAAGTTGAAATGGAACATACAAAGGATAAATCAAAAGCAAAGGAAATTGCTATGGATCATTTGTATGAAGATCCAAAATATTATACCAAATTAAAGAAAATTGAAACAAAGGAAAGTATGGGGGCAGATGCCGCAGGATCTTCTGAACCAGCGCTAGGTGCACCAATGATTAAAAGAAAAATAGGAAACATAAATAATTCAAAAGAGTATGGGGATAAACAAGAGTTTAATGAAGCGTTAGACTCATCAGTCTCATCATCCGCATCTTTTGATGTTCCTTTATTTGGGACAACAACTAGAGGTCGTAAAAACCCATTGGCTATTGGTGGTCCTGAAACCATTAAAAAAAGTAGAGCGGTAAAAGATAAAAATTTTCCAAAATGGGGTGGTCCTGGTGGGATTTTTATAAAAATAAAGGATAAGTGTAAAAAATTTCCATATTGTAATCAAGGTGATATAAACGCTTTAGAGATTCTAAAAGAGGCAATAGATGAAACATCAAAAAAATATGGTATACCTGTAAATGAAATTGAAAATATTGTATTAAATGAGATAAAGAAGATATTTATTTAGTATGAAAGTAACTGATTTAAACCAAATTATCGAAAAATCATTGTTTAGTGTAGCGAAAAGAATGATTTTAAAAGAATCTGAAGAAAAACTTGAGGTTTATAAAGTAATGTGTGACGGAGAACCCATACAAATTTGTAATAGTGAATCGGAAGCAAATGAAATTGTGGACAAATTAAAAAAAGATATTCCCGGAAAACAATTTATTATAGAAAAAGATTCATATGAATCATATGAAAAAATGATTGATGAATTAGATAAAATGGGTCAAGAATTAGAAGAAAAACAAAATATAGATATGAAAAAGAAAACAATGGGTAGTTTAGCCGAAGCAATATTAGATGCTAAATTAGGTAATAAAAATAAAATAATCGTTAATGAGAGAGTCATTAATGTTAATGAAATGTGGGACAAAATGAAAGAAGAAGAATCACAATGTGATGAATGTGGGGATAAATATGAAGATATTGAAGTTTTGGAATATGTTGAAGATGATGTGAAAAAATTTATGAAACCACCAGTAATATCTGCTAAAGTTGATGACATTGGTGAATCAAACGCGTTTGTTTTGGCCGCAGATGCCGCTAAGGATGATGGTAAAAAAGAATTTGAATTCCCTAAAGGAAGTGGGAAAATGCATAAAGTTACAATATCTAAAGATATTGAAGAAGATATGGATTATTTGTCTGAAGACAAGACAATGTGTTCTGAATGTGGTGGTGACATGAAAGAAGGTATGTGTATGGAATGTGGTTATATGAAAGAGTCTACCAAAACAAAATTAAGATTAAAAGAATCTGAATTAGTTTCATTGATAAATAATATGGTTAATGAGGCCGCTAAAGGTCAACCTGGTATTCCTGGTATCCCTGGTGTAACTGTAACTAAAAGAGCACAATCAACATCAGAAAAAAATAGTCGTAAATACGCTAAAGAAGTTGCGGATAAATTAAAAAAATATTTAAGTTTTGAAGGAAACGACAATCCCGAATTTCCAAAACCAATAGGTAAAGGGGATAAAATGGCATATAGAAATACATCATCAAAAGATAAAAAAATAGAAGATAATAGAGGTGAGACAAATAGTGATTTAACTTTTGATCACGAACCATCTAAAGATTATATAAAAAGAATTAAAAAATCTTTAGAAGGTGATAGTACAATGGGTAATTCTTCAGATGCCGGAAACGTTGTTAAAGATAAAGTTGGTAAACAAATTGTTGATAAGAAAAAAAGAAAAGTAGAAGATAAGAAAAAGAAAAAAGATGTTAGTTGGGGTCACAGAGGAATTATACCAACAGATGTTGATATTGTTGCGGAATCTAAATCTGAGGTCAATAATTTACTTAATGAAGAAATTAAAAAAATAAATAAACTAGCATTTTACAATAAAAAAACAAATTAATTTCTTTTTTTTATTTTCTTTTATTCTTATATTATAAAATATAATGATTATGGAAAATAAAAAAGAATTTGTTGATTTATCTTCATTTGAAAATTATAAATACCAAATAGAAATTTGGTACAAGGCATATAATATAAGTCGTGAAAAAATGCAACTATTTCACGACTTTTTATTTTCATTATACGATTTAATAGAAAAAACATATTTAGGGTCGGATGTTGTAATAACTGAAGATCAAATAAAAGGTCATTTTAATTGGTGTTGGGACAAAATAATTAAAGATTTTAGTAAAGAAAGGATTTATTTTAAAGAAAGAGGAAATTACCATGAATATTTTTGGAATTTTTTTTTAGAAGCTTTCTATTTTAATAAAATAGAGAATAAAGAAATTCGTATAGAAGAATATTTAAACAAATTATTCAATTTTGATCATATAAAAACAAGATCCGAATTAGACATGGTAAAAGATGTTTATAGAATAATGGATCAAAACTTGAAAAAGTGATTTTTTTTCCTTATTTTGATATTAAAAACATAATAATTATGGAAACATTAAATACCATAAAGGATATTGTTGAAAAGATGTCAGTTGACACATATAAGGTATTCAAAAAGGGTAACCACAGTGCGTCAATAAGAGCCAGAAAATATGCTCAGGAATTAAAAGATCTAACAAAAATATTTCGTAAAGAAATATTAGAAGAAATAAAAAAACATAAAAAAAATGATGGAACAAATTAAATTATTTTTATTTATATTAAGTTTAATCTATAATTTTAGATTTATAATAGAGTTTGTAGTAAAACTTTTTCAGGAAAACCCGACTATACTAAAGATATCAAAAATAGATCAAGTTTTTTTATATTTTTCAATATCTTATTTTATAACTTATTTTTTTATTAATTAATATATGTTTGATATAATTAAAACCCTTAAACCATATTTCTTCTCTTTAAGAGAATTAGAAAATAATGTTAGCTTAGATCTTAAGTTACCATCTTCTTGGAAATATGAAGAGATAATTTCACCTTATAAATCAATTAAATTTAAAATTCAAGATAAAAGTGATAAATTTAATTTAATATCATTAATATCTGTTGCAACAAAAGAAGGGTATGATGTTGTTATTGGTTGTGCAAATGAAATAATACTTGTAAATAAAGAAGAAGAGGAAAAAAGAAGATTATTTGAACAAAAAGTAAATGAATTGAAATTGTTATTTCAAAATAGTTCATTAGATAAACTTAAAGACATTAAATTAATAGAAGAATATGGACAAGAAAATTCAACAGGGATTAGAATGGTTGAACAAGGAGATAAAGAAGGACAATATAGAAATCTCGAAACACAAGACGAAGACAATTAACGATATAAAAAATTTGAATAAAACTGAAATGTTCAAATCTGAACCAAAAGAAAAACTTACTTTTTTTAAAAAAATTTTAAAGATTTTTGGATATGGAGAAAAAGGGTGAATTATTAAATCAATTAGCAATTATTTCTGATTTAATTGAAAAAGTAAATGCCGATATTAAATCGTCAACAATTATTTTTAATTTATCTCAAGAGGAATTTTATAGAATTTTTAATTTAGTTGAAAAAAAACTCAATAGAAAAACAGATAAACCAAAAGACACATTTAAAATTAATATTGGTATGGTTGAAATTATATTCAATATGAATAATGTCTAAATAATTCACTTCGTTTATATCCCTTAGATTCCAATAAATTATATAATTGCTTTCTCTGGTGAGTTGTGATATCTTTAACAAAAATATAATTACCTTTTTTTGATTTTACAATGTCTTCTTTAACTAATTCAAATAATCTATTTGTGTCAGGAATATTTTTATTCCCAAAAAATTTAACATCATTATCTATTTGAACAAATAATTTATTATTTAATGTGAAAATTTGTGCAATATCTTTTATGGATTTTATTTGATCGATCATTTCCCCATATCTTATTCTTTTTTTTATCTGAAAATCATATACTAGTTCTTCTTCCCAATATGGTATAATTTCTTTTATCCTAAATTTATTATCCTCTATTTTAGCTTCAATATTTCTACCTAAACTGTCTTTAATATATGTTTTAGTGGCCCATCTGTTGTTTGGAAAAATAAGAGCTAATTCATAAACGAGTTCTAACTTTCGTTTATTTCCTTGTAGTTTTATGAACCTAGGTTTTTTTTGTGTTTTATATTCGCGCCAATATTCATAAACCTTAGTTCTTTTCATACAACGATAAAGTATTTTAACTCTTTTTTTATTACAAAAAAGAACTATAAAATATTTACCATTTTTCATAAAAATTTCCCTATTAAAGAAATAAGACCATACACTGCAAGTGCCGACCAAATAACCATAAACAAGATTACCCAGTTCTCAACAATATCTAATTGTTTTTCTGCCTTTATTCTTTCTTCTTTTTTCTTTTTACATTCATTACATGCCATACTCAAATATACACAATTTTTAACTAATTTCAAAACAGATTTCTTATTTTAATTTTTTTTTCTTATATTATTTTAAATAAAAAAAGATATGATTTCTTACATTGGTGGTAAAGCTAGAATTGGTAAATGGATAGTACCATTCATTCCTAAAGATATCGAAACATATGTGGAGGGGTTTTCAGGTATGTTTTGGGTATTTTATAACATGGATTTAAATCAATATCCAAATTTAAAAACAGTAGTTTATAATGATTTTAATAAGTTAAATAGTAATCTATTAAAATGTACAAAAGAATATGATAGACTTTGGGATGAACTTTCAAAATATCCATGTCAACAATTAGGTGTTGTTGATACTCCACCCGAATATTCACAAATGTTTGATCAATATCAAAAAGAAGTTTTTAATCCCGAATTAATTATTACTGAAGAAAATAAATTTGAAATTGCGTGTAAATATGTATATGTTTTAACACAAGTTTTTTCAGGATCAAAACCAGAAACTTCATCGTATACTGATTATAAAGGAAAATATCGTTGTAAAGTTCTTATATTCATGGATAAATTAAAAAATCCTAAATATAGAGAACATTTTGATAAAATAACATTTATTGAAAATATGGATTTTGAAGATGTTGTTAAGAAATATGATTCACCAACAACATATTTTTATATGGATCCACCATATTGGAAAACCGAAAATTATTATTCCAATCATGATTTCGATAGAAACGATCACGAAAGATTGGCTAACACTTTAAAAAATATAGAAGGTAAATTCTCACTTTCGTATTATGATTTTGAATTGTTACACACATGGTTCCCACAAAATCAATACAGATGGGAAAGTAAAAATTTTAAAAAAGCCGCGGCGGCTAAAAAAGACGGTACTCAAAATGAAGGTACTGAATTGCTCATAATGAACTATTTTTGAAATATTTATAAAATAAAGAATATGGATACATTTTGGTATGTTATTAAAGTATTACCCGGTAAAGAAAGACAATTGAATGAACAATACAATATACAAATATCACTAGGTAATATTAAAAATATTATAAGGTTTATCTGTCCAACAGATAGTGAATTGGTGACTGTTAAGGACAAGAAAGTGTTAAGAGAAAAAGTAATATATAATGGTTACTTGTATTTTGAGGCAAAAAAGGAAATGAATGAGGATGAATTAAAAGAAATATCTTCAATACCAAATATTATGGGTATGATGGGTGATAAAAAACCATTATTAATGAGAAAGAACGATGTTGATAGAATAATTAAAGATGATTTATTAGTCGAACATAAAGTTAATAAAAAACTAAAATATGAAATCGGTGAGACAATTACCGTTATTGATGGCCCGTTTCTTGGTTTCATTGGTGTCATTTCTTCAATTAAAGATGATAAAGTAGATGTTGATGTAAAAATTTTTGGTAGGAATACACCAGTTTCTTTATTAATAACACAAATTAAAAAATAAATAAAATGTCACCTGAAGTTTTAATTTATGTGCAAAATGTAAAAAAATTTTTCAAGAATGATATCGAAGCACGAAATTATTTTTTAAATGAAATTGATGAGGAATTATTTTTTAAATATCTCACAGAGATATCACAAAAAAATTTCGAAAAGGAAGGTGAACCAATTTTAACTAAAGAACAGTTTGAGTCAATAAGGAAAAGATTATTGATTATCAATATTAATGTCACTAAAAGAAAATCTCCATCTTACGAAGATGATAAGATAGAATCTTATGAAAAGGAAAAAAATATTTTTATTGATTTAAAAAATTTTGGTAAAATTTGTTTGAATTAATTTTTTTAAATAAAATATTTTACATATTATTGTAACATGCCTAAATTACCAATAAATTATCCTTTATACGACACTGTATACGGAAACGATTTTCCTCTTGAACAATTATTTATAAATCAATTTGATTCAATTCCTTCTAAGCATTCCAATTACTCTATTTTTTATGACATTACGTTATCTACCTTTTTAGTCACAAATGGATTTGTTCTCGAGTATAAAAATAACTCAATTGGGAAATCTAATAGACAAAGTATACAGTTTATATTCATCAATAAGAAGAATAATATAATTGCAAAAATGATAAATGAAGGTAAATTAGATGGATATTACCAATTTGAAATTTTTTATGATATAAAAAATGGCGAAATAACTGAACAAGTAGATTTTGAAAAATTAAAAAAATATGAAAAATCTAAAAAGAAACTTAATATTAGTTTAGTTAAAAGTGAAATGGGTCATTTAGATACAGAAGAATATGATTTAACTATACCTGAAATTGATTTAGAATTGAATTATGGGAAATCTTTTGTTAAAATACATGAGACAATTATCAATAGACTAAACAACGACAACGATAAGGGTATTATTTTATTACACGGTGATCCCGGTACCGGTAAAACATCATATCTAAAATACCTTACCAAATTAATTGATTCAAAAGAAATTTTATTTATTCCACCATCAATGGCGGAGGCAATATCGGAACCATCAATTATCCCATTTTTGATGGAACATAGAAATTCTGTACTAATAATTGAAGATGCTGAACGAGTTATATCAGATAGAGAAGGTAACGGATCACCGGCAGGTGTATCTAATATTTTAAATTTAACAGATGGAATACTTGGAGATTGTTTAAATATACAAGTAATAGCGACATTTAATATGAAAAGAGAAAAAATTGATAACGCTTTACTTAGAAAGGGAAGATTAATTGCTGAACACAAATTTTCACCTTTGTCTGTAGATGAAACTAATAAATTATTAAAATCATTGAATAAAAATCATGTTGTTAATCAACCAATGATTTTAGCTGATATATATAATATTGACATAGAAGTTCATAAAACACAAAAAGAAAATAAAATAGGATTTAATATAAATTAATTATGGAAAATGTAAATGCAAGTGTTGTTAAACAACTACAATCTGAAGGTAATAAAATTTTGGTAAGTTACTCCGCTAAATGGTGTGGACCATGTAAATCATTAACACCGAGATTAGAAAATATATCAAAAGATTATCCTGATTTTAAATTTTTAAAAGTTGATGTTGATGAAAATAGAGAAGCCACAATGGAATTAGGTATAAATTCTGTTCCAACTGTTTTCATTTACGATGGACAAAATCTAATAGATAGATCGAATGGTGCGAAGATGGATTCTTATTATAAAGAATTTCTAGATAAAATTAAAAATAATGCCTAAAGTGTTTATTTTTACCCTAAATGGGTGTATACACTGTTCAAGTCTTAAAAATAGATTAGATAGAATTTCAATTCCTTATATTGATCTTGAAATTACAGATAATAAAGATTTATGGGATGAGGTGGTTAAACAAATAAAACATGAATTTTTACCCACTACATTTATCACACCAGAAGGATCGGATACGGGAGACATATATATTCCAAGCATAGATTATGAAACTGAAGATGAGATTGTAGATATAATATCAAGATATTTTTTTAAATAAAAGGAGGTTTTTCCTCCTTTTTTTATTAATTAAACCATATAAAAGTATTTATATAAAGACTTTACTTTTTATATGGCACTACAAAAAATAAATTGGTCCCAAATAGACACAATAACCGTACCTTCAGGATATACGGTTGATATAGGTAAAATTGATGGACCTATAAATGCAATTTATTCTGAAAATATATTTTTATCAGGTGTATCTATAAGTGACTTGTACTTAAATGGAGGATCTTTTAGTCAGGGAGTACTAACATTAACTAGTAATAGTGGTAATACCATTACAATTAGTGGTTTTGAATATGATTTTGATAGATATACCACCGGATTTACATATAATAATGCAAATACATTCACAATTGTTGATAGATCTGGTTATACTTTAACCGCATCGTTTAATATATTAACAGGGTTAACAATTAATGGTAATCTAACCGTTAATGGGAATACAAATCTCTTTGGTGGATTTACCGCAACAACAATATCGGCAACAACTTATCAAAACCTTCCAATAGATCCCGATACTTATGTTACAAATTTTGGATATAACGACACAAATACGTTTACAATATCTGATAATACAGGTGGAACATTTAACGCAATAATTAATAAAGTAACTGGTTTAACTGTTAATGGTAATTTGACAGTTACAGGTGATACAAATCTTAATGTGTTAAATTTAAATAAATTAAATGCCAACACAATATCCGCAACAACAATAAGTGGGTCAACATTTTATGGTAATGGTGGTAATTTAACAAATATCGTATTGTCTGTTAGTGGTGGTACAGGACTTTCAGGGAATAGTACAACCGGAAATGTTGTTTTAATAAACACATTACCAGATCAGGTGGTGACTATTAGTGGTGGTACTGGAATATTGACGGGTGGTACATACCCTAACTTCACAATTACAAATACTTTACCTGACCGGACTGTCACAATATCTGGTGGAACTGGATTAGAAATTACAGGTTCATATCCTAATTTTGGTATTAATTTTACAGGACAAACAAACTTTCCGTATCTCCAAACAAGTGGAGGTACTGTAACTGGTGACGTTATATTTCAAAGTGGTTTAACTGCAAATACAATATATGCAACAACCTACGAAAATTTACCCATAGATCCCAATACGTACCTAACAGGTTTCACATATAATGATAATAAACTTTCTTTAAGTGATAATTCAGGTAACACTTTCAATGTTACGATTGATCAATTTACCGGATTAACTGTTAATGGTACATTGTCTGCAACAACAATAAGTGGTGGAACATTTTATGGTGATGGATCTAATTTAACTAATATAGACAATATATATACCGTTGATGGTTCTTTACAATCAAATAGGGTTGTTGATTTAAGTGGAAATACCCTATCTTTAAAATTAGGGTCTAATATAAATGATTCTTTTTTAAATGGAATAGACTCTTCGGGTAATACTATATTTGAAATTAGAGGGACTTATAGTACAGTTGAGGTACCAATATCACCTTCACTATATTTTGGATTAAATAGTGGTAAAAATGCAATTGCAACATATGCAAATACAGCTTTTGGTAGTAATGCCCTTTCTGCCGTAACAATAGGGTTTAGAAACACGGCAATAGGTGATAGGGCTCTAATGTCTTTAATTAATGGAAAATTTAATATAGCTATCGGCGAAAATGTTGCAACAAGTTTTACGGGGGGAACAGGTACAACAGGTGATGACAACATTTTCATAGGGAATGGTGCTGCTTTAGATAAGACAACTGGAAGATTTAACGTAATTACTGGAACAAATTCGTTTCAATTTAATAAGACAGGTGACAATAATACTATATATGGTAAAAGTGCGGGTGCGTTAAATCAATCAGGTAGTGATAATGTTTACATTGGATATAGATCAGGTAGAAACGGAACCACAAGTAGTGGTAATGTCTTTATTGGTACAAATAGTGGTAGATTAGAAACAGGATCGAATTTATTATATATCGATAATACCGACACATCAACACCATTAATATGGGGTGATTTCACGAATGATTACTTAAGATTTAATGCTAAAGTTGGTGTGAATGTATTAAATAGTACGTATCAATTTGATGTTAATGGAACTAGTAGGTTCAGTAATACTGTTCAGTTAGATACTGTTAATTTAGGTTTAAATGATGTTAAAATATTAACATTAAATACAGGAAATACTATACAATATAGAAACATATCAGATGTTTTGAATACTGTAACCGCAGATACATACGTAACTGGATTCACATATCTTAATAATACACTCACAATAAAAGATAATTCTGGAAACACATTTAACACAAGTATTGATGTGATGACAGGATTAACTGTTAATGGGGATTTAACTGTTACAGGAAACACAAACCTAAATGGTTTAAATTTAAATAATTTAAGTGCAAATACAATATCCGCAACAACAATAAGTGGTGGAACATTTTATGGTGTTGGATCGAATAAACAAGTAATATACAATAGTAACGGAATATTAACAGGTAGTAGTGGATTTACATATGACGGTACAAATGTTGGTATTGGTACAACATCACCAACAAATTTGTTACATATTACAGGTGCAACAAATCCAGTTAGAATACAAGGGTTACAACCATCAACAGGAAATACGGTTATCATAGTTGAAGATGATGGTGTTTTAAAGTATGCCGATATTGAAAAATTAACGGCGGATAAATTTATTTCAGGTGGTAGTTTTGATAATAGATACAACGTACTTTATTTTGGTTATAATACCGGTGGTGGATTTAGAATATTTTTAAACATAACAGGTTTAACTGCAAATACAATATCTTCAGTAGTCAATGATTATTTACCACTATCTGGTGGTACCGTAACAGGAAATGTTTTATTCCAAAGTGGATTAACGTCTAATACGATAAGTGCAACAACAATAAGTGGCGGTACCTTTTATGGTGATGGAAGAAACTTAGAAGGTGTTCCTAAATGGTATTCAGAAAGTAGTGAAACTCCAGGAGTTTTACCTTACCTTAAACCAGTTGTTGTAACAGGTAGTAGTGGTAGTGGTTCCTTTGCTTTGGGGCAGAACACAGAGTCGTTAAGTTTTGACCAAATATCATTTGGTTCATATGCCGGTAGAAGCACTACCGGTGCTTCAAGGTCAACATTTATCGGTTACAGTGCAGGTAGTAATGGTAATGATAATGATAATTCAAATTTTATTGGTGAGGTTGCCGGTAGTAGTGCTAAAAATGCCTATAAATCAAACTTTATAGGTAATTCTGCTGGTTATAATTCATTGAATGCGGGATTTTCAAATTTTATCGGTGCGAATGCGGGTTATGGTGTTACAGGTGTTACTTACATTGGTTTTGATAGACAAGTAAAGGGGTTTGATTCAAATTTTATAGGTAATTCTGCAGGTAGTAATGCGGTGTATGCATCGGGATCAACATTTATGGGGACTGGTGCAGGTTCAAACGCCACTAATGCCAGTTTTTCTAATTTTATTGGTTATTTGGCTGGTAACAATTCAACTAATGCATCATATTCAACATTAATAGGTTTTAATGTTGGTACACCTAGATTTGGTTTTAGTAAAATAGGTAAAAATAATATTATTATTGGTAATTCTATTACATTACCAAATGGAACTACAGATTCTATTAACATTGGTGGTGTTTTATTTGGTACTAATACTAATTTTGATACTTCTGGTGGAAGTCCAAGTGATTCTCCAACCTCAAATGGTAAAATAGGTATTGGTGTCGTATCACCATTAAATAGATTACATGTAGAAGACACATCAGACCCAATTAGATTAGTCGGTTTACAAAGTGGTACAACGGATACTAGGATATTATCTAGTGATGATAATGGTGTTATTAAATATAGAAATATATCCGATTTTGCTAACATATACAATAGTAATGGGACACTAAACAGTGATAGGACATTATCAACAACAAGTGGTTATACACTAACTATTAATCCACAAACAACTTTTTCTCCAACGATAAACGCACCTACCGGCACAACAATTGGTACTTTGTTTTCACCCATAATAGGTGCAACAACAACAGGAACTAGTACCTATGTGGGTGTGGATATATCCCCAACATATACTGGTTCGACTTCTAATAGGACATATATTGATTTAAGAACCAAAAATGCGGGTGTCGTCATTGGTTCTAGTTATGGGTATGGTTCCATATATGGGAACTCAAACGACGGTATTGTTGAAATTTCTGATGAGAGTACTACACTAAATCCTTTTAGGACTAGATTAACATTTAGACCAGCAGGCAATACTGGTGGTTTTAACGGTAACTGGTGGAGTTGGATGGAACAAGAAGGGTATAAATTTAGAATATACGCAGGAAATTTCACAACAGGTCAATTAAGTGGTGAATGGTTGGTTGGTGGACCTTCTGACAATACCTCAACATTTGGTGCGTATTTTAGAAATAATGGAAACATAATCATCGGTTCAACAACAGATTCCGGTCATAAGTTTGACAGTTATGGTGTAACAAGAATACAAAGTAATTTTGGTGTTGGTACTATATCAACACCATCACAACCATCTGCAACAGTATCTGCAATTGGGGGTTCACTCACGGGAGACACAACAGGAACAACATATTCATATAGAATTGTTGCGGTTGATAACTTAAATTATACCACACCAGCAGGTACTGCAACATCTGTAACAATCTCTGGTGGAACAACTAATTCGGTACAACTTACTTGGACCGCAATTTATGGGGTATCACAATATAGAATATATAGAACAAACCCATGGAACGGTACAAATAGATATTATACAACATTCACTACTGAATTTAGTACAACAACTCTGTCTTATACCGACACCGGCTTATCTCCGTCTTGTGATGGTTCTGGTTGTAATCCTCCTTCACTTAATCAAACATTGAGAACAAATATAAGTTCTACAGGTAATTTACATGTAAATGGAAATGGTGTAGTAACACAAAATTTAAGAGTAGGTGGATTTGAAATAAATACGACATCAACCACACAACCAACCGCCTATGTTGGATTGTGGAGAAGACCAGGAAATAATAATGTTACTTTTATCATTGAAGATGAACAAGGTGGTGCAAAAGATAAATGGGCGTTTGTTAGAAGAGGTGGATATGGTTTAACTAGAAGTTATTTTCAAGGAAATTCATCAATAGTAAATATAAATTTAGGTTGGGAAAGTCCAAATACAAATGGATGGGATGCCAATACATTATTGATTGATCCTGTTATAAATAATACTAGTATTTATACTACAACAATTAGAGGTATATATTATAACCCTACATTGTCTGGTATGACTGGTGTAACACACATCGCATATCAAAATACAACAGGTACAAATATTTTAAATAGTGTTTCAGGAAATACCTTGATAGGTACAACAGTTGATAGTGGGAATAAATTATTTGTATCAGGTTCTACAAATCCTGTTAGATTTGGAGGATTACAGAGTGGAAATACCGATACTAGAATATTAACAAGTGACTCTAATGGTGTTATTAGATACAGAAATTTAGATAGTATTACAGGTATAAATACATACACAACAACAGGAATCACAGTGTCATCACAAACGTTAACAACATCAATTAGTTATTATGGTGTTAGTTATAGTGGAAATGTAAATTTAACATTACCATCACCGGTTAATAATGATGGTGCAAGTATAATAATAAAAGATGAAGGTGGTTATAGTGGTACTTACAGAATAAGATTAATACCACCAACGGGAACAATAGATGGTGGTTCATATGCCGATATGAACATAAACTATATATCATTAACATTAATAGCAAGAAATAATAATTGGTGGATAATATAAAATTTTAACATATGTCATATATCTTTAATAATTCAATAAAATATGCAAACTCTCCCAACATAGATGCATTTGGTAGGTTGAGAGTTAGTACACCTTTTACATTATTTGATTCTAGTCATAGATTTGATGATAATGCATTGTGGTCTACAGCTACGGGCACTAGTGCTACAGTTGTATTTAATGAGAACCAAGGACTTGTTGAATTAAATGTTACAGCGGCTTCTGGATCATCTGTTGTAAGAGAAACCATAAAAGTATTTTCATATCAACCAGGTAAGAGTTTGTTGATACTCAGTACGTTTGTAATGAGTCCTGCTAAGACTAACCTCAGACAAAGAGTTGGATATTATGGGGCTCAAAATGGTTTATATCTTCAATTAAATAATTCTACTCTTAGCTTTGTTGAAAGAAGTTTGGTTACTGGAGTAGTTACTGAATCTGTAGTAAATCAATCAGCATGGAATGTTGATAAAATGGACGGTACTGGACCTTCTGGTGTGGTATTAGATATTACAAAAGCTCAAATATTATTTATGGATATTGAGTGGTTAGGTCTTGGAACAGTTAGAATGGGATTTGTTATAGATGGAAATTATTATGTTTGTCATAAGTTTCATCATGCTAATTTTATTGATTCTACCTATATCACAACTGCTTCTTTACCACTTAGATATGAAATAACAAATACAGGTGATACAAGTGGTGCTAGTACATTGAAACAAATATGTTCCACTGTACTATCTGAAGGAGGATACCAACTTAATGGATTACAACAGGCTGTGGGTATTCCTGTAACTACTCCAAGAACATTAACGGTTGCTGGAACATTTTATCCCATCGTAAGTTTACGTCTTAAAACATCTCCTAATCGTTTAGATGCAATAGTAATATGTACAGCAATTTCTATAATGGCAACTAGTACAGGAAATTATAATTGGCAGGTAGTGGCAGGTGGAACTACAACAGGTGGTACTTGGGTTAGTGCAGGAGATAGTGCTTCTGTAGAATACAACATATCAGGAACTGCTTTTGCGGGAGGAAGAATACTTGCAAGTGGGTTTTTTAGTGTGTCAAACCAAGGGTCAACTCAGGTTGATATTCTTAAAGAGGCACTTTTCAAAACACAGCTTGAAAGAAATGGATTAACATCAACTCCATTTGAACTTACTGTTGTGGTTGCTTCTGATGCTGGAGGTGGTGGAGGTAATGTTCTCGGATCAATGGATTGGGAAGAAATAAGTAGATAATAAAAGTCAATTTTTGTAAAATTAAATTAATCGAATATTTATAAATAAAAATATCATGATACAAGTAGAATTAAAAGCTAAACATTATTACTTAATCGCAGAAATATTATTTGGGTTTGCAGCATACTCATCATTTTCAACATTACACAAAATACAAAATGCGTGTTCTGGTGTTGGTGACGATGATATGGTTACCGTAGAATCCGATGTGAATACAATTACAACAGTATTCCAAATTTTATCACAGAAACCTGAGGGTAGTTTTAATATGATTAATACGGAAATGTTAGATTTATTGGTACCACAAATTACTGCCGGTGTAAGTGCTGGTAATGATGAATGGATACAATTAAATGTTAACATTAACGAAATTAGATCAAATAATTTATCAATAATCGAATCATCTATTTCAAGTGGTAAGTCGAGGTTATATAACTAAAGACAATGTCGTTGAGAAATTAATGACAGATGAACTAATCATCCAATCCTATGTTTATTCTGATAAAAGTTCAAAATATTGGAAAATATCAGAACCTATTACAGTAAACTTGAGTAATGGAAAAATCATAAATATTGGTAAGGGATTTTATTATGATATGTCAACCGTACCTAAATGGTTATGGTCAATCGTAAGACCATACAATGATGGTCTTTTTGGTTATTTAGTACACGATGTATTATATGTTAATAGAAATCACAATATGAATAGAAAAGAGGTGGATAAAGAAATGTTATTTTGGACAAATTTAACAAATTCAAATAAATTCGATAACTATCTAAGATATTATGTTGTAAGATTATTTGGGTGGTTATGGTGGTATAAAATAATATAAAATTTAAAAATTATGGTAACAAGTCAAAAAGCATTAAAAAAGTACGGTGATCCGACATTAGAAAGAGGAATGGTAGTATGGGATGTACCATCTAATTTAGAAATTGGTGTGATCCCTAAAAAGATTTATTGTAATAGAGATCTAGTACAACCATTAACACATGCCTTTACTAATCTAATTTCAAGAGGACACATAAATGAACTAAGAACTTGGGATGGATGTTTTAACATTCGTAAGAAAAGAGGATTAAGTTCTATGTCTCTTCACTCTTGGGGTATTGCCATTGATGTAAATGCGGCTTGGAATGGATTGGGTAAAGAACCAACATTATCTGCGGGGTTTGTAAAATGTTTTACTGATGCAGGTTTTGATTGGGGTGGTACATGGAATCGTAAAGATGGTATGCACTTTCAATTATCTAACATATAAATTAATTTTCATGTGATATTTATAATAAACAATATCACATGAAAAAACTATTACTTTTGTTGATTGTTTTTATCTTTTCTTGTCATAAAATGACAGATGACTTATCTTTGATATCTGAAAACCAAGAAAAAAATCAATTTCTATTAAAGAAAAAATCACCTGAAACCTGTGATTTTGGTATTACTCAATTTAATACTGTTGCAAGGATGTCACCTAAAGATCGGCAAATTGCCCTTAGGAGAGGTGGTGGAAAAACAAGAGACACGGATAAAGACGGTATAACTGACGCACAAGATAATTGTTCGGTAACTTTTAACCCCGACCAACTAGATAGTGATAAAGATGGGATAGGAGATGCTTGTGATGCTACACCTTTTCCTCCTCCCCCATCATTCGGGAATTGGGTTATATTTTTAGATTTTGATGGGCAGTATGTTACAAATCCGTATTGGACTCCTCAAAACGGAGGACAGCCTTTTTATGCGACTCCTTCAGGTCTTAGTACAGTTGAAATAAATAATATCGTAGACTCTGTTAGAAAAGATTTTAGTCAATTTACATCAATAGCCGTAACAACAGATTCAAATGTTTACAATGCGGCTTCTCTTGTAAGAAGACAGAGAGTGATAATAACAGAAAACTTTGAGTTCTATTGTGGGCCAACTGCTTGTGCTGGAGGGGTGGCTTATATAGAATCTATTAAATGGGGATTAGACGTTCCATGTTTTGTATTTAGTAAAGCACTCGGATATAAACAAAAAAATATATTTGAAGCGTGTTCTCATGAAGTAGGGCACACATTGGGTCTTTATCATCAATCATCTTATAGTGACATGTGTGTATTTTTATCTGAATATAATTCTGGATTTGGTACAGGATCAACATCAAGAGCCCCTATTATGGGTAATTCATATGCAAGAATAGGATATTGGTGGATTGGTCCTACTTCTTTAAGTTGTACAAATTTTCAAAATGATAGTTTGGTAATTAGACAATTGGTAGGTTTTTAAAAAAAAATTATATGAAAAAAATAGTAACAATTTTATTTATTCTTTTATCATCTTTTTCATTTGCACAAGAATTTCAAACAAGAAAAGAAAGAGATAAAAATAAACCCTATTTTTTTATTAAAGATTCTCTTATATCAAAATTACAACCTATTTTTATTGAACAATTATCAAAAGTGGAAAGACATGATATTGTTAGTTTACGTGTTACAACACATACTAAATTTGAGGGTATAATTACAAGATTTATTAAAACAGATAAATTAATCTCATTAACTGTAAATTCTCTTGAAGTACAAAATTTAATATTAATTTATACTGATATTACAACAGAAACAGGAGAACACGTTTACAAAGCAATTCTAATGAGTAAAGAACATAAAGACGTTTTAATATTGGAAAATAATTATTGGTATAAAAAAGAAATGTCCGATTTAATACCCGATTAATTTATGAAGAAACGAATATTACTTTTATTTTTAATACTTTTATGTTTTATTCTTGGAATAAAAGCACAAATACCTTACGGTTTAAATAGTTATACAGCACCAAACACAGGAACCATTTTACTTGATTTTGATGGTCAAACTGTAACAGACCCATATTGGACATTTTTCACAAATAATCAACCATTTGTTTGTTTACCTGATACATCTCTTACCACTGCACAGATGTTACGAGTCTTCAATCTTGTATCTGAAGATTTTAGACCGTTTACAATAAATGTAACAACAGATTCATCTGTGTTTTTGGCAACACCTGTAACAAGAAGGATGAGAGTTATAATTACTCAAAGTTGGCAATGGTACGGTAATGTTGGTGGGGTTGCCTATATTGAATCATGGAGATATGGACCAGCCGGTTTCGGAACTGTTCCTTGTTTTGTTTTCTCAAGTTTACTAAGGGGTGATGATAAAGATGTTGCAGAAGCCGTTTCACATGAAGTAGGACATACATTAGGACTTTATCATCAATCACAATATAACTTTGTAAACACAGATACTTGTAGGTTTAATACCGAATATCATTCAGGTAGAGGGACAGCAAAAAGTGAAACTAGTTGGGCACCTATAATGGGTGTTTCGTATTTTAGAAATTTAAGTCTTTGGCATAATGACCGAACATTAACATGTACAACATTTCAAAATGATTTATCAATAATAACTAACACGGCAAACTTTGTGAAATATAGAACTGATGATGTTGGGAATGATAGAACAAATGCTAAGTTAATGTTAGATAAAAACTACACAATTAGTGGAATAATCAATACAACTGATGATGTAGATTATTACCGATTTGATTATACAAAAACAGGACAATTTAAAGTAGATACCAAACCTTATAGTCCTGGTCCTAAAATATTTTTTGACGCTTTTGAACCAAAAGATAACACACCTAATCAAGGTGCTAATATAGATATTAAACTACAACTATATAGAAACGATATTCTCATAGGTGAGTATAACCCACTAACAAAAGTTGATGTTTTAATAGACACTACTTTAAATCCTGGAATTTATTACTTAGCTGTAAGTAACACAGAGAATTCTAACATCTACAATTATGGTATGTTAGGGAGTTATAATATAACAGGGGTATTCGATGGTCAAACAGCTCTTAATTTTGAACCTAGTGAATGGGTAACAAATTCACAGACTATAATAAATTCAATTACAGTAAATGGAGATACAAATAATGGTATTTATTTTGTTAATCTTCCTAATAGAAATAATTTTACAGAAATAAGAATATATTCAATAACGGGAACTCTGTTAAAATCAATAAGAAATCTTCAAAAGATAAATACAATTGATATTAGTAAATATTCTTCAGGTATTTATATAGTGAATATAGATAATGTAAAATCATTTAAAATAGTGAAACAATAATTATGATTAATATTAGATTTAAAAAATTAGACGACGAAATGCACTTTTGGGCTGGGATATTAATTTGGTTTTTAGTGTTCTTTATTTCTAATTTTTGGTTCAACCAATCTGTTTCATCTTTACTTGGTTTCGGTGGATCATTAATATCTGCAATAGGGAAAGAATTTTATGATAAACACATCAAAAAAACTAAGTTTGATTGGAGAGATGTTAAATGGACACTGATTGGAGGTATAATACCAACGATAATGTTTATTATTTTTGATATTATTTATTACTATTCAAAACCCTAATATTTATAAATAAAAAGATATGGCTAGTTTAATTGACAAAGTAAAAGTTAAATCAGGAAGATTAATCAGGGTTTGGAACACTGAAAAAAAGAAGTTTTCAAATGCATCTGCAAAGTACGTTTCTGTATGGGTAGAAGACGCTGACGGTAAAAACGAAAGATGTCTTTTATTCACCGAAAAGGAAATCGCCAGAGCGGAAGACAGATCTAAAAAGAATTCCGAAGATTTAACAAGTAAAAGTTTCTTTACAGATTTAACCGATTAAAAAAAAGTAAAATAACTTTTTATTTTGAGAAATATTCACTATATTTTAGTGAATATTTTTTTTATGAAATTAGGTATAAGTTATAATGTATTTGATGGAGAAGAACTATTAGAAAGTTCTATCAGACAAATACGAAACCAAGTTGATTATGTTAGTGTTGTTTATCAAAAGGTATCTAATTTTGGTAAAGAATGCAACGAGAATTTAATTGATAATTTAAATAAATTAAAATCAGATGGTTTAATCGATAAATTATATTCTTTCACACCTATTTTACAAAACGGTCCCGCGTACAATGAAGTTTCAAAAAGAAATGTTGGATTAATCTTATCTGAAATGGAAGGATGTACACATCATATGTCAATGGACTGTGACGAATATTATATTGAATCTGAATTTGAAAAGATTAAAAATATAATCGTTGAAAATGATTACGATTCATCTTATTGTCAAATGCAGACCTATTATAAAAGTTGGGAATATAAATTATCCACACCAGAGGAATATTATGTTTCATTAATTTTTAAAATTAAAAAAGATTCTAAATACGTACATGCACATCCTTCTCCAGTTGTTGTTGATCCAACAAGAAGAATGTCCGAAATAACAACCCCTATTATTTTTAATAGAGATCAAATAGAAATGCACCATGGATCGTACATTAGAAATGATATTAGAACAAAATTTGAAAATAGTTCAGCATCTGTAAATTTTAGAAATGATATAGATAAACTTGTTGATTTTTATAATGTTTGGGAATATCCGAATGACGCATTTTTAGCAGGATTACCTAGTAGTTTCCATAAACTAACAAAAATAAAATCATTATTTTAAATTATATGTTAAGTATCATTGTACCATATAGAAATAGGGAAGAACATTTGAAAACATTTATTTCAGAAATACCTAAAAACATAGTTGGTATCGATTTTGGTATTATAATTGTTGAACAATTTGACGAGAAATTATTTAATCGCGCAAAACTTTTGAATGTTGGTTTTGATTATAAAAAAAACACTTCAGATTATTTTTGTTTTCATGATGTTGACATGATACCAACGAATGCAGATTATAGTTATCCAGATAAACCATATCATATGGCAACAAATGTTGGTCAATTTGGTGGTAGTGTTGCTTATCCAACATATTATGGTGGTGTTAATTTATTCAATAAAGAAGATTTTTTTAAAATTAACGGATACAGTAATGACTTTTGGGGATGGGGAGGTGAAGATGACGATTTGTTAAACAGAATTAAAAAGAATGGATTTGATTTGTATAGAAGAACGGGACACTATATATCTTTAAGACACATACCAAACGGGCCAAATCACTCAAACTATCAAAATAATGTTAAAAAACTATCTGAAGAATATGAATATGAAAATGATGGATTGAGTACATTAAAATATGAATTAGTTAGTATTGAAAAAATAAATGAAATAACTGAATTAATAAAAGTTAAATTATGATATACGAACAAGAATTTTTAGAAAAGATTTGGGATCTATCAAAAGAATTCAAAATACAACAAAAAAAATATGAATGGTTTGAGTTGTTAAAAATATTAAATGATAGAAATGAAAAATTTAAATATGGTTTAGAAGTTGGGGCATACGATGGTGGTTCTTCAATTTCATTAACACATTTCTGTGAAAATTTTATTACTGTTGATGGTAATAATCCACTCAGATTTGATGTTAATAGATTAAAACAAATAACAAATTACGAGGGAATCAGTGCAAATTCTTTTAATATTGAAACAATAAATCATGTTAAAAATTTTTCACCAAATGGATATGATTTAATCTTTATTGATGGTGACCATACGTATGAAGGTGTTAAAAAAGATTTTGAAAATTATTTCCCAATGTTAAATAAGGGTGGAATAGTTTTCTTTCACGATATTGTCGACTCCGAATATCACAGAAGTGTTAATTGTTATGTATCTAAATTTTGGGATGAAGTTAAAAATACTTACAAAACTTTAGAGATAAAAGATTCCGATAATTCAGATTGGGGAGGTATTGGTGTTATTTTTAGCAAATGAATAAATGTTTAATATTTTCGTTTTGGGTACCTAAAAACATGGATATTTTAGGTGATTATTATTTAAATTTAATAGATGGTATTTTTAAAAAAGATGATATATACATCGGTATAAATTGTGGTACTAGTGAGAATTTAATTAATAAGATTAGAATTAACTATCCAAATTTTATTATTGTTCCTGAAAATTTATGTATTAATAGTGACGCATCTGGTTATCAAATGGCTTTAAGTATATTAAACAAAAAATATGATTATGTGGTTTTTGGACACACTAAAGGATCTTCTTATCATACTATAGAATACTCATTAAAATATCGAATATATAATGAAACGTTTTTTTGGGGTCAGATAGATAATATGATAGATTTATTAAATGTTAACCCTAATGTAGGTATAGTCGGTGTCGATTATATTTTTGATCATGAGGGTAGTCCAGATTATATCAATTTGAATGAAATATGTAATTTTCCAATAAAAACACCATTTTCAGGTTTTTATCCCAATACATTTTATATGATTAAAGGAGCGGTGATAGAATTTTTATTAAAAAACATGAATAGAGATTTTTTTAATAAAAATTTAGAAACAATGGGATTTAATAGGTATTTTTTTGAATCATATTTTCCTAAAATTAGTAGTATGGTTGGTTACAGACCCTCAGTAATTAAAAATAATGAAATACAAATACTATGAAAAAATATTTAATATCATTTGGATCTAAAGGTTATGAAAATACGTTAACAAATTTAAGGAATAGTGCATCACCTTTTTTTGATGAAATTATTTTATATAACGAAAATAATATAACCGAACTAAAGGATTTATATCCTAAACACTTTGAAGGAGGTAGAGGTTTTGGTTATTGGTTATGGAAACCTTATTTAATTTTAAAAACATTAAATAATATAAAAGATGATGATATAATAATGTATACCGACGCTACCATAAATTTTGTTAATAATCCATTATCACTTTTTAACTTATTGGCTAATAAGGATATTATATTGTTTTCTAATGAATATAAAAATAGTCAATTCACAAAATATGATACTTTCCACGAATTAGATGCGTTAGATGAAAAGTTTACAAATGGTAAACATGTTAATGCTGCCGTAATTTTAATTAAAAAAACAGTAAATAGTCTTATTTTTGTTGAGGAGTATTTAAATTTTTGTAAAAATTTTAAAATAATATCGGACGAACCAAATACTAATGGTATTAATTTTAGTGATTTTATTGATCATAGACACGACCAATCTATTCTTTCTATTTTATCAATAAAAAACCAAATAGAATTATATAAGGACCCTACACAGTGGGGTGATAAACATAATGAATTGTTTACTAATTCACATTATGGTGTTATATTAAATCATCACAGAAAAAAATATTAACATATGGGTATACTGCAACAAATTGGTTTAAAGTATGGTACTGATAAGTCATTAGTACATTCATTTAATGGTAGGTCTTTTTTAGATGTTTATGAAAGATATTTTGAACAATATAAAAACTTAAATATAACATTATTAGAGTTGGGTATATTAAACGGGGGTTCTTTAAAAACATGGGAAGAGTACTTTATAAATGGCAATATAGTTGGTTTAGACATCGATCCGTCCAAGACTATATATAACACAGAAAGAACTAAAATTTTTATAGGGTCACAAAATAACAGTCAATTAATTAATGATATTAAAAAATCCTATCCAAGCGGGTTTGACATAATAATTGATGATGCTAGTCACATAAATCAATTATCGTTTGAATCTTTTAATTTATTATACGATTCTGTTAAACCTGGTGGTTTCTATGTTATAGAAGATACACACTGCACTTATGGTGATAAATGGTTTAATAATTTTAGTAACATTGTTAAAGATTGGCCAGGTATGTCTTATAATGACTCTGACGTTAATTTTAATAATAATAGATCCGACTTTGATAGTTTTCTATCAGAAAAAATTGAGATGTTAGATAAAAAGAAGGGTAACATTTTTTCTATTCATATACATTCAGAAACTATACTTATCGAAAAAATAAGATAATGAAGATATTGTTTCATGAAAATTTTTTAAATAAGAGAGGTACCTCAGTTGCCCTGTTTGACTATGCGTACTATAATCAAGAAATATTAAATAACGAATCAATAATTATCACTAATAAAAATTTACCTAATGATTCTGAAGTTTTAGAAAAATTTAAAAAATATTTTAACGTTTTACATTATAATCTTTTTAATGAAATTAATGATCATATAAAAAAAGAAAAAGTTGATTTATTTTATATCATAAAAAGTGGTGAAAATGATGGAATGATAGTTTCAGATGTTAAAAATTGTGTACATTCAGTATTTTGTACCAATCCAACACAAGTACATGGCGACGTATATGCCACGGTCTCCGAATGGTTATCATCAACATCTAATTATAAAATACCATTTGTTCCTCATATGATAAGTTTACCAATTATTGAAGAAAATTTACGTAATGAATTAAATATACCTGAAGACACTGTTGTTGTTGGTAGATATGGTGGTTTAGAAACATTTGATATACCCTTTGTTAAAAATTCAATAGTTAATATTTTAAATTCTAGATCCGATATTGTTTTTTTATTTTTAAATACATATAAATTTATAACACATCCTAGAGTCATATATTTAGATTCAACATCCGATATGTATTTTAAAACAAAATTTATAAATACTTGTGATGCAATGTTACATGCTAGGATGCAAGGTGAGAGCTTTGGGTTATCAGTACTTGAATTTGCGTGTAAAAATAAACATATAATAACCTATGGATTATCACCTGAAAAATCACATATAATGTATTTAAAAGATAACTGTAGTGTATATTATAACCAAAATAATTTAGATCAAATCCTAAATAATATAAATAAAAAGAATCCATACAATACGTGTTATTTAAATGAGATGTTTTCACCATGCAACGTAATGGATAAATTTAAAAAAGTATTTTTACAATAAAATAAAATAAAATAAAATAAAATAAAAATAACAAATATGAATTTAACAAATTTTTTTAACAACAACTTACATGAAACAAAAACAGATTTATGTGATATTATGAATAAATGGGGTAGTGATAAAGGTTCCGGTCACCATAATTATACGACATTTTATCATTTTATTTTTAAAGACATAAAAGATGAGATTAAAAATGTATTTGAATTGGGTTTGGGTACAAATGATATGTCCATACCTTCTAATATGAGTGGTTTAGGAACACCTTGCGGATCACTAAGAGGATGGAGAGAATATTTTAATAACGCAAATATATATGGTGCGGACATCGACGAAAAAATTTTAATAAATGAAGAAAGAATTAAGACATTTAAATGTGATCAAACAAACACAAATTCAATTGAACAATTATGGAAAAATTTTGATTTCCAGTTTGATGTAATAATAGAAGATGGTTTACACACATTTAACGCCAACAAAATATTTTTTGAAAATTCTATTAATATTTTAAAAGATGGTGGTATCTTTATAATTGAAGATATTGACAAAAGATATCACTCTGATTTTAATAATTTTATTAATCAAGTAAAAAATAGATATAAATTTATTGATTTAGTTAAAATTCCAAATAGTAGAAATGATGGAGATAATAACATAATTTTAGTGATAAAATAGTATTATTTTTTTATATATGGTTATAACAACGGCACTTTTTGATTTAGATAGAGGTAATTGGGTTGGTTACCAACGGAGTATAGATGATTACAAAAATTACAGTAAGAATATGTTATCATTAGATTGTAAAATGGTTATATATACAACACCGAATCTAGAAGAACATTTTATTGAAAATAGAAAATTAATTGACCCAAATTTAAATAATACTATTATTGTAACGATGAATTTAGAAGAAATTCCTTATTATGATTATTTAGATAGAATAACAAATTTAATGAATAGTCAATTTTTTATTGAAAACATAAAAAATAAACACCATGATAAATTAAGACCGGAATCCAATTACCCAATATACAATATAATACAGTTCGCAAAATCTAAATTTATTGAAAATACAATAAAAAATAATTTTTTTGATTCTGAATTACATTGTTGGATGGATAGTGGTATATATCATCACATGTTTCCCGAGGTTTTTAAATTTAAAAAATACCCCTCAAAAAACATAGATATATTGTATGATAATAAAATTCACCAATTTTATAGACAACACCCTAAAGATAGTGATAAAAATAAACTAAAATACTATTGTGAATCAGATGATGTTAGAATTGTTGGTGCTTGGTTCGGTGGAACGAAGTCGGCAATTTTAAAATATTCAGAAATAATAAAAAAAGTTATCGATGATTCAATAAGTGAATCAGTCATTTCGGACGATCAAAATATTTACACAATATGTTTTTTAGAAAATAAAGAATTATTTAATCTACATAATGGTAATTTTGCAAATAATGCATATTTTGCTGGACTAGATTTTTTTATTTAATAAAATTTTAATATATGAAATATTACAGTCAAGACGGTCAAGATAAATTCTTAGTTGAAGAATTATTTAAAGACAAAAAAAATGGATTCTATGTGGACATAGGTGCAAATGACGGTATTAGTTTAAGTAATACCAAAATATTAGAAGATATTGGATGGAACGGTATATGTGTGGAACCCTTACCACTGTCTTTTAATAAATTATTGAGTAATAGAAAATGTATAAAACATAATTTAGCGGTTAGTGAAGTTAACGGAAAATTACAATTTTTACAAATTGATGGATACTCTGAAATGTTAAGTGGGTTATTTGAAACATATGATCCAAGACATTTAGAAAGAATTAATCGCGAGTTAAATACGTATGGAGGTACGAAAAAAATAATAGATGTTGATTCCGTTAGATTTTCTGATTTAGTAAATGAAAAAGAAATAGATTACATCTCTATAGATGTAGAAGGATCTGAATTAAATGTAATTAAATCAATAGATTTTGATAAACATAACATATTTTGCATATCTGTTGAAAATAATTACGGCACAAATGAAGTTGAAAATTATTTAAATAATTTTGGATTTAAATTTTTAAGAAATGTTGGTGCGGATAATTTTTTTATAAAAAATAAATAATTAAGTGTGACGTGTTTAAAATAAAATTTAATTGTAACTGGACATCAGATAAAGATATTAATAGAAGAGTTAAATCAAATTTTATCACTGAAGAAAATTATAATTCAAATATAATTATAACAGATGGTGATGATTACGATTTTTTGTTCGTGTTTAATAGATTAACAACACAACCTACAGTCACTAAAGAAAAAATCTATACTTTTATAATGGAACCTTCATGGTCACCTAACTGGGATCGTAATTGTTTTAATTACTCTAATAAAGTATTTGTACATGATAAAAATTTATTTGGTAACCATGAAAATATAATAGAGTCCCCATCTTTTATGTTTTATCATATGAATTCAGAAATAAACAACATAGGTAAACTATTGAATAATAATTTATATGAACATAAGAAAAAAATATCAATGGTTGTTTCATATACACCTGGTGGTGGATATAACTATGAATTAAGAACAAAATTAGCATTAAAAATTTTAGAACATAATTTAGATATCGATATCTACGGAAATGGTTGGTCATTAAATCATAAAAATATTAAAGGAACAGTCGGAGATAAATACGATGCACTTGTTAATTACCAATATTCGATAGGGATAGAAAATTCTTGTGAGAAAAATTATATTACTGAAAAGTTTTTTGATATTCCACTATGTAATTCCTATCCAATATATTATGGTGCCCCTAATATTTCCGATATTTATAAAAATCATATACCAATCAATCCAAATAATATAGAAGAAACTTTAGATATCTTATCAGACATAATTAGAAATGATAATTATGATATAGATAAAATTATTGAAAATAAAAAATTGTACTTTACTAAGTACAATTTATATAATAAAGTTAAGGAAATAGTTTTATTGAACGTAAACTATCCAGTTATTTAATTTAGATATATTTTCTTGCACAAATGGCAAAAGATTATCTCTATAATCCATTTGTAATTTATCTAATGATCTACTGTCGTCATTTCTCGTTTGACTTTCTAAATGATATGCAACGACATTTCCATTATAAAAATTTTCATAACCACTTATCAATGATTTATAATTTAATTCAACATCCTCAAAACAGGATATATAATTTTCATTAAAGTAACCACATTTTTCAAAAACATTCTTTCTAATCATTAATAGAGCACCAGTACTGCCACATACTCTTACTAATTTAGTTTGCTTAGAATAATAACTTCTTAACCCTAGATGTGTGACATCATACGACTTTCTACTATTACTTATAATACTTACAATTCCCTCATGTTGTAATGTATTGTCACCAAAGTGAAGTCTAGCCCCAACTGTTCCCGTCTTAGGATTTTGTTTAAATACATCTAACATACCTGTTATTGCATCATTTAATAAAACTATGTCGTTATTACAGAACAATAAAAATTTAAAATTGTCGTTTACGTGATTTTTAACAACATCATTATTAATTTTTGCGAAATTATAGTAATTATATTCTATTAAATTTATTTTTATTTTACTTGAGTTTGTTTCAATATAATCTTTTATTTTATTTTTTTCTTCTTCGTTTGAACCGGTATCGGCAATAAAAACTTCGTATAATGAACTATCACAATTATCAATAAAAGAATTTAAACAATTAAATAGTAAATCAGTTTTATTTTTGGTTGGTATAATTACGGCAACCTTACCACCGATATTTTTAATTGGTTTTATATTTAATTCAGGAACATAAACATTTTGTGGTTTAAAATCTATTGGTAACTTATCTTTGTATTTTTCTACAAACAATTCTTTAGATTCGTAAAACTCATTATTTGGTTGACCAACTGATTTATGTGTAATTTCAAAAGATGATGTTACACCAATTTTAACACTATCTAAATAATTCGGCAAACAAAAACCATGATCGTAAAAATGGAATTTACCAATTGATTCATCAAAATTATGTTTGATTTTTGTTTTGTCAAATGAAATAAATAAACCATCAATTGTGACAACAGGGATCAAAAATGGTAATTTATCAGAATATTTACTTAACCATTTATTTTGACCATCTGGATGATGATAAACTTGACCAACCATAGTTTCATTCATTCTTTCCCAATAAACACCTGATTGTGGAAAGTAACAAGAACCTGCTTTACCTATTATTGCATAATCAGAGTTTTCTTCGAAATCTTTAATCAATCTCTTACCCCAATTGTTCTCTAATTTTATATCATTATGACAACAAACAATAATATTATTTTTAGATTCTAAAATTCCTTTATTATAAATTTGAGATAAACTAAATTCATTATTATTCTTGTATTCAAGAATTTCAAATTCTTTAATACCTATTGTTTTTTGAATATGTTCTTTAAAATTTTTATTATATTCTTCGTCTTTGTGTGTAGAATAAATTACTGTGATCATTTTTATTTTTTTATTAAAAATAAGAAAAAAAAAATTAAATCTAAAATTTTGAACTTCTATTTTTTAAATTTGTGTAATTATTTATTTTTTCTCTGAATTGATCGTCATTATTATAAAGGTCCAATGATCTATTAACCAACTTTTGTAAGTTAATTTCATCATTAACTGTTACCGTTTTAAATTTTTTATACACCTCATCAATGATATTGACACTGGTTAATTTAACTTTCTCTATCATATTTATATATTTATATACTATTTATTTAAAAAAGTATCGGACACATTATTGATGTGTCCGATTATGGATTTAATTGTTTTAATTTATCCATGATTAAATCAACTTGTTTTTGCTGTTCTTCTGTTAATTGAACACCAGATTGATTTGGTTGATTAGTTGTAGATTCTTGTACTTGAACTTGTACTTGAGGTTGTTGAACTGGTTGTGTAGTTCTGTTTTTTTTACATCCGCATCCCATAGTTGTAATGTTTTTTTATAAATATTTGGTTTATTGTTTTTAAATGATTATATTGTAACAATATATAAAAAAAATAAAAAAGTAAATGGAAAAAGAATTTAAACTTGTTAAAAGTGTATATGGATCAAATTTTGAAGTAATAAAAAACGTGATGCATTTATATGAAATAGATCAATTTGATTTAGATTGTACATATTCAAAAGGAAATTTTTGGAAAGATTTACCACAACCTAAATTTAAAACTGATTTATATCCAATAAATGATACTGTAATTGAGGCAAATTCTGAAAATCTTCCATTTGATGACGGATCAATGTCTAGTATAATGTACGACCCCCCTTTTGTAATTGTCGGTAGTGGAATGGGACATAAAAATAATAAAACTGGTAGTTCAATCATCGCAAAAAGATTTGAGGGGTATGGTACATATGAAGATTTGACTAAAAATTATTTTAATACCTTAAAAGAATTATATAGACTCACAAAAAATGAAGGATACGTGGTAATGAAATGTCAAGATACAGTATCGGGAGGTAAACAATATTTTAGTCATGTTATGGTTATGAATATGGCTCAGGAGATTGGATTTTATCCAAGGGATCTGTTTATTCTAACATCTAATGTTAGGGTCAATGCTTTCAATGGTACTAAATGGACAAAGCAATATCACGCTAGAAAATATCATAGTTATTTTATTATATTACAAAAAATAAAACCAAAAGTATCTTACAAATGGTGAGAATATTACTTTACAGGATTTTTAGGTGTACCAAGGTACATTGAAACTCGATCACCTATTTTGAAATTTTGAGAATTCCCCGCCGGAAACTCAATTACATGGTCACCAAGTCCCGAATATCTTTCTTTACAGTTATCATCACAAGGTTCACAATTTTGATGTATTTTACTTATTCTGTTGTTCATTACAAATACTATGTCTAAAGGTATTATACAATTTTTCATCCAAAAACTATGGTACCCCTTGTCCATCTTAAAAACCATACAACCGTCTAATTTTTCACGACCCATCATACCTTTTGATATTTGTTCAGGTGTTTCCATATATTCTGCTGGATAAATTTTACCATTAATTCTTACTGACATATAATATAATTATTTTGTTTTTTGAAATATTTTTTGTATTTTGATTTAAATTTAAAATTATGGAATCGATATTTGGAGGTCTAATACAGTTTAATGATAAAGAACAAATAGAAAGTTTTATGAACTCAATTGACACTAATGGATCATTAAAAATTATTGAGATGGCATTACTTTTTTCACAAAAAAATGGTCTTTTTTCTTTTGAGGAATCACATATAATTTATGAATGTTTGAAAAAAATAAAGTATGAACCAAAAAGTGAAAATTAAAAACCAATATATAAAAGATTTTTTTGTATATAAAAAAAATCATCATTGGTTTATAGTACCAACAATAATTTTTTTTTATAATAAAAATACATTTTTAGAAACTGGGGTTTACACACCATCTTGGGGTATCACAATTAGGTGGTTAACATATATGATTGGATTTCAAATACAACAATCTTATTAAAATTAAAACTATGGGTTACAAATTAAAAGAATTACCTGAAATTTCCTATTGGTCTGAAAACAAACAATTTGACATTATTGATGATGATGGAAAAGAAATTTCCATTCAAATATCTGAGAGTCCTAAACACTACGAAAGATTGATGTGGATTGAAGGCGGCGGTGGATGGAATGAAATTGAGGATGATGACATCCTTGAATATCTTGATAGTGATGAATTTTCTGATCAAGAGTGGGAACTTGAAAACGAGGTAGAAAAAAATATGTATCTTAGAATGGATGCGGTTTATGATAAATTTGTTGAAGAAAATGGAGAAGTCGATAATTTTATGAAGTTTAATGAACTATTAAATAAGGTCAACGGTGAGACTGATTATAAGAAAGAATATGGTAAAAGATTTTACGACTCTTACCAATATGTCTTCAAAAAATTAAGAGATAAAAAATGAACAATATAGACCGCCAATACAAAGAACTACTTGAACATATACTTCATTTCGGAGTTGAAAAGAAAGATAGAACAGGAACCGGAACTAAATCATTATTCGGTTGGCAAATCAGACATCGAATGGAAGAAGGATTTCCACTATTAACAACAAAGAAGATGGCTTGGAAGTCAATCGTAACAGAACTACTATGGTTCTTACGTGGTGATACTAATATCAAATACCTTGTTGATAATGGATGTCATATATGGGATGGTGATGCTTATAAAAATTATTTGAAGTGGTTTGATGAACAATCTAAATTCTTCAAAGAACAAGGAATAGTTAGAGACCCATGGACAAAGGAGCAATACGTAGAGCAAATAAAATTAGGAAATGTAGATGCCGATTTAAGTGAATTAGGACCGATTTATGGTAAGCAATGGAGAAAATGGACTAAAAAGAAAATGTACTTTTCAACTGACGGTTCATATGAAAACATTTATGATGAAGCCGACCAAACAGTTATTGACCAAATATCGTGTTTAATCAACGAACTCAAAACAAATCCTGATAGCAGACGTTTGATGGTTAATGCTTGGAATGTAGGTGATTTAGACCAAATGGTACTTCCACCTTGTCATTATAGTTGGCAAGTTTATACAAGAGAGTTGACCGCCAGTGAAAGAATTACTTATAAAAACACTAAACAAATTAATTTATTGGATTCAAATGAATTGTTTGATTTTATAAAAAGTAATGTTACTATGGATTTAGATGATGAAGTTCATAAAGTATGTGACGAATCCAATGTCCCTCGTAGAGCAATCTCTTTAATGTGGAATCAACGCAGCGTAGATACATTCCTCGGTTTGCCGTTCAATATAGCATCTTATGGTTTGTTACTTGAAATCATAGCTAAAGCAGTTAATATGGTTCCTGAAGACTTGATTGGTAATTTAGGTGATGTACATTTATATAGTAATCATATTGAACAGGCAAAAGAACAATTAACAAGAAGTGCATATGATTTACCTAATTTAGTAATAAATAAAACAGATGAATTTTGGAAAGGATTTGATGTTAGTTTGTTTAATCATTTAGATACAACTGATTTTACAATTGAAAACTATCAATCACACTCAGCAATTAAAGCCCCATTAAGTAATTGAGTTATGAATAAAGAAACAATTTTTACCGAAGTCACAGAAGAATTTTTGTCAAAGACAGAAAAGAAACACTATGGTGGTGGTAGTGAATTAAAAGTTGGTGATACCATTGTTTGGGGTTTTAATGTTAATTATGCCAATATATATGGTAAACAACCGCAGGAAATAAAAAAAGATGATCCTGTTTCACTTACATTAAATTCGTTTGTCTGTAAGGATGGACTCATTTATCAACTTTATAAACAAGTTTAAAATAAATTTCAAAAAATATGTCAAACATACAAAAATTTATACTCCTTTTAATCTTAGTTTCCTGTTTAACTCTATTAATTATTTTGAATGTAAAAGATGAAAGGAAAATGAGAAAATACAACATTATCATCAGACAAGGTAATTCAAAGTATGCAACCGATAAAATAGATACAACAAATGGAGGTATCAATTTTATTGATCATACAGGAAAGAATATCCATATCGTTGGTGATTATATAATTGAAACAAATAAAAATAAAAATTAAAAATGAAAAAAATCACAACACTAATCGTCGGCTTACTAATCGCAATCGCTTCGTTTTCACAAAGAACGGTAATAGCAAAAAATACTGAGATCTACAAGTGGAATAAATATAAAGAAAAATGGGAGTTTAGTTCTTCTAACAAAAATACTGAGATTCCTATTTATATTTTTACAAGATTTATACATATTCAAGCAAAAGATAATGCATATTTCTTATTAGAAGAAACTTCAGAAGATATATCAGGTCAGAGTTTCAAAGGTTTTTCTTACAAAGCATATGAATTTGTTACAGAATCAAAATGTGAAATACATATTGTGGATGATAACGATGGACAAACAATGATCTCAATAGTATGGTTTTCGGAAGGAATAAACTTAAGATATTTTTTAAAATGATTTTATGTCAACACTAGAACAACAATACAAATATTATTTAAAAGATCACCCCGAATCAACATATACATTTGATGAATGGAAAGAAAAAGTATTTCATCCGATGCTTGAAAGTTTTGTTAGATCATCTCTCGATGAAGAGGATTTAAAAGATTGGGATAATACGTTAATCGATGGTTTGGACGATTTACCTTACGAAGAAAAATAATAAAATATATGTCACAAAATTTTATAAAACTAAACACAAGAACAGAAGAATATCATATTAATCCATTGATGATTAGTATTATTAAAAAAGATAAACAAACCGATTCTGTAACTGTTTATACTTTTGATGGTAAGATGATTAGACCATCAGAAACATTTGAAGAGATTATGAAGTTAATTAAAAAATCTTCTGAATTTAAATTTGAAATGTAATGGAAAAAAAGAAACCTGATTTGGTTGTTTGGGATGAAGAACGTGGTTACTATGCCAATGAATTAACTTATGGTAGTAATATCGGTGCACCTGCAATTAAATTAGATGATGTTGGTGGATGGAAAAAAAATCAAGCCAATACACTCAACAAACATTTTTCAAAAAGATATGATGAATTAAAAAACGAATTTGAAAAACTTGTCGATGAGGTGAACTGGAATGAGATAGTTTATAAATCAGAATACAATTTTATACCGGTGGTTGGTGACATATATCACTTATACATTAGGAATAACGACACAATGTTTTTATCACTAATTGAACCCACTAGTTGGAATCAAAAACACATCGGATCATTTCAATTAGATTCGAATCAAAAATGGATAAAAGTAAAATAAAATATATGAATAATATCATATTTTCAGTTAAAGTTCCATACACAATATCTTCTGATATTACAAAATATGATGGTGAATTACCACCAACTTTTGGTTCAAATTATTCTGAACTTAAAAAAAATGAGTTAGATAAACATGGAAATTTATTATGTGGAGGAATTGAATATAACCCATTAATTAATAAGTTCTGTAACCTCCCCGAAAGTTATACCATAAAAGATATTTCTTTAGAAATAGAAGAAGATATTGCAGTTTTGGAAAATGGAATATTAAAGAGTATTTGTTTTTGTTTTCCAAGTGGATTTAACCCAACAGATAAATTAAATTTACCATTATTCAATATACATAGTCCTGTTGCTGATAATGAAAAATTACTAAAATCGAATGATAATTTAGTAAAAGTGATATCTAAAAAAGATTCGGTCTTTAGGAGATATGTTTGGACATTAACAACATTAAATAAGTTGAGTCAATTACCAATATACGATAGACCTAAACCTAATTCAATTGAGGATTTATATTTCAGGACAGAAACACAAACAACTATCGGACTAGATAATCAAACAGTACTTTTTCTTGTCAAATTAAATATGGTTAAATTAACACTATTATCAACGAATCAAATAGTTACAATAAAAGAAAGTATCGATTCTATGTCCGAAAATGTCTTAAATTATAAAAGTTTAGTTGAGATCAAAAAAATATTGGACCACAGTATAAATTTATAAAATTTTTATCTTCCTTGACCAACATATTTTCTAGCCTTTCTATCATGTTTGTTATGAGATTTTTGAGATTTACCCTTTTTTCTCTTACCAAATGATATTTTTCTACTATCTGACGAACCTTTTCCTTTTGCCATAATTTTTTTTTATAAATACGCGGTATTTTATAATTTTTTATTATTTTTGTTGAAAATTATTTTTAATGGAAAAACAGATACTACACCAAAGATTTGAATTTTCGGAAATCCAACCATTTAGAAATTACTCAAAATTGAATAAACCACGTAATTCTTTTAGTTTTGATATAAATGAGATCGGTGAATCACCAGATGAGGATGAATTCCATAAAGTAATGTCCACAATACCCAATGAGGTTCAAAGATCTATTTATAACAATAAAGGTTTTTACACCCTAAGATTGGATGAGAACGATTCAATAAGAAAAAATAATAAAACAAAATATTTTTATTCTGGTGAAAATGGTGTTGGGGTGATTGTTCATATTCAACCATTCTTCAAAAAAGATAACACTTTTTTTACCACAAAAGATAGACACATAAAAAACCACTATGGTAGACCCCTTTCGTCAATTGGAACCAATGTCTTTGAAAGAACAATCTATATTAAAGATAATAAAATAACGATAAAGACATCAATATTTACAAAATCAAGATTTGTTAATTCAAAGTATTTCAAAAAAAATTGGTTTAGATATGGATTGACCATTGATTTAAAAACAGGAAATATAACATCATACCACACAACTAAATCGGGGGCGAATAAAATTAGAAGAAATTGTTTTAAAGAAATACACAATAGTATATTGTCTTCTGAAATTTTGAATTTCGGGGATAGGGTCGGTAGAAAATTTTATGGTGATAGAAAAGGTACTCTAAATTTAAAAAAGGAATGTTTGGAAGTAATAAATGATCATGGGTTTATAAAAGAATTGATGAATGTGTTTTCAGGTGTAGAAGGTTTTAGTTGTCCCGAACAAGGTATAAAAGACAACAAAGAATGGTTTATGGAAACATTGATCCGTCTATTTGTACACTTGAAAAAAATAAAAGTACCAAACAACAATTATGAAGGATTAATTTTTCATTGGTACCCGACCAAAGAATATCTTAAGAAAAATGATAATAAGTTAATTGCTTCTATACTTGATAGATTCGGTGTTAAGTCCAAAAAAACGATTAAAATTTTACATGAAAACCCAAAATTCCCATTAAATTATTTTAATGATTTAAAATACATTTTCGGTGAAAAAGATTTTCACAAATACATTGGAAATATAAACCCTAACTTATTTGGAGTATTAACAAGTGATAAACTTACAATAGATTACAATAATGTGATGTTCTATCCTGATAGGAATCCCTTTGTTAATAATCAAAATTCCGTAATTTTAACAGATACCGAAAAATCAAATTTATTTAAATTTTTAAATGATAGTTTATCAACATCCACACTTGATGTAAAGAAAACTAATCAGAATCTTCTAAAAATGATTGATGATCTTTTTAGAGAAATAAGAGACCACATAAGAATGTTAGATAAGGTGAGGATATATTTTCCCGACACTAAAATTAATGCAACCACTCAAATGTCTTTTCACGAAGAACATTTACAATTTGCTAGATTGGAAAGAATTATCGGTAGAGGTTATAATGTTGAATTTGTTTTTGATGAAAGAATGATTGAATATATTGAAGAACCGATTATAAATGGTAATGGGATATTCCATCCAGTGATATTAAAAAGGGATTGTGATTATACCGATGAAGGTGCACATATGCATCATTGTGTTGGTGGATACGCTGAAAATGAAAATTCTTTAATTGTTTCTTTAAGAATGAATGATAGAATTGGTAAAGAAAGAATTACTTGTGAGTTCAGCACATTTGATAAAAATTGTGTACAAGCTAGACATTTTTGTAACGCCACCCCACCTGATCATTTTAATTCAGCATTATTGACAATCAAAGAAAAAATAAAAAATTACAAATATCCTATAAAATCTAAAGAGAAAATTAAAACACCATTAATTTTAAAGAATGGTAAAATTTTGGAACCTGAAAAAACCGAAGCACAACGACTATTAGATCTGATAAATAATGTCCAAAACCTAGATTTATTTTAAACTACAAATTTTCAATAATTCCATTTATTTTATATAGATGGAATTATTATTTTCATATAATCAAGAAAAGAGAGATAGATCTGATTTATATTCTTCTTGTAACTTAAAGTTATTTAGTGCAGAAAATTCTGAAGTTATAAGGTATCAATCTACTTTTTATTCCGAATATTTGAAACATGGTACAAAAAGAACTTTAACTTTTGATCACTCATTAGATATTGACTTAAATAGTGGCGATTTTTTTATTCATTACAAATTAAATAACGAAGGTAGGATCTCCAGACCTTTATTAAAAAATACATTAAAAAATAATAAAAATAATTTTAAATCATTAGACGATTTATTGATTAACGGATATTTTAGAGGTGAAAAAAAAGTAAACTATTGGGGGGTTAAATATAACAGGGCAATCAATAAAATTTATGAAATTTTTTTTGATGTTATATCAAAAAAAATTAAAAATGAGTATTATAAAAATAAAGAATATTTGGGTTTAAATTTAAATGATAAATTTTATGAACTTATTGTGGATTTTCATTTGGATTGTAAAGGGATAAAATCACATGATAACATTTACGAGGACATAAAAAATGATTACCCCAAAAAGAAATATCTTATTAAAAATGATCATAAATTTTTACCCGCAATACTTGAAGAATATGGGATAAAATCAAAATACTTGATAGGAGAACTAAATAAGTCAAGTGAAATGGGTGTAAAATTAAAATCATTGAAATATATCTGTCATTTGTTTGGTGAAAATTATATTGATTATTTAAAAAAATTTCCATGGAAAAAGATAACGTATGGAGATGTAACAAATAAAAAATTACATATTTTAAAAAATGAAAATGAAAAAATATATCTTACTAAATTATTAAATAAATGGAATGATGTTGATTCTGTTCAAGGGACCGCAGTTAATGCGTTAAACAGATTATTGTCGATCAGAGAATTTTTAGAAAAATATAATTTTGATCTTAAATTTAAGATAAGGAATACTGAAGAATTAAATAGTATATATGAGGTGTGGAATGGTTATAAAACACATTTAAATAGGGGATATAGATTGAAATATGTTATTGATGAATCGTTTAAAAAACATATAGAAGAAGATATATTAATTGATGGTGAAATATATAAACCAAAATTAATACTAAATGAAGAAGATTTTATATTTGAGGGGCAAGTTATGAAAAATTGCATGTCAAAACAATTTTCGGCTGGAGTTATTTATTTATTTGTGTCATTAAAAAATAGAAATAAAAGAATAAATTTACAATATAAGAAAGGATTATTAATTCAATCTTATGGTAAGGCCAATACGGAGGTCCCGTCTAATTTTAATAGTGCGGTGGAAATACTAACAAGTAGATTTAAAAAAATGTCGAATATTACTTGGAAGAAAGAAAAATATGATTTTATTGAAAAAAAAAATAATTATTAAAAAACACACGGTTTATGAAAAAAATTAAAATTTATTTGGTTTTAAGTGTTATGTTTTGTTTAATTGTGACTTACAAATATTTCATGTTGGTTAATATAAATAAACAATTAAATTATGAGATTAAAGATCAAAAAAGAATTTCAGATTCTATTAAACAATCAATGTTTCCAATTGAAGTAGAATTAAATAGGTATCAAATAACCCTTGAAAAAATGAGAGAACAAGATTCAGTTTGTTCAATGTTATTTGAAGTAATTATGGAATCAGAAACAGAATAAAAAAATTAAATATGGAATCTAATAACAAAAGATTTAATGACGAAGTTAACATAGGAGGACCAAGTTATTTTGATATAAAAACGTCTACTGTAGTTAAGTTAAAAGAACATTTATCCGCAACAACAACTGACGGTGTTATTGACTTGGAAATAAATATAACCGCCGATTTTAATAACATACCTGAAAAATATCATGAGATATTTTTGAACATGATGACATCAAAGTATCTCAATAAAGTTAATTTTGGTCAAAATCCTTTTTCCGAATGTAAACCAATTATTAAAAGAAAATGGTGGCAATTTTGGAAAACTAAATATTTTATGACGTAATATGAAAAAAAGAACAATATTTTTAGATATTGATGGTGTACTGGCAACAAATAAAGAATATAGTAGAAATAGAACTAAATTCCATAAAAAATTTGAAATAGCTAGAAAATTACACATACCGTACCCATATAACCCAGAATGTGTAAAGATATTAAATGAAATTTTACAAGAAACAGATTCTCAAATTATCCTATCGTCAGATTGGAGGTTACATTGGGACATAGAAGAAATCGACCAAATATTTAAATTTAATCAAATAATTAAATCACCTGTCGGATTTACTCAAAATATGCACGTTTCTATGTCAAATTTAGAAAAAAATAGAATAAATGAAATAGAAAATTATATTAAAAATCACGACGTTGGGTCATATGTAATTATTGATGATTTAGATATGGGTTTTTATGGTTTAGATAGATTTGTAAAAACAAAGGATAGTGAAGGTATAAAACAAACCGGTTTAAAAGAAAAAATAATTAAAATCTTATCTGAGTGAAATAAAAAAACCATATTTACATAATATTTATTTAGATATGAAAAGAAGTTTAAAAGAAGAATTAGAAAGAATTCACGGTTTAACTTATAAAAATCTTATTTCTGAAGATGATGGATTCCTAGATAGATTATTAAGTAAGATAGGAGTAAAAGATAATAAGACAGATAATGAAAAAGAGGTTAAAATAGATGAACCTGAAAAGGCGGATTTAGTCTCTGATAACGTAAAAGAATTCTTCGATACATTGGAATCAATCGATGAACCAATTTTTCAACAATCTTTTGGTAGCATGACATATCAAAAAAATGTAGAAACAGTTCAAATTGGATTAATTCTTTTAGGGTATGAACTACCTAGACATGGTGTGGATGGACTATTCGGTCCGGAAACAGGGGAGGCAGTTGATAAATTTAAATTAGATAATAATATAAAAGAAAGCATAAACGAATCACAAATTTTAATGGCCCCTGTTAATATTGATAGGGTTACATCACCATTTGGTAAAAAAAGAAGTTATGAAACACATCCTGGTGTGGATATCGGGGTACCATCAGGTACTAAAATACAATCACCAGCCGATGGTAAAGTTATTGATGCTAAATTTAAAAAAGGTGCTTGTGGTGGGACCATCCAAGTAGATCATCAAAATGGTTTTATAAGTAGATATTGTCACGCCAAAAGAATAGATGTTAATATTGGTGATAGTGTTAAACAAGGACAGGTACTTGGATTAACGGGAGGTGGATCCAATGATATTGGTAGAGGAAATTCAAGAGGAGCACATTTACATTTTGAATTAAAGAAAAATGGATCGTTGGTTAATCCATTAAAATATGTTGATAAGGATCTCGGTACTTATGATTTTAGTAAAGAAGATGAATCCACTGAAAAATCAGTTATTACCGCTGAGATGGTTAATGTTATGGTTGATAAATTAAAAGCCAGAGGAGTAAAACCTGAAGATTTAAGTAAACACATCGATAAAGTAATTACAACAGGCGGTGGTGATATTTTTACCGACATTGATTTAAATACAAGTGAAGGTTTAAAGTTATATGAAGACATATGTGATAGATTTATTAGTACAAGAGAAAACCCATTAAATATCACAGGAAAAATGTTAGCGAATGGTGCCGCATCAGTATACAAAATCGCATATGTACCACCAGAATTAGCTTTAGGACAATTAGCGGCCGAAGGTGGTGTTGGTCATGGTGTAAGAATAGGACAAAAACCTAAAGATTATACAAAAAGTGTACCTATCGAAACAAATAATCCATACAACATTGGCAACTGGGATGATGGTAGAAAAAAATATTTCTCCACACAACAAGATGGTATTAATAGTTATTTTAAGTATATTGCAAGGGATTACTTAAGTAAGTCAAATAAAACAGCTGCTGATTTAATTAAAAACTTTGTAAACTACAAAGAACAAAGATATGCCAGCGGAATAGAATATGAAGAATTAGTTCGTAAAATCGCATCACAAGTTAATTCCATGTCACAACCATTAATTGCCGCATATAATAAAACAAGAAAATCAGACGTTTCTTAATATTTATAATATAAAATCATGGAATTCAAAAAAAATAGTTTAATAAAAATCATTAAGGAAGTCAATAGTATGGACGTGGAAGAAATGGCCAGAAGACAAATGAAAGATCCTGTAATTGGTAAATATACAATAGATAAAAAAACGGGCGAATTAAATATACCTAAAATGGTTTCCGGATGGCATCCCGATAATCCAACACCACGTGGTAAAGTCGGAATACCCGATTTTTGGATTGCAAATCCCGAACAAATAGCAGGTCAAGAAAGAATAATAGTACCATTAGGTTGTGATGAATTAAACGAATTTTTAGAGAAACATAGTGATTGGTTACAACAGTTGAGAACACAATATAATTTAGAACCACAAGTTGAGGCGTGTGAAAGATCTACAGGAGAATGGCCCGTTTTAGATTATCTTGGTCATAAATATCAATCATCGGGAGATCGTATATCAACACAAGAAAGATTGAAAAGAAGATTACATCCACTTATTAAATCATTTTTTTCTAATGATGAAACAAACAAAGATTTAGAAATTAGAAGTATACCTAAAATATTTGTTGATGAAAAATTCACGGATAATTATACAGAATTATCAAATGAATCTATAGAATGGGGTACACACTCTTTTGATTTTTATAAAAATATTGATGATTTTAAGGATTTAATTCTCAAAAGAACAATGTATAAAAGTGGTAAATTAGATGATTTACCCACAAATATGGAAAGTTTACACTTAGCCAGACAGTTCAATAAAATATATAGAAATTGGGTTGAAACTAAAAAAAATCAGAAAGAATATGAAGGTAAAACTCCTGTTTATTTTTTAGATAAGTTTGGTTTACATAGTGATAATTTAGATGTTGCAATTAGACAAGATTTTAGGATAAGTGGTACGTTAAATAATAATAATACGTACAATTGGAATGTTAATTTGGGGATAAAATTTGGTAAAAAATTAGAACAAGAATTTACGATTGGTGGAGGTTTAGTTAAAGATTACACATTATCTTGTGATAAAACAGTTAATTTTGAATTAGACAAACCATATACAAAATTTGATTATGATTATACTGTATTGGATAATCCACAAATAAAACAAGGTTTAATTGAATGTTTTTATGATATAAAAAATCAAATTATGGCAATAAAACCAAGTAGTATGTTACCGAAGGCAGTTAAAGGTAGATTAGAATTGAGAGAAAATAAAGTAGATAAATTATTTGATAGAATAATCAAAAAATTAAAATAAATTAAAAAATCTCCGAAAAAAAACGGAGATTTTTTTTTTATTGTTATTTTAAAATTCTTATCTTTGTTTATATGTTGAAAATAGATAAAGATAGAAAAGTTTGGATAACATCTGATACCCATTACAGTCACACAAATATATGTAGAGGAGTAACAAATTGGCGTATGTCCGATGGATCAATACCCATTACTCAGACAAGAGATTTTGATACCATTGAAAAAATGAATTCAAGAATCGTTGATAACATCAATGAAGTTGTTGGTCAAGATGATGTACTTATTCATTTAGGTGATTGGTCGTTCGGAGGATTTGAGAATATAGAAATATTCAGAAAAAGAATTATATGTGAAGAAGTTCATTTGGTATTGGGTAACCACGACCACCACATTGATTTAAACAGGGGTAATTGTAGGAGTTTATTTAGTAGTGTCCAATGGTTTTTACAGGTAAATTACATGGGTGAAACACTTGAATGTATGCACTACCCAATAACTTCTTGGAATAACCTTAGAAAAGGTAGAATACATCTACACGGACATTGTCATTTACCAACAGATAAAAGAATAAGTGGAGGTAGAAGAATGGATATTGGTATGGATGGACATCCTGAATTTAGACCATATGATTTATTGAGAGAAGTTATGAACCCAATGAAGAAAGTACAAATAGGTTCAGAACTCGGATCTTTAGATCATCATACCGATGATATGAAAAATGTTGTAGGTTAATTTTTTTATTTGAAATAATTTTATTACTTTTATAAAAAACATAGATATGAATATCAAACAAGCGTTAAAGCAAAAAAACAAATTAGTGGGATTAATTAAAGAAGAGTACACTAAAGCACACACATACAATGTGGTTGAAGAAGGAAATACAAGACCATATTCCTCGACAGAATCACTCAAAAAATGGTTTGAATTAACTGATGAGTTGATTAAGTTAAAAACTAAAATACATAAGGCCAATGTCCCAATGTATAATAGAATTTTTGAACTTGCTGAATTAAAAAACCAAGTTAAACTTTTGAGGGGTTTAGACTGTACAAATGGAAAAGTCAATGCAAGTAGATGGGACGATAAAATAGTTGTTAAACAATCCGAAATAAATATTATTGAGAGAGATAATATGGTTAAAAACTTGGAACTTAAAATTGAAATGATCCAAGATGAATTGGATATTTGGAATCATAACACATTAATTGATTAATAAACTCTTAGTTGGGGGATAAGTGATAACTGATAAATAATAGACAACGGTTGGTCTCCGTTACCAATTCTATAAGCACAATATCGATTATAAGATGATGTTAATGTATTCAAAACTTAACACACAAATAGTCAAAATTAGAAAAGTCAATCATTAAAACTCTTTTCATATTTATTTTGTTTGATCTTTGAACCCAACTTTTTAAATTAAAATTATGTCAGAAAATAAAAGTTCAGGTGGTATTGGTTTTTTTGGTTTAATGTTTTTAATATTCATGACCTTAAAATTAACCAAAGTAATTGATTGGTCTTGGTGGTGGGTAACCGCTCCGTTATGGGGTGGATTTGCAATTTTAATAATTATTGCAATCATAGTATTTACAATAAAATCATTTTTTGATTAATCGCGATATTTATTATAAAATAATTTTATGTCAAAAGTAATAAAATTAAAACAATCAGATATTGAAAGAATTGTTAATAATATATTGAAAGAAAACGAAAAAGATTCTGAATTTGATGATTTTGATACTCAAATTCAACCTGAGGAATTACCTGATGAACAAATGGGATTGTATGGGAATCTTGAAAAATATGGTATTGACCCATCAGAACTCGATTTTGAAGGAGAAAAGAATGTACCAAAAGCACTAATAGGTAAAGATCAAAATGGTAATATAGTTGTTACGGATACTGAAACGGGAAAAGTAATTGTGGCACCTAAGTAAGTCATAATAATCCCCAAGATTTGGGGATTATTTTTTTTATTTCCAAATTATTTGTTTATATTTGTATCATAGATATAAATTATGATATATTGTTCAATAGACATTGAAACATCCGGATTGGATTCGGGAAATCACAAAGTACTCTCAATTGGTGCAATAATAGAAGATACCACCAAAAAATTACCATTTGAGGAACTCCCCAAGTTCAATGCTATAGTCCTTCAAAATGAAATAGTCGGATCACCAAAGGCATTAACAATGAATAAGGATATCATAAACCACATGGGTTTATATCTTGAAGGTGATGAAAATACACGATACCATTTAAAACTAACAACAGGTTATGAATTTCATGAACAAGATAATGTTGTTAAAGCATTTTTTATGTTTCTATTTGAAAATGGATTTGGTTATAGTTTAGTTGAGGGTGGTAACACCGTACAGATTATTAGAGGTAAAACATTTCCTGTGATTGGTTCTCACACAAAACCAATCACAATAAATGTTGCTGGTAAAAATTTTGGTACATTTGATAAGTTATTTCTGGAACAATTACCTTGGTGGAAGAAACTTATTAGAACCAGACAAAGAGTAATCGATCCATCTATATTATTTTGTAATTGGAGTGAAGATGAATCATTACCTTCGTTAACTGAATGTAAAAAAAGAGCAAATGTTGAAGGTATAGTTACACATAACGCTTTAGAGGATGCTTGGGATGTGATTAAAATATTGAGAAAATTTTATTAAGTGAAAAGATTTTTGGCTTTTATATTTTTTACTTTTGGTGTTTATACACTTGGTATATATAGTGCTAGACAGTATATGTTTAATCAACCAATTAATTTAATTGATTGGTTTTTGTTATCTTATCTTACAACATATTTTATGGTTTATTTTATTATTAACAGTAAAAATAAATGATTATGTTTGATATTGAAAAACATGAACGAATTAGGGAAATTGAACAATGGGGATCTTTTGGTAGAAATGGAGATGAACCACTAACCGAAAGATATATTAAAGATTTATCAGATGAACATCTCAAAAACATCATTCATTTTATTGATGAAAGGATTCTTGTATATGGACCTGATCAATTAGATTTAATGCGTAATGAGTTGATGTATAGAAGAATAAAAAACATTTCTGTTCCTGATTATATTGATTTGAAAAATTTTAAATTCGGTAAATAAATGGAAGTTAATAATAGTGCCAAGATAGGTACAATGATTACTTTTGAAAAAGATGATTTTTATTTTCTTCAAATTCTTAAAAGAAGAAAAGACAACCCTGAGATGGAAAAAGATATGGTGGTTATTAAAAACTATTATGTCGAATCTATGGATCAATATATTAAACTTATACCAAGAATAATTTTATTGTGTCAATATGAAAATGCTAGAGCGTATTTTCGTTTAAATAAAAGAAATTATAAAAAAATTGGTCTCCAAATGATTAGAAGAGTTGCCGATCATATTTCAAGTGGAAATAATAAAGCGATTAAAACGGCATTTGATTCTATTTGTGGAGAGTACCATTCTGATACTGATAAAAAATGGATTGTTGATATAGATTCTATTGATAATAATATAAATGATGTATTATTTGAATTAACTAATCTACAATTACAAACTGAAAAAGAACCAATGATGGAAATTATACCAACTAAAAATGGTGTACATGTAATTACAAGACCGTTTAATTTAAAAAAATTTAGAGAGACATTTTCTGGAATTGATGTACACAAAGATAATCCAACAATATTATATTGTCCTTAAAAATAAAATATGGCAAAAGAAATAGAAAGAAAATTTTTAATTGATAGTTCTTTTTCACAAGACTTGGGTCCAAAAAAACTAATCAAACAAGGATACCTTTTTCAAGGTAAAGGAAAACAAGTTAGAGTCAGAGTAATTGATCACCAAAGTTTCCTTTGTATAAAATACACAAAAGGTAAAATTCGTGACGAATACGAATATGAAATTCCATTATTAGATGGGTTAGAACTTTTGGGTAAATGTAAATATAAATTAGAAAAAATCAGAACAACAATATCACCACTTAATCACGAATATGTTGTCGATATCGACACCTATCCAAATGGATTAATAGTTGCCGAGGTTGAATTTAAAACACAGGAAGATTGTGATAAATTTACACCGATTGATTGGTTCGGTAGAGAAATAACAGGAGAAAAGGAATTTTCAAATATAACATTATCAAAACAAAAATTAAAATTTTAAAACTATGATTGGAGCAACAATTTTTTTATTAGTGTTAGTAACATTAATCACCAAAATGGTATTTGATGTACAAGTTTATAAAAAATTAAAAAAACAGAATGAAGAAGATAATTTGTTTAATGAAGAAAAGATTTACAATGACGAG